CTCTGAGTTTGATTAACCGACGATGAATTATTCACATCAGTTTTTTTACCAAAATCCGTTACGGTGCCTGTTTTGTCTGTATTACTGGATCGCTCAAATTTTGTAAAAGCTCTTCCCTTTTTCTCTGGTGCTTGGGCAATTACATCATTTACTAGTTTTGGTTGCTCTAGTGCATGATACAGTCCAGTACTTAATGGTTTTTCCCTGACGATTAAAGTAGGCATGATAATGCCGTCTTTATTGATACGTAGAGCCGTATACATTTCATTCACTACGGGATTAAGATACGGGGTCATTATGTCCCATATAGGAGTATTATCCCAAGGGGGTGGATAAAAAGGTACGAACCCACTACATCTAGCTGGTGTTTGATGTATTACGGTATAATTTTGTTTATTAGATGTTATGCCAGCATTATTATCTTTTAATGTATTTTTCGTTGTAAGGACATCTGGATTCAATTTTAACGCAGGGGATACATTGCCCGTGTTGCTATAACGCTGAAGCCCTAAGATTACTTGATATATTTGACATAATCTAGTTGCACCAAAATTACCCAACAGTTTACCAACAACCGCTGGAATAGTAATGGCATCATTGAAAGTTCCGTCAATACCGGCTTTTAAAAAAGCGTTCGTAGGGTTTTGAGCACGACTAACGCCCATAGTTAACGCAAATAAATATCCGATAATAGAATCAGGTGTATAAGATGAGGTGCTGGATGAATACAAGCTAAGAAATTTACCCGCGAAGTCTGTCAGAGTATTAGCTTCTTTGTTTAGTGCATTATTAGTAAAAATTGTTTTAGCTGTTTTATCCAAAGTAGCAGAATTACCGGACGGAGTGCTAGTTGAAGCATTAATAATTGATGAACTTAAATAGGAGTAATAAATTGATGACGCTAATTCAATGAATGCCTGACAGTTTACACTTTGAGTCAGCGTTCTGGTGCCACTGGATGTAATTGAATCAACCGCTCCTAAGCTTAATACTCGTCCAACGAATTTTAATCCAGAATCAAACCCGTTTAATGCTTTTTGATTCTTAAAGTTACTGCTTCCCAATAATTTCTGTATTTCATTATTCTTGTCTTGCTCGTTATTTAGCCATACGAAAACCCAATCACCGGGGTTCACATTAGACTGATACCAGTTATCGGTAACTTTCATGCTTAAATTACATGTCTTAGCAAAACTGCTTTTTTGATTGGTAATGTTAACGGACACACAATCATTTTCAACTATTAAGATAGGCTTAATCGCGTCAAGCTCCGCTGAAGATGCGTAAGCCGATGCTGGCTCTGCAAAACGTATGAACGCAATAGTCCACGAGATGGAAGTATCATGTTTTGTATACTCACCATCTTTTTCACCGTTAGCTGTGATAGTTATACGTGGATGATTCATTATTTTTTATCTTCAAAATTGTTCTTGGTGCCGAAGAATGTGCGCATCGAGTTTACAGTACTATCGCTTAAGAAAGATTCATTCGATTTGTCCTTATTCGTAGCTTCTCTTACTTTATCGGAAATCTCTTTACCGGTATTTTGCAGAGCATCTCCGATAGCGCTATAAATGGATTTATAAAGATCTTTTGAATAAGTGTCGCCGATTTCTTGCCATGCGCCGATTTCTTCGCCTTGTTTGCGAGCTTCTCCGCGTGACACAGTATCCGCACCAATGTCTTGATACCTTTGACCGCCAGCCGCCATAGTAGATTTGTCACCAAGGGTTGGTAACGTTGCTTGGGCTGCTTCAAATTCGCCGCTGAATGGATTATTGGTTGTCATGAATCCACCAACCGAGATTCCGCCAGCTGCTGCAATTTTAGCTTGGGGGCTATTCACTCCAAGTGATTTAGCTCTAGTCTCTGCAATCATCTTACCTGTTCCACTGAATGCGGCACGAATTTCATCTGGAGCCATCTTAGTGATTCGAGAGATAACGCCTACGATTTGATCAGTCATCCCAGTTTTAGATATTGCCGATATTAAAGCTTGTCTTGTGCCAATTTCCGTAACACCCATAGATAATAATTTCATGTCATACATTGCATGTACAACGTTATTCGGGTCAACCATTTGAGATTGGATACCAGCTGCAGCTGAAACAGCCACTTTAGCTCCTTCAACATTAATGCCACCGTATTCAGAAGTGTACATGCCAGTTGCAGCAACTCCCTTGGAAGCAGCTTGAATTAATGCTCCCGCTTGACCTAAGTCAGCTTGATTACCCATTCCCGATAAATTACCAAAGGCAGCATCAGTTAACACTCTGCGAGAATTAATATCTCTACCAGCGGTAGTACCGCCAAGAAAACCAGACAATGCATTAACTGTTGCGGCTGAACCACGGATACGAGATAAGCGAGCCATTTCGCTTTGACCCTGATCAGTTAGGCCAAACCCGCGCACTGAATCAAGCATCATTAAATCGCCTGCATTATCGTTCACAGCTTTACCATAATATGTTGCTGCACCGAGTGATTTCGTTAAAACAGATCTACTTAATCCACCGCGCATCATTGCACCAGTCATGGCATTACCGGAATAATCGCCAGCCATACGATACATGTCACCGAATGCGCCAACGTTTGCTTGATAAGCTCCATAAGCTGGAGCAAAAGATTTTTCGTAGTATTCTGAATCCATGCCGCGCATACGTGATTGAGCATCTGCCCCGATATTACCAGCACCTCTAAATCCTGTAGTAGCCGCAAGTCCACCGCCTACCGCCAAGGCACCGAGACCACCTGTTAGCAATCCCGCACCAATAATGGCCGCGTATTTTAACATTTCTTTTCCGACTTCAGCTCCGTAAGCCCCAGCTTTCGCTGTACTCATTCCACCGTGCTCAATACCAACGCCTAAGCCTTGCATGATCACTTGGGATGGATCGCCTTGTGCAGCTTGTTCACCAGCCTGCATGCGTAATCTACGCATTGCCACGTCACTACGCATGGACATAGTACCGACTTGCCAAGCGCCTTCACCGATTCCGTACATCCCAGCAGCACCTGTTTGAAACATGCCAGCAGTAGTAGCAAAACTACCGCCGCCCAAGAACCCCCTTGGTTGATGCATGCTTGCTTGCCATTGAGCATTCTTTTCCATGGCTTCTGATTGTGCAATTGAACTCGCACGACCTTGCTGGAGAGCTAATTTGGATTGATAAAATGGACTATCTTCGCCGTATTTATCCTTAATGAACGGCATGCCTTTTTCTAAGTGGGCATATTCTTTCTTTTGTTCTTGGATGGAGCGGGTGATATCTTCAATACCGGCTTTCATTTGCTTGAAAGTCGCTTGGCTTGCGCCACCTAATGACGCATTGATAGATTTACCTAGAGAATCAAAGCTTCTGGAAAACGCCTGTACGTTCGTTCCGAGCTTAGCCAAAGTATCGACCTGATTAGTCAACTCTTTGAGGTTACCGGCACCTTTGGCAATATCTTGTATTTTTTGGAGAGATGCGGACAGGCCAGTAAAGGACTTATTGATCTCATTGGAAGCGCCTGCACCCACTTTTCCAAGATCAATAAGTTGCTTTTGAAGAGACTTAATAGCACCTTCAACCATTTGTGCATCTTTAAATTGGGCCGAGAATTCGATTTTTAATGCCATGATTACAACTACTTATCTGTTATTCTGGAAAAAAGGGATCTTCACCACTCATACTGAAATTATCCAGATCTATTGGGGGATTATCTTGAATATTAGGGTCTTGGGGGTGGGCCATTTTTTGCTTATCCATCTCATTCTTAACCAGATCCACAATATCTTTCACTGTATTATCAAGGGTTTGATTCATTTTAGCCTTAGCTTTTGCTTCAGCTTTTTTACGCATGGCTTCAATTTCCTTCATTGCCCATTCTTCGTCTTCATTAACTTCATCGCCTTCGGCATTAGGTGTCAATATCTTTTTACGGTATTGATCATACGTATACTTTGAATCTTCATCGTCTGCACTGTACAGCGTATCAAAGGTATCTTCGTAATATGTCGTCAATACGTGATCCATGGATAATTGCGCCACATCAGTAAGAGGAGTAGAAAAAGTTTTCGAATACCACCGACATACCTTGCGGTAAAAAGCATCCCCATCTTGAAACTCTACAGCTTCAATCGCGAGGATTTGCAAGGAGCGGTAGTAGTCCGGTTTACTCATCCTTCTTTGTCTTTTTGCTTAATTTCTCTAGAGCTTGTGATGCTTTTTCTTGAACTGATTCAAGTTGTTCTTTTTCAGCCTTCAAGCACTCTTCGAATAGTTCTGCAATAATGTTCCCATCATTGAGATCTAATCCGTTAGCGCTGTTTTCCCACCATGATGGTGCCTCAATAATGCTTACAAAAAGTCTCCCAAGCATAAATGACTCACCATTTAGCGCTGCCATTGCATTTTCTGATTGCGGGCCTAGTATTTCGCGACGCCTTAAATCTGCCGCAAAACGATCTCTTCTTGAGAGAATTGTTTTCAATTTAAACCGACCATTAAATGACTGTCCAGTGTTTTCGCCTATACCATTAAACTCTATTACTTTGATTGTATCCATTTATATCTCCTGTTTGATTATACCATAACTATTACTACTGAAATGCGGGTTGATTTAATTAAAAAACTATGGTAGTATATTTTAGATGGAATCCGAAACTAAATACCATGTAATGTTCTTAAACCCAGTCCAAAAGGCTGCGCTTAAGTTAATCATATTTAATTACATCAGCTTACGTATCAAAGGTACGATTGATGATGTAGCAGATCAAGCTATCGCCAGTAATGAAGGGGTCAGCCAAATATTGGATGATCTCGCTTATTACGAGTCCTTGACCGGCAAGCTACCTCATGTTAATTACGTGTCCGATGCCAAGGGCGAGGTTCTAATGTTCGTAACAAAGGCTTTCAGTTTCGTTTACCAAGCTATCAGCGTTTACGACCATAAACATAACATGCTTAGTGATAATCAAGATAGCTTAATCGGCGCTGAATATAACAAAATTAAAAAACTAGCCGACGAGTCTAATCATTATCAGTATACTAAATCAGAAATCAGAGGAAAATAACAGTGCGTCAATTCATTATCAAGAAAAAACTAAATGCCCCAATACAAGATGGCAATACCATTAATCTCAAGATCACATCAGAAGTATTCCCAGACATGAGGCTCAACAAAGGTACCAATACATTTAACATACCATTTGCACTAGAACTCATGAATCCAAATGATAAAGCATTAATGGCATTTCAATTTAAGCTGGCCAAAGAATTAACACAAAAAGGTGTGACTTTGCTGGGAGCTTATGAAGAAGACGGCAGTATTTCTGTCGGTGTATTCAATATGACCGACAATGATATTCGGTTGCGTGAAAAACAAGATTTTTTAATGGTAGAAGTATTAGAAAAGGTGTCACTTAAAGCTGTAAGCGATTTTGGCTTACAATCAACGCCAGCACCGGCTAAAGGTAAAAAAACAGGTCGTAAGGCTTAGTTGTCAGGATTATCTGTTTTTGCTGCGGCAGTTGTATCCGAAGCTTTGTCAGCATCATCCCCATTATCGAATTCCATACTTTTATTGGCTAGATCAAACTTTGCTTTGCCAATCTTGCGGATTAAATAAAATGTCATAGCTAATGCCCAAAAGATCATCCCAAGGATGGATGGCATTGCGTTAGTGGGAGCTGCTTTGAAATCCCAAAGGGCTTTGATTGCCCAAAAAAAAGATATGTATACGCACGTTAATGTAACTGATGGCGCTTTAGATATTGGATCGTAAATGAGCGGGAGCATTACTCCGTCACTGAACCATTTGCGGAAATATTCTTTAATTTTACTAAACATACTGTTTAATGAGACTCCAGATACCAGCTCCACCGCCGAATATCACTGTAAGAAGTGCAATAAATTTTAAAATTGTGAAAGCTTTTTCTGCAAAGTTTGCTGTAGTATCTGCCCACTTGAATGGCACTTCAACTGATTGAAGTCTAGCATTGATTTCTTTTACTTCCACATCAGTCTTTTCGCGGAAAATTTTGATCTCTTCTCTAAGAAGCTGGTTCATTTCTTTAAGCTGTAAAACGCCTTGAATGTGAATCTGTAGCTGGGTATTATAATCTGATAATTTCTCGTTGGCATCCGCTAGGCCATTTTCAATATCTTCATTCTGCTTGAGGATGGTATTCAAGGAAGTTTTAAAATCGTCATAGCGATCTCTTTGGGTGCGCTGGTGCTCCTTAAAGGATTCTCTATGGATTTCCATTTCGGTCTTAATCGCATCAATCTTCACTTCCAATGTAGAATTACTGTCGTCTTTAGCCATAAGCCACCATATTGGAAATATTAGGGTTTTTTAAAGAATTATAACTATATGTAATCATTAATTTATTTATAACCAGTAGTAATTATTGAAAAAGTGTTGACAATATCTTTTTTTTGTGGTACGATTGAGATGTCCAAGCACTGGGGTGTGAACCCAGCGGGGGGTTCATAGCTCCTAGTCCATAAAACGGGGAGATGGTTCAAATCCATCCTTGGACCCCTATAAAGGAAATTATGAGCAAAATTGATCTTGATAAAAAAGCGGTTGACAGAATCAAATATTTCGCGCATAATTATTTTATGGAAGGCAATTTCCGTAACGTAGACCCAAACGATGTACAGGTAGTCTGTATTCTGGAAGGTCTATATAATTATCTAAAATCAGAAGGACAAGACCCAGAATGGCTACTAAAAAAATCAAAGTAACAGAATCAGTAAAAGCAGAAGACGGTACAGTTTCAACTACGGAAGTAAATGTTGAGCAATACCGTGATGAAGCTCTTAAATCATGGAAAGAAACCGGTAAAATTGATCTTTCTACAGGTGAAAGCGCTTGTCGTTTTCTACTCCTAGCTCTAGACGATGAAGCTCCATACGAGGCTCTACTAGCACTAGCAGCTGCGGATGAGGATTCTATCAGTCAAGCAGCTTGCAGTAATCCTAAAGCTGACGCAGCTGTACAATTGGCTCGTACTAAATCTCAATTGAGTAAAAAAATTAACGAAAATAAAGAAGAAAAAACAAAATAATGAAAAGATCACCAACTGTCGAACTTAGACATCAAAAGGCTATTCGTAAATTTAGTTTACGTAACGCTAAAGAAACCGCTGGAGCTTTGAGAGATTTATTTCTTTTTCAAGCTGCTAGAGCAGAGGAAAAGATTGCTGAGATTCGTCTTACAGCAAGAAAAACTACGGTATGATAGCAGTATGCTTTGTTCTAATGGGTATGTCGGTTGGTGGCCAAAATGTCATTACAGAATCGGAAATTGCCGGTAAGATCGTCAAGGAAGACGATACTTACTATACCATGGATTTTTCGGTCGAACAACAAGAGCGTGGATTAGATTCTAGTTACGCTTTAAAAAGAGTTAAAAAAACCGAGTGCGTAAAAGGAAGACAATGAAACCCAGTAAAAAAACAGACAAAGTTGCAGTAGTTGAGAACAAAGATACAAAAGTTATTCTATTCTTGAGTGCGGTAAAACGATACGATGGCGTAGTTTACAAATGCAGGAGAGCTTATGCGGTACATGATCGATTATGCAACCATGCAGAAGTTTTTAAAACCAAAAAAGAAGCATTGAAACGTTATAAATTTTTAGCATATTTAGAAAGGTAAAAAATGAATACAAAAGTTAATAATAAAAGTGTGAAAGTGCTGGGCGTAGAACCAAACGAACAAGGATGTATCTTCGAATTTAATAAACAAGTTGAGTTCGGCGGACATAAGTCCAAAAAAGTTTTCGCGGGTTGGGATCTCATTGTGGGAACCTTATTCGCTGCAGCAGAACCGTCAAAACCAAAGAAAGCTAAATCAAATGAAAAGAAAAAGTAAAGCCACAAAAGATCTATCTCTAGTGTTTCCATTGCAAACGTCTACGCAGTTTTTTCGGGCTGCTACAGAGAAAGCTCCAGCGAAATTACGTACAATGGCACGAAAACACGCGAAAGAGGCTATCAAACATTTCACGAAAGATGGCTGGCCATTAGACCTTCATTTCTTAGAGTCAGATATGCTGTACGATATCTTCGGGGCTCACCCCGCAGACGTATTCCTATCCGAACTGGGGCGATTACTGCCAAACAAGCTTGAAGTGGTTTATGCTCACAAAAGCAGCCTAGTGCGTTTAACTAAACCAAAACCTTCAAAGAAAACAGCAACTAAAAAGAAGGCTAAAAAGTAAATGCAAAACTCGCCAATTTTAAAATTACTTAACAGTGATAAAAAATTACAATTAACTATCGTATCTACCCGCGATCCAGTAGATGAATCTGGTTATATTCGTTATAGTGAACCAATGATGACTCTAGATGATGATACAACTAGACAATTATTACAATTAGCTTTAACCGGTATAAAAGCTACCGAGCCAGCGAGAGGATAATACATGAAAAAAGCAAAAACAATTAAAAAACGTCCAAAATCCCGTGAAGAGATTCTGAAACGTTATCACAATCTTGCGCGTAGACGTAAACTACTTTTGGAAAATTTCCAGAATCTACAACGTAATTACGAAGAAAATCAGCTTGGCGCACAGCAAGCTTATGCTGAAGCTCGCAGCTACAAGTACGCGAATGATCAATTACACCAAGAAAATGCTCGACTACTGGATCGTATCGAGCAACTGGATAAAAGATACTTTTGGTCGGATTGGTTCAAATGATGTTGATCGTAATAGGTTGTGGAGTGTTTCTGGGTTCCATCACTACAGTATTAATAATGATTGCCTTGGAAGATCAGCAATTCAATATCTGCAATGAATGTGGCCGTTATATTGATGACGCTTCAGATGACTCTAAATAGTCGTACACGTCTTTTGGGGATATCTCATCGTTGCCGGTATTAAACTTCGCATCAGCAAATTGTTCCATTATCACAGCAGCTAGTTCGCAACAAATATATGTTTTTCCGCCATCACGGAACGGATTCGCAATCTTCTTACCAAAGAATGAAAAAATCTTAACTAATCCAACACCAATGGCTGATTTCATGCCGTAAGCTTTTGCCGAGTTATCGATAGCAAATTGCATCATTTTGATTTTATTTTCAGGGGTAATAGAAATCTGAAACTCTTTAATTATCACATTATCTCTGGTGAAGTTCGACTTCTCCATGAAATTAACACTTAATTTGCTGGCTTGATAAACCACGTTACGCTCATACTTATCAAAATAGAATCCGATATAGACATGATCATATTCAGTTTTCCATAAAGCTGAAATAAGCCAAGCAAAAGGTTTCCATCTGGTCGGCTTTGAGAATCCAACAATGATGTAATCCATAAATTAACCCTTATTCGTAATGATTTTCCGCTAGAAAAATAGTTATTTCATTTACAGCATACGTAAAAATATCTGCATACGCGGGGAAAGATGCCGTAACGGAGTTAATCACGGTGCGGGCAGTTTTTAATGCTCCCGTTTCCAGTAATGCCTTTACTGCATTCAGGGAATTTAACAAGGAGGCGACATTAACGACTGTGCCATCCAACGATAATTTTAAATTACGTGCGCCCATCATATCTACCAGTACGGGAGACAAACTTTCGCCAAAAACACGTTGACGTTGTTGTTGATCATATACTTGATCTTGGATGGTTGCAAAATTATTATTTGGTTTAAATTTATTTCCACACAGTATCCATCCAGTAGATGGCTTATTAGTCATATCTTCGATATCAATGATAGTTTGATACGACGTAATGCGACGACTATAGTCATCATTACTGAGATTTTCAATACTAGTAATAACATCGTCTTTAATAAGTGCATACTGTCTCATAGTTAATATAGTCCGTATACTGAATTAATGATTTTATCTTCTTTATTAAGAATTTGTTGCAATAAATTATATGTACTATCAATGGATACGCCAGAACTGATTGCACTTAATGTTACTACGTTAGTATTAATATTACCAACTGCATCTACGGCACGTACTGCAACATAATAAGTAGTATTATATTGTAATAAACCAGTAGTACTTTGAAATATATCAACCGTTAATCCGTTAACACTACCAATTAGTTTAGTGTAGATGTCCCCCGCTGATGTGGAAACATAAATATTGTAACGTACTGGTGATGATGCATCAGTAGCAGCAGTCCATGTAGCTCTTAATGAGCCATTCGGTTGAGCTACTAATGAAGAAACACCTGAAAATGATGGCGGCGTGATATCAAATACACAAGCATTTGATGAAACATTATAATCTGTTCCGCCGAAATAAATATTATTAGCCATCGATTAGTACTCCTGTATTCCGCATGTCACTGGATTACCACTTGGCGCACTAATTAATAATCTTAATTCAGTAGTAAGTGCCGTATTAGGTACAGTTCCAAGTGCCGACCAGCTCGTTCCATTATTGATAGTATAACTAAAGGCACTTGCATGGGTAATTGTATCATAAATAGATACCGCACCAGAATCATCTACTACAGTAACCTTCATGCGTGGTACAGTACCAGAAGAATAAGCTCTATTTAACCTGAAAGCCACGTAAAATGGACTTGCAGATGGAGCAGATGAATTAACTTTCGAACCAGTCCAGTTGTCTGACATTGCAATAGAAGAAGTGTATGCCAAAAAACATTCAATCATTTGCGGAGGGTTAGCAGATGCCGTGTTATCAAACCTTTGTTCAATTTTAAACTGTATTTGTGCGGCTGGAGTTACGGAACCCATTAATAAATTATCTGGCAAGAGAGTCCATCCACCAGTTGCAGCACCAAACCCAGAAGTGCGATAATATATTACTGGATTAGTGGTTTTACTTGGTGCTTGCAAAGATGTAGCAACGCCTACATATGATAATGCATTCGGGGTATCTAATACTTTAGTAATGACATATGAAGTATCTACGGTGTTCTGCATTGCTGTGTTGGATAGTAAAATACCACGCTGACCAGTTGATGCTCCAGTTAAAAACATCCACCCATTGGCATGGCCCATATCCGCTACGGTGATAGCTCCGAATTGAGTAATCAAATCTGTTTGTGATACACCTTCAAGGTAATCATTATTTAATTCACCAAAAATAGATTCAATGGCATTATTCACTACTTTTTTTGCAACTATTTTAATAATTGACGTGGTATACATAGCTCTATCTAAAGATTCATCCCAATCAGCTAGCACGGTTGTTGGTGCAATAATCTGATTTGGCGTTCCCAAGATATTTGAAGTTGTGAGTGATGGCCATGTTGTAGCACCAGAAGTTAATTCTGAAGCTTTACCTAGATATAGATTGGTTGTTGTAGCAAAAAATAAACAAGGAAAACCTGAATTCGTAGAATGTGCAGGTGTCATATATTTTTCAGAATTGATAGTAATTAATGTTCCAGTAGCAGAAGGTAAATTACCTGTTTTCCATTTCCAGCAAGATCCGCTGATTCCATATCCTCTTTGTACGCTTTGTGTACCTGTACCCGCAGTAGAAATAGTTAGGTTTGTTCCGACAGCAGCAAGAGCCGCAGTAGTCGAAACGGAAAAAGTATTTGCAGTAAAATTTGAAATACTGATCCAGTAAACAGTACCTGCAACTAATCCAGTCGGTAAAGCACCGCCAGTATTAGAAAACACGATTTGATCGATTGTCGATAATCCGTGCGCACCAGATGTTGTAATAATGGCATTTGCGCCGACAGTCGTGACAGTACAAGTCTGTGATGGTACATCTGGGGTAAGATTATAATCATAAACATAATATTGGTGCGTAGCGGCTGTACCATTATGCACGTATACTAATTTATTAACTCGATCTAGGGCGAGCGCCACTGGTACAGTATTTAACTGTAAGTTACCAGCATTTGCTGGATCTTCTAGTAAATATACCGCTTTTTGATTTGAACCGGTTGCAGACAAAAGAGTAGGAAATCCAAAAAAAGCAAAATCACTGGTAGATATATTATTTGCCATAAATAATCCAGCATTAGCAGTAACTGAACCAAGGGTAGCAATAAATACTTTAATTGCTGATGGATTACTATCATCAACTCTTAGACCTTTAATGGTATGAGCAGTGGCAATTAAATTTGGAAATGTTAACTGAATACGACCAACGGGCGTAGCGTTTCCGGTAGCGGGATCAAAGGTATACATCATCAATCGTGCAAGCCCCCCAGTAATTGCGGTAATCGTAAATAATCGATTATTTACAGTGAGTCGAGTCATAACAGGAATCTCGCCAGAAAAATCAGTGAATACGTCTACCCAGCGAACTAATGGAGCCCCAACTACTGGAACACCTTGAAGTGTTTTTTGTGTTGTTGTGCCAGAAATCGTAGTTCTTGTCTGCAGATATGATCCGCCTACTGATGCTTGTAAATCTGCCGTAATTACTTTTGCTATTGCCATATTTTATTTTCCTTATGCCGCGCTCACACCTATCAGATCAGATCCTGAATAAGTAAATGTTTTTGTTAATGTTGCTGAATCAGCTATTCGCACTGTAACAATACTGGTTAATTGTCCCAACGTATATGTAAAAGTTTTTTGATACTTGTGTACCGTCATTGCTGGAGTAGTCCATACATTCATTACAGTTAAGACACCCAATGAATATTGTAATTCTTTGAAGTAAGTATTTACTTTAAGATCATGGGCTATTTCAAATTCTAAATTTGAATATTGTACATTAGTTACAACCCCGTTTTGGGCATAATCTACAATTTGAGCCGCATCTTGTTTACCGTTTAAAGCTGTTTGAGTTGCCGTGGAAATGGGTTTTCCTGCATCAGATGTATTATCAACATTAGATAATCCGACCGTACTTTTGGTGACAGTAGACCATGATGTATCAAAATCCGTGCCAGAATTCTTTTTAAGAAACTGTCCGGTTGAACCGCCTATCGGGAAGCCAGCTCCCTGTGGTCCAGCTGGTCCGGTTGCTCCAGTTAATCCGATAACCCCTTGAATTCCTTGGGGTCCGGTGAGGTTTCCTTGAAGTACCCATGCACCAGCTACTTTTAAATAATAAGCGCCGTTAGAAGTTTTGATATATAGATCGTCATCAACCCCAAGAACATTAGATGGGGTTCCGATTCCGGTCAAAATTTGTGATCCATCGGCGCCAGTTGCACCGGTTGCTCCAGTAGCGCCGGTAGCGCCGGTTAATCCTGTAACCCCTTGAATTCCTTGAATTCCTTGAGGTCCGATTAATGAAATAGGGGTACCCCAATTGCCGCCAGATTTAGGTCCGAACAGCTCGTTAGTACTTGTTTTAATGTAAATATCGCCATCGTTACCGAAAGAATTTAATGGGGTGGATGTACCACTGCGGATAGTTTTACCATCAATACCGTTGGTTCCATTAGTACCGTTTAATCCGGCAGGACCGGTTGCTCCGACAGAACCAGCAGAACCCGTAAGTCCTTGTATTCCTTGAGGTCCAGCGGGACCAGTTAGATTGCCTTGTACAGTCCAGACACCGCTTGCCTTGGTATAGAAATCACCGTTACTAGATTTAACATAGAAATCGCCATCATCACCGTTGGTGTTTAATGGGGTTCCAGCGCCAGTATAAATAGCAGCACCATCGGCTCCATTAGCTCCAGCTGCCCCAACATTACCGCGTGGGATAGTAAAATTGAAAATGGCCGCAGAAGATGACCCGACATTATTAATTATAACACTTGAGCCAGCGTTGCCAGTTATCACAGTTCCAACTGCAATAGTTGCTGCAGCACCGTCGGCTCCATTCGCTCCAGCTGCCCCAGTATTGCCTGTAATCCCTCTAGGGATGACGAAGTCAAGTAATGCGGCCTGTGGAGTACCGACATTGGTGACGGTTGCTGGTGAACCTGCAATGCCAGTTACAGTGGAATTAACAGCCATCGTGCCAGAAAAGCCTTGTAGACCTTGTACACCGGCAGGACCGTTAACTATGCCGTCATACGCTAGTGCTTCATCGGCTGCTTTAATGAGACCATTAGAATCATCACGGTACTCAGTCAGAGTACGGTATAAATAGCTACCATTAGATAACAATATCTTATGAAAGCTTTCGACCTTGGTATCGACCAAGTCAGTATTAAAGGAGTTTTCCAGTACCCAATTCCAACCATTTGGGGCAGTCAGATTAAAATCTGGAACCAAACTCATGCTTGTTTCAACTATTTTAATATAGTTACCAGCATGGTCTTTATACGACGTAACGCTTTTAAAAAAGGTACCTACAGCTGTTTGAAAGCTGTAAATCTCATTATAGCGCTCTAAAGTTTCTTGTTTTTCTGCTAAAAAAGTCCACATTGTCTAAGGGTTCCCGTTAAAAATATTAGGTTCATTGCCAATAATAAGCTTATGCCGCATATGTGACGGTAAGTTTCATGCCAGCAGTCAGATATGGTTGTAATCCAAGCCCATTCCAAGATATCACTTGACCAGTAACGGTATAATCGAGCCCATTTTCTGGATCTCCAATCAAGTCTGCGACTGCTATTAGTACCTTGGACGAGTCGGAAGGGGTATTCGGAAGTACTAAGTATTTATTGGTAATATCTGTTCCGGTTAATACGAAATATTGCACATTAAATGCTGATCCAGATGATGCAGCGGAACCGGAATACTGCATGTTTTCATCTGAATATTTGATAGAACCGGTGGCTAAATCACGATATTCAGTCACTGTTCGATATAGAAAATTGCCATCTGACAGCAGAATAGTGTATAAGATATTAACACGCTTATCAGATAATTTAACTGACGTGGTCACGGAATTTTCGACCCAAATCCAGTCATTCGGAGCTGATAGCCCCAACGGAAGTAAATCTAAGCTTGATTCTACGGCTTTACTGTAATTACCGGCAGGATCAGTATAAGTGGAAACACTTTTAAAGAATGTGCCATGAGCAGTAGTAAGAATTTGTAATTCATTGAAACGTTCAGCCGTTTCCTGCTTTTCTAATAGTGTTATCCACATAATTATGATTCAATCTCCAGATAAGAATATTAGGGAGAAAATCAGATGAATCCCGCAATTTTAGCGGATAGTACAGTATAGACACCAGCAGAGCTTTTTCCTGAATAATACATGGTATATACTCCATGTGAATCCTTAATTACGCATGGGGTATAACAACGTTTCCATATTTTTAGTGCTTCAGTTTTACGGATGATGGGATTTTTTTCATATTTCACCCATGTAATACCATCTACACTGGTTGCATACCCTATGCCGCCACCGAAATTAGTATCTTCACCATTACTCGTACCTAATCCACCTGAATAATATGCGTGATAAAAACCAGTTGAATCAGTGAATACAAACATGGTGCCAATCATATAATCCCAGAAACTGGTGCTTAATCCGCGTGGGATAACTTCAACAAGATTGTTCCATTTTGTAAAATTTAAACCATCAGTAGATGTCGCAAACAAAATCCCTTCATTAGAGCCATCCGTGCCGCTGTGAATTGCACACCATGTATATGAATACGGATTAGCGGGGTTATTGGTTGGGGCTGCATTATAAAATACTTGATTAAATCCGTAGGTGCCATTTCTTAAATCACCGGAAATACCCGTAATATAATTACCGGTACAAGCTGCATCGGTTACTGCAGCAGTACAACTGACTGCAGCATTAAATGTCGCATGTCTTGTAGCACTTGGAGAATAAATAGTAGTTGTAGTATCCCAGTAAAAATAATGTATGGTCGTGCCGATCAAAATAGAGGCAGCATGGTATGCATCACCAACTACTCCCGATAATTGCTGCTCATTATCCCAAGTCTTTCCGTCATCTGAAAATGCGGCAGAGCTAAACACCGGTGAAGTTCCAGCTCCATAATATGCTACGTATTTTCTGAGTTTAGTACCATCAAAAAAAACGGGCGTCGAGCTATACAAAATAGATGGGTAATAAGCTCTTGGAGCTGATATTGGCAATACTTTGCCGTCTGCTGGAGCAATGTCGTACCAGCGTGTTGGGGTTTCCGAAGACAATACTCCAGAATAATGTATGGATTCGTCTGCAGCCTTAATCAGTCCGCTGCTTCGGTCAATTGATTCAGTGAGAACACGGTAAAGATAATTTCCATCCGATAATAGAATTTTAAAAACGGTTTCAATTTGGGGATCAGCACCTACAACTATATTATGACTATCTTCTACCCAATTCCAACCATTTGGGGCAGTCAGACCAAGAACGGGAACAATATCCATACTAGTTTCAATTATTTTAATGTAATTACCAGCATGATCTTTATACGAAGTAATGTTCTGAAATAGAACGCCAGCTGGAGCGGAAAATGATTTCAACTCGTTTGAGCGTTCGTTAGTTTCTTGTTTGTTCGATAAAAAAGTCCACATAATGTAATGATTCTCTATGGCAAAATATTAGGGTTGACATGTAACATAAATCATGATATATTAATAGTATCCATGAAGCGCTTTTCAGTGTAAGATAATGGGATTACAGTTGAAATTAAAGGAAAAATAATGAAAGTTATCGTAATAGCAGGACAACAGGGTAGCGGCAAATCAACACTTGCAGACGGTCTAATCAAACACTTCAATACAAGATATCATAACAATTATGCAAACAAAATCAAGTTTGCTGACCCGTTATATAAATGTCACAATGCTGTATCAGAAATCCTGAAACAATATGACATCCCAATGGAAGAAAAGGAAGGCTTATTTCTTCAGATGCTTGGTGATTGGGGTAAAAAAGTTAAGGGTGATGATGTGTGGATTAATGTGGCGCTTAATCGGGTAGAGGCTCATTCACATGTTGGTACCGAGATACTCATTATCGAGGATTGTCGTTATAAAACTGAATTAGACCAGTTCCCGAACGCTTTGAAGATTAGGCTGAAGGCTCCAGAAGATGTACGCAAAAACCGTGCAGAAAGCTGGCGGGGTAATAGTCACTCATCGGAAAACGGACTGGACAATTGTGATGAAAGATTTGATGTGATCATCGATACTAGTTTAAGCAACATATCGAGTACAATCGATGTGGTGAAATGTGCATTGGAAAAAAAGTTTGATTTATAGCATGAAGAAAATCAGGGAGTGCCTGTCTCAACGGTCAAAAAATTGTCAAAAATTCTTTAAGACGGATGAATACGCTAGATTCTGCCGAGAATGCAATAATACTTTGGCACATAATGAGATATCACGTCTAAACTCTAACTACTCTTCGGACGAGGAAGAGAACGAATTAGATATCTTTTGGAAAAAACTCAGTTAATTTTGTCTTGACATTCGTAAAATTTAATGATAAGATTTATATATGAATAAGAAAACTACTTTTTTTAGCTCAAACCTTTCTGATGATATCCTTATCCAATACGGAGTACCTAAACCCACTATGCATGAAGCAATAAAAGCGGCTAGATTCCAAGCTTTCGTAGAACAAGCAGAAAACAAATATAATTACAACCCTGAAACGGATACAATTGACATTAAGAAAGTATTCGAAGATCTTATTTGGCCAACTATTAAGCATGAGCACGAATAAAAAATTCACAGTTAGATATGTTAAGTCATTAATGAGCAACGGTAAAGATGGGTTTGCTATTCATACCAAACCTGCCATAGACAACTGCAGCACTTATCATTACAGAGAGCGTATGGATTTATTTGTTGAGACTATCGTTAAGCTCTTAAATGCCGGATTCAAGCCTACAATTTTATGATATACCTGATGATTCCTCATTCACAAACTGGTATGTATATATCCTTAATTTTTAGGAGTCATCACGATCACCAATTATACATTAAAATCGTCGGAGTTAGGGATGGGTATAAGGTAAGTAATTCTCATTATTATTATCTTAAGAATACTCAAGACAGGACTGCTTTATCGGAACACTTAGTATATTTATTAAACGAAATGAAACTTCCACGGGCACCATTATATAAAAGAATACTGGATAATATGTTTTATTGGTTACTAGGGGTATAAATGATTAAGTTACAAGTATCGGACGGCAGATTTGAAATCCGATCCTCTTTATTTACGAAAGATATCGCGGCTAGAATATGGTATGGCCCATCTGGCCAATCAAGTGTATGGGCATATTACAATTTAGACAGTGCTATAGATCGAAAGCGGCTATCTAGTCGAATTACCAAAGAATTGAGACATAAAAAATGATCACTTTGCGTACAGATCAAGGTAGTAAATTCTACATTAGCTCATATAATAAAAACTTGATATCGATAACTATGTGGCGAGCATATTACGCGATAACTCCGCCTATACCTGCACGGAAAAGCTTCAACTTATCCAGTAAATCAGAGCGAGCGGATTTATCGGATACTATTACACGTCTGCTAGATATTAAGAATTATAGGAAGGAAGCCAAAAACAAAAAGGCAACCTTGTGGGCTGCCTTTAAGCGATTTGTTGTAAATCTTTTTAATTAGGAACCATCAGTAAGTTCAGAAGAACCCGGTTCACCATCGCCACCTTGTGCGATAGTAAATTCGTCTTCAGCTTTAAGTCCAATGATTGAAATACTAAGATCAGATACTGACTTAGCTGCAAACCCAGAACTGAATCCAGTTGCGCGACAGCCTACAGCTGAAAAAATAGTTTTTCCAGATTGGCGATCCACCACTGCGATTGAAAAGTCTTCTTCATTGAGAAGATTCTTAAGCATTGATACGTTTGCTACAGCGTGAGGTCCAGCATCAACTACGCGATAACCACGCAGATCCATTGTAACTGCTTCTTGTGAAGTAGGGGTGATTTCGGCAGGACCGAACTTACCCAAGATAAAAGCAGGTACTTTATCTTGTCTAACTGAATAACTACAGTTAGAAAACAATCCCACTGTATTTCCGTTAATAATTAACTTAGCTCTGGCACCAGTCATAATTTTTGCAATAGCCATCTTATATTCTCCTTAACAATCCCAAACGATTCGTTTAATGCATTCTGACATAGATGCGTCACCGAATATTAATTTATTTGATTTATCTAACGACTTAGCAAGCTCGGTAGTTTCAATCTTCAATCCTTTTTTCTTTGCCCAATCTAGAGCGGCTTTTTTAGCTTTCTCAGACACATTTGAACCAAAATCTAAACGCAATGCATTATTTTTATATAATGTAGCCATCACTTGATTCTTTTGTAAAGTCTTCAAAGCTACGGCTTCTTCAAACTTCTGAGTAATAATTTGTTGTGCCTGTTGTGGAGACACATTAGTACTTTTCATCTGTTGTAACCAACGTCTGATACGATATCTAAGCTTGGGTGGCATTTGCGCTTTTTTTAGCATTTGTCTTTACCTTACGCTGATGCGCTTTGTTGTACTTCTGATATTGCAAGAGCAATAGGCACGAAGTAGATGATTCCAGCAAGTTTCACTTCAACGCTGATATTCATAACACCACCAGTTAATTTAACTGAAGCATTCTTGAAGCCTTTAGGGGCTTGATCATCGCTTGGTGCAATCCAACGGAGTCTTAAGTAATCAAACATTGCAGCTTCGAGAACTGATAATGCTGCAGCAGCTGAAATTTCAGCAACTGATTTACCAACAACAGCTCTGTCAAAGGTTTGAATGAGTGATAATGTAATAAGATCGGCAAGATAAACAGCTTGCAAAGAATTGTATACGAAATTGTTATCAACTGAGTAAGTAGTTTGATCAGAAACCCAACGAGTTCCACCAGTGTTAACACGTTCCATAATCAATAATCCAGCTGATAATGCATCTTCGAGATCACCCGGTGAACTTGCATCAAAATCAGACTGAGACATTACGCCAGATACATTCGCAAACTTTTTAACGATACCTTTGTAACCAGCAGCAGCTTGCATACCTGCAGCAATACATGCAGTCATCCAAGGTTGGAATTCAGCAATTTGGCCAGCAGTATTTACTGCACGAACGTTTTGGAAAGCCATAGCTACACGGTAAGAAACTAATTCTCCTGCAGCATTTTTAACGCTTTCATAGTCAGAAGATTTAGAAACAATCGCGATACGATTCTTGCGCATCTTAACAGATGACATCTTGATCACATGTGCTTGAAGGTAAGCATTAATTGCATCTACAGAATATGTAGAAGAAGATTCAGTCAATCCATCAGTAACATCGTCAGCAGCATCTCTTGAAAACAATGGCACGATGAAGTTAGTATCAAGTTTTTCACATGCATCGATTGCAGCTACTGCTTGAGCAGAAGTTGTACCGTTTTTAGCACCGCCTGATAGGAATTGCGCTGGGGTAATAGTTTCAGGTAATCCAGATTGAGAAGCTGTAGCTGCTGTAACTAATGTTGATTGATTAACTGCAGCATTGAATCTGAATGCATCAATTTTAATACGAGCAGGGCTAGCAGAGATGCTAGACAATAAACCGTATGTTCCATCGTCTAATGAAGAAGGATTCATTGTGGAATATTTTGCAGAAGTTAATGAAGCAGAGAACCCAGTTTGAGAATTGATGTAATCAGCCATGTTTTGCATGGTACTAAATTGCTTATAAGAAGCGCTGAACACTAATGTTGCTCCTGTATAAAAATCAATTCTATCGGAAAGTACTTGCATAGTGGGATTAGCTAGACTTGAACCAGCTCTCATTGCAATTTCGCCACCGGTAGTGAAATTTTCACTGGTCGTTCCTCTTGAGAAAGAAGTTGTGTTCTTAGACTCAGACGCTGAAGTCATCAAAGTATTAATTTGAGCAGCTGTAGACTGGGTAGCTGGATCTTTGAAAACTGAAGTCAATGCACCAGATAATTCAAGTGATTTACCAAGTCCATCAATAGCTGGACGAGAAAACTTAAATGGCTCAGAGCTATCAGAAATAGCTGTTACTACGTTGGTTGTATTAGATGAACCAGCAGAACCAGTTGACAATCTAACCATGGTTACTGTATTAGCGCTAGAAGATACTACAGAATAGAATCCAGTCGTAATACCAGCAAAAGTAGCAGCAGTTTTGAAGATGTCACCAGTTTGTGGTTGTTGTGTCCAGTTAGCTGGAGCAGTTAAAGTTACATTTGGTCCAGAAATAACAGAAACGAAATTTCCAGTTTGTCCATGAGCAGCTCTACGATTAGAACCAGACATGTTACGAATATTGATTGATTTATAAAGAATGGTATCTCTTTGTGCTGCCAAGATCGTTCCAGAAGCAGAACCTAAAGCCATTCCAGATGGAGAATTGATTTTTTTCAATGTCATGGATGCACTAGACACTGTGTTAGACACTGCAGTGATAATATATGAACCAATGTTAATTGTACCAGCAGCACTAATTAGAGAATCTGCGGATGCACTAAAGTCACCACTTGCAGGAATAACAATGGAATCACCAATAGCAGGTGAACCAGCGAATGTTTGGCCAGAGCTAAGAGATACGATTAATGTATTAGCTGAAGGAGAAGACGCAGTTAATGTAGCGCCTACGTTTGCAGCTGTTGGAAGAGATTCAGCTGAACCTGCTACTAATATGTCATTAGCAATGCTTTCAGTACTAGCAGTAATAGCCGATAATTCAGCTTTTGCTGCAAACGATAATGCTTGGGTTACAGAGCCATTGATAGTCAAAGACCCAGTTGCTGCTGTAATAAAATCAGGGGTATAAGCCATTGATCCAGTTTGTGGAGCAGTTTCTTGAGTAGAAGTTGCAGAACTGTATTTAATAAGGTTACCGTCACTACCTTCACTGCGAGCAGTCAATGTAGAATACGTAGCGCCATTAGATCTCATTGTGCCAGTTGCAGCCACAGATGGATTCGTTTTGATGATACGTACTAAACTAACAGCTCCAACAATCGCTGCGTCATTAGCTGCGGATACTAGGGCTTTAAATGCATCAACGATTTGTCCACTGCCGTATTTAGCAGCTACGCGACCGAATTGATCTGGGGTGTATGCTGTATTTTGTAGATCTGTTTCTTGTGTGAATGCGGGACCAGCCGAACTTTCACCGATAATAGTCACGATACCTGCAGCAGCAACGCCACCTGAACCGGATTTAACTGTAGGACTTACGTATGTGCCGGGTATCTTGAGGCTGATTCCATCGTTTGTCGTATATTGTTGAGCCATTTTTAATTCTCCTTAAAACTTGTAAAGCTTATTAATAGCTTATCGTTAGTAAATATTAGGTTGAATTACAACCCGAAATCCTTTATTGCTTTATCAAAATCACCAGTTTGTAAAAAGCCCCTGCTTTCAAAATGCTTTTTAACGGCATTTTTAAGTTCAGGCTTTAGCTTCAGGCTTTGGGCTTTCATCATCCACCAAGCGTCAAAACTGAGTTTAGCTTCGATTGGGGCAATTTCCGGCTGTCTAGGAGCTTCTTCTTGCTCCCCAACTATTTTAAGCTTAGGTTCTTCTTTTTTCTTGGCCATAATTACTTCTTTTTATTCTTTTTCTTAGCAAAGTAAGCAGCAGGGTTAATTTCTTTTAATTCTGGCGCATCCTTCAAAGGGTCGAATTCTTTAGGTTTTTTGGTTCCGATTTCACCATTAGCAGCCGAAGTTTCGTCTTTTTTGATCGCTGGGGTACATTTACATCCTGCTTTACCGCAAGTTGTACATTTCTCTTCTTTAGCCATCATAGGGGCAGGGGCAGACATTGGTTTTGGCTTAGGTTTAGGTAGAATCTTGCCGAACCCGCTCGACATTGGTGCTGGGGCTGGAGCTGGCATAGCCGAACCTTTACCGAGCTTAGGAGCTAACATCGCTTTAAGCTCTTTAACCTTATGGATGTGAGATTCTTTAGCAATCGGAGTCACGGTACCAGTTTGAGAAATTTCATGACCTGATACAGACATACCCGGAACTGACTTGAATGGGGCTGTATGAACACCTTTAGATTGATCTTGGTGAACACCGCCACGATCCCAACGTGCTTGGTTCTTTGCTGGAATAGATAGCCCTTGGTCGATTTTAGCTTTTTCTAATTCAGACTTTGGAAGATTGGGAGCTTTTTGAGATTGCATTCCAGATAGCACTTTTTGGTGCAATTGTTTTGCTTTGGCTAATAAAGCTTCTTTAGTACCAGCTCCACCGATGCCAGTCATAGCTGCTTTGTGGGCACCCGCAGTTGCAGACCCAGCTTGAGAACGTCCAATGTTTTGGTCAAACGGTTGATGAATGGTTGGATTAACGGTTGGTCTTGGGGCTTGTCTAGCAGCACGAATATCTTGTTTGTAATCAGCAGGTGCGCCTTCTTCTAGCTTAGCTTTTGACATTTCTTCTTTTAATTCTTTACCTTGCTCTTTAGCTTCTGCGAGGTCATCCTTGTGTGATGGAGTCTTAAGAGTATGCACTAGATTTTTATGCTCTTTGATAAAATCTTTTTTGGGCATAGAAACTTCGTCTTCTTCTTTACCAAGGATGGGTTTCTTCATTGCTTTTTGCTCTGCTAAAATTTTGAGGTGTTGGACTTTTGCATATGCATTCGTTTGAGGACTAACACCGCCGGGTGCCATATGGGCGCCTACACTTGAAGTTCCGCTTTTATCGCTATGCATAAAAGCTGATTGATGCACTCCTTTAATATTTGGATTAAAAGCTTTATTCAGCTCTTCCATTCCTTGTGGATTTTCTTGGATAGCTTTCAATAATGCTTTAGCTTGCTCTATAGTCTTTTTCATAATGTCCTATTTCTTAACTTTCGTTAATGCTTCCAGCTGTGCTGGATTTTCTTGTAATGATTTCAATAATTCTTTGGCTTGTTCGAGCAGAGTTTGTTCAGATTTAATAACTGGCACTTTTGCAGCTCTAGCGTCTAACTTCTTTTGTCTGAAGGCTTCAACCTTAGCTTCGCCAGACTGCTTAACTCTTTCGTAACGATCTTTTTCAGTCTTCGGTCTAGGTACGGCATCGGGTTCACCTTCATGACCCCATTGTACGAAACCGGTAGTATCACGCATAGCGTCTGCTTTAGCGCTTAATCCAACAATTTTGCCGCCTTTTGGGTCTAAGAAACGTAAATCTGTCTCATCGCCGCTTACAACATCATGTCCGTTAAATTTTTTAGGGAAAATAGCTTGGCCATCTTTTTTGCCACCGAATACTACCGCAACATTGTGCCCTTGAGCTAATAATTCTTTTGCGTGGCCTTGATTTTGGGCACCATCAGCATAACTGAAAGTTACGTGATAATTTGGGTGTTTATTATTTTTTACAATATATGGATTTTTTGTATAATCGTAGAATTGTACATCTGGATGAGCGTCGAAAATATTTTGCCCTTTCAAATTAGGGGATTTCAATGCCGCCCAATTAATATCAGATGTTCCATTTAATCTTACTACTGGTCTACGTCCGTCAGCTTTAGCGTAACGCTTAAGCTTTTCGATATCACGACTAATGCGACTTAAAAACGCATGCGGACTATCATGGAATTCTTTTGTTTTACGAATACGGGCCAATTGAATATCATTGAGATCATATTCTCTGTCGAGCATACCACCGCGACCAGACGTATTTAAACAGGCATGTCGGCAACCGTCAGTAGCGAATGGGCATACATCTTTACCGCCAGCAAGATCCGCTGGAGCTAAATGTAAAATAGCAGATAGAAATTCGCCGCGTTTACCGCTCTTAGCAGTTTTTGCGTTGGCCATTTCATCCGTGAACAAATCATAAGATCTAGATTGTTGTTTTTTAGGCGTACCGGCAATTGTTTCGGCTGGCTTATCTGGCTGTGCTGGATTTTCTGATTCGTCTTTACGGAACTGAGCTAAACGATCCATAATCATTGATTCAAATTTTTGATTAACCGCTATGTCATGATCCTCTGGGCAATCCATGATAGTTTTAGTTCTGACTGGACTTGATACAGTTTTAAACAGATTGAAATAGTCGTGCTTAAACAAGAAAGCTAATTTAGATTCTTTTTTACCTAAGTCTGGCTTAGGTTGTTTTCTGAATGCACGTAACTTATTATTACGGGCAATTTGTCCCATTTGGGTATTACGTCCTTCTGGATGGAATCTTTCATTAGTTCCAAATGGATGAATAGGTTTTTCTGAACGTGCATGGCGTACTTGAACTTTTTGCCTTGATGAAAGATCTTCTTCTTGGCGAGCTTTACCAAGATCTGGCTTTGGCATTGCGCGCAATTCTCTTAGTTTTTGGGAGTGCAAAGACTTTGCATGCTGAACATCTTGTGATTTAGGAACTGCATTAAAATTTTCATCAGCGGTACGAATACGTCCAGTGGCATATGCTCCCGCGCTTGATATACCCTTATTATCAATCGGTAAATGTACACCTTTTGGATTCCCGCGAGATCTGACAGCACGGGCTTGATTCTTACTTTTACCTTTCGCCTGTAAATGTCTTTCTAATGCTGTAGATTTATCTAATTCTTCTTTTTTAATTGGATCTTTGACCTCTAAAAGTGTGGTATGATAATGTTCTTTAAAATTAGCGCTATTGTCCGGTTTCGGATGCTGGGCAACTACTTTATGTTTCTTGCCTTGATACATGATATGGGAGCCAACATCTAATCGTTTTGGATGCCATATATTGCGAGTATAATTTGGTTTTTCGTCTTTCATTACTGGCGGAATCGGAGTTGGGCTAGAAAAGCTATTCGTTTGGGCACCGGCTTGGAAATCAGCTAACGTGCCGCCGATCTTAAAATTTGGGCTATCTACTGCCGATGGGGCATATCCTTCAGCTTTACCGAAAACATCATTTTTAGGGGCTTGTAGATGCGGCTTACTTGGCATGGATTGTGCGCTAGGCATATTGTGCATAGCATTACCATGTCCACCAGAGCCTAGTTTAGCCATGAAATCCTTGGCATGTTGTACGGCTTCTTTTGGGGTATTGAAAATGCCTTTTTGGTTTAAAATTCCAGCGTGAGCGCCATTATGCTTAACATGATACTGGCCACCATCTTTTACAACCGATACTGTACCATGTTCTGGATGGGAAAAATGAATAGAATCACCAGCTTGCGGTGTTGACAGATGTTTGCCTGACCATCTCGTATTTTTGGCTAACTTTTGAAAATATCCCATACTCTACTGTAGATATTAGGCTTTTGGATGCGGTTGACAAAAAAGGTTAATGATGATAGGTTATAGGGGTGACCAAACTCCAAGAAGATTTCCTGTATTTTGCGCTCGTGACTTATCCTCAACGTGTAAAAGGATTTTATGAAAAACCTATCCCGCAGTATATGTATGACATGATTTCAGAAGCAAGGCGTCATTGTTTCGTTAAAGATTATGTATACATAACCATGGAAGATAATCCTAATTATTTTTTCTATGTTTATCCAGTGGATAGAGATGACCGGTTCACGTACAGGATGGTATCCGGTAAATGAAAAAAGTAATTAGAAGCTCTAATCTGGCTTTACGGTTTTACTTGACAGATGGCTGGACGAAAGATGAATTAGATGAATGCTGCGTTACGGGTGAAGTCAAATGTTTCTTCCCTGACGATCCCTCGCCTTATTTCAGTTTAACGGTAGGAAGCTTTTTTGATTGTTTTATGCTATTAGATAAAGCATCTAGAGTCGATCGTCTATTTGATAAATATACCCACATGTCGGATATTCAATTTTTGGAGCAAATGAACGGATAGCTAGATTTTCGGTTTCTTATTAGCTTTGCCTTTATATGCTTCAAAGAAGGCTTGTTTACCTGATGACCATACTTTAGCTGCTTTAACTGGCTGCAATGTGAATCCATGTTGGGCTAGGGCTTCAGTTTCTTCTGGTGAAAACCAATTTTTGGCATGTTCTGGTTTATGGAAACCGAATTTAACATTAGGGGTTTTTGGCGTTGGTACCTGTCCAAGTCTTTTCTGATCTGCCGATGTGAATCCTTCATCGTCAATAGGATTCGGCGTTCTTTCTGCGACATCCCACGATGCATTAGAATCTCCATGTTCTTCCAGTTCTGGAATATCTCCGCCACTGACATACGGGCCTTGACCTTCTTTATTCTGCATTCTTTGGATGGTTGTAAAAGGTTTCTTCTTGGTGCCGCTGAACACAACAGGCATCTTAGCTAGTTCTTCTTTTTTAACTTCTTCTTTTGGTGCAGGCTTTTTGAAAACATCCATTGCTTGCTTAAGTGAGTCTTTCAATGGTGGTAAAGCTGGCCCTTGTCTCATTTTTTCCTGTACGACCTGTTTCTTTTCTTTCAGGGATTTGTCATACCATTTTTGTTTTAAAGATTTAGGTTTCATTAAAGGCTCATCCTTTTTAACTCTTTTAGGTAAATGTTTCCCGTGAGTAGCTGCATCCCAATGTTTAACACCTTCGGCACCTAATGCTTCTTTACCGGCTTCTGAATGTCCCCATGCAGCTTGAGCTTGTGATGCCCACGGTTTCATAAGAGGTTCAGATTTAAAATAGTCGGCGTTTTTACGTTTTTTGGGATCAAAAACTTGGTTCCACTCAGGGGACATCACGTCTGGACTAACGACACCAACATCTTTCGGTGTAACTACCGATGAATGGGTAGCTGTCTTATCCCATGCTCTCGTTGCGGACGAACTTCTTTGGTAGCCAGAAGACATTAGACCTTTAGAACCTAAACTTTTGACATGTTCTGAACCGAGGTTCAGCATGTGTTGATAAATGCCTTTGCCGCGATGTGCTTCCCCAAGATTGGAATTCGAAACATCATGGTAGCCGTTTTTATGGGAACGATCTGCCATATTTTCATTATCGGGAACACTGAATGCTCGACCACTATACATCATATGTCCAACAGGTTTGTTATTATGGTAAGCTCGCATTAAATAACTAGATCTGCTTTTATTCGGGTTTAATATTTTAAAGGAGTATCCTTGTGACTTTAATTCATCGGGTGATAATGCTTTATTTAGATCTTCAGATTTATTTACGATATCTTCTGGCTTTAAGTTTTGGCTACGACGGTAAGCTTCTTCCCATTGTTTTTTAATTTTACTTACCACCATTTGTTTTTGCTCTGGGGTCATAGTAGCTGGAAGCTTATTCATGAAATCGGTGCGCTTGGTCGGATTAACTAAAATATCTCTAGCATGCGTTAATATTTCTTCTGGGAAGGATTCTGATTTTGGATTATAATTACGACTAATAATAAAACGAGACAAAGTGCTATATGAATCGTGATCAAATGCATCTAAGATGTGCTTGCGAGCTTTGAACATCGCTTGTTTACCATGCTTTTGCTCAATCTGGTCAAATACTCCGTGAGCTGCTTCATGCTCAATAGTACTATCAACTGTTTTACCGCGTAAAGCTTGTTGATCTGGGGTGAGCTTATTTGTCGCGATACGTTTCTTCGATGGGGCTCTTACGACTGGACGTTTTGGTTTTTCTTTACGATGGGCATTAGTTGCGTTAATCAAATCCATTTCTGGTGTTGCAGAATCAGGATTAGCTGCATGCACTGCGGCACGGGTGGGTCTTGAACTCCACCAATTGTCCAGATTTTGGCTGTGCTGTCTTAATGCGTCGCGTTTTTTTGTAAAGTGCTCTTGCATACGGTCAGCATGAGTATCATCAAAGCTTTCATACTTAGATCGTAGTTTACCACCTAATGCCGCTTGGAAAGATTTTGGTTTTCTGGTTGTATCCGAAGTTGTAGATTGAACGTTAGTCCCTAAAACTCTTGAACCAAATTTACCCGCCAAGCGTTTAGCTTCTTTATTTCGTTGTGGTTGTAAGCTTTGTTTCGTAGGTGGTAAGTCATGTGGTACCAAATTATCCCAGTTATCTAACTTATACCCAACGTTGGGCTTAGTGGTATCCGGTATGGCATGCGCAGTTATTTTGCGGCCATACATTTCAGCTTGTTTACCTGTTTCAATTTGTTGTACATTTTGTTCGGAACGCGGGTCAACGCCTAATTTTGGGAATCTCAAAACGGGGCGAGACATTTTCGCTAAAGGAGCTAGTTTATTAGAAAAGTATTCCGATTTGTTAGTTGCACGTGAATTGATTCGCTCATGTAATGAGCCTTCAGTATGAGGCAACTTAATATGTTTTTCAGGATTACTTTCAATTGCCATTTGATGGGGCGTTACGATCACTTCATGTTCGCGATAGCGAAGTGTTTTTGATGGCTTTTGATCTTTATCCCAAGTTGGATCATCGCTATGGCCGTGTCCTTTTTGACCAATAGTATTTGGAATATGTAAAATTTTTGATTCTGGAATCCATGCTGAATGTATATGCGGCTTAGATAGATCTAAGTCTCTGCCATATTGCGTTTGGTATTGTTTAACCCAATCAGTATCATCTTGCTCTTCTCGTAAATAATCAGATGCAAAACCTTTGGCGGCTTCATATGATGGTGTCCAAGAAGTATTACGCATTGCGCCACCATTTTGAAAATCTGCAGACTGGCTAGGTCTCATTCCCCTGTGTAATAAAAATTCACGCTCACCGGTGGCTGGGTTTTTTCGGACGGATGTTCTGCCGTGTAATTTATGCACACCACGATCTATTGCTTCTTTCGGGGCTGCTAGGATTTTATCTGGTGATATTGCAAAACCACTAGTCCAGGCTTCCACAGCCTTTCGTTCGGTATCTGGAATCGAATTCGGATTAAAAGGATTTCTTCTCTGTAAAGAGCCTTTACCTAAAAAATGCTTAGCTAGCTGGTCTGCTAATAACAATGGTTCACTACGTTGAAGTGATCCATCACTTCCTGCATCGCTACTCTGCCCGGTGCTTCTAAACAAGCGGCTGTATCGTAGGAGTTCAAGAACAGACTGAATTCGACTAGGGTCAGATTCATAATCTCTGCTTTCGTAATAATCGTCCCCATGTTCGTTCTTGCCCAAATAGCGTCCCATTCCGCTTTCGGCAAGTTTTCCGTCATCGCCAATAGTGTACTTAAATCGATTACAGAATTCGTCTGTGTAGGTTCCATACTCATTATTATAACACAACGTTTCAGATTTTGCAACATTATTTTGTAAGTTAAACTGGAAATGTGATATTTTTTTATCTCGACCGTGCCTGTTAACGTATAAACTCAACGAATTTGGATTATGCACCATCAGCTTGGAATCTGGATGATTAGTGATCATTTGATGAATATGGCGCTGCCTAACTACTTCTGGACCATTTTGAATATCTGAACCATAGCGTAAATGACGATTAGGACTAGTTAGCGTTTGATTAATAAAGGCTTTTAAGACTGGATGATTCTCAACAGGTTGAGTCTGTAACCAAGATCTGGCAGTTTTAAGCGTATTGGAATCCATTTGCTGTTTATGAGCCGGAGATGCGTCCCAGACTATACCTAAATCTTTATGGTTGATTGCTGTCATGCGTCCATCTGGTGATGTGTCCCCAGCTTTTGCTGGCGGCGGGGTAATATTATTCATCGGTAGTTCCTAATAAATAATCATCGTCTGCGGAACCGATAGTTTGGGAGTCGGACTCGTCTTGACCAAGTAAATCGATGTTATCATTTACTGATGACCATCCTTGCTTAGCTACTTGATCCATATAATATTCAGGAGTTTTAGGCATTTCCAAAATCTTAATTCCGCCTTCAACTTTCGCAAATACTGGACTAATATACTTAATCCAAGTTGCTGGCACTGTGCCGCTTAAGGTAATTTTAGCGGCAAATACTTTGGTTCCTTCAAATGACGGGTCTAAATAAACTGGACCTGCTTGCATAGAAGATATTTCGAATCCTCTTGCTTCTAGATAAGCTTCCCTGTAGCGGCTTAAACAGTAAATTACTAATTGGCGCAACCACTCAGCGAAAATTGGCTCACCTGATGCCATTACCGTGATAGTCCAGCCTTCGCTAAAGAAAAGGTTTTCCCTGTGCGCTAGCCAAGTCTTGGTTTCTGGAACAATATAGCAACCGGTGAAATCTTCGTTAATGTTTGCAGCGATTAAAAACGTCACATCATCCAAGATTTGGGTAATTTGATATGATCTTCCATTTTTAGCCATCAAGAACATGCCTGCAGCTACTTGGTAAGTCGTATGGGGGCTTGGCATAGTAACCATACCCTGAACAGCATCATAGAATGTAGGCGTAAATGGGGGTACAATACGGTGCAATGGCTGGCCAGCCTTGGCTGGATCATAAGCTTGGTCTTCACCATCATCGGCTAAGGAAGCTCTGTCGTTGGCTTCCGTAGCTTGGGAACGGGTAATTAGGAGTGCTGGGGTAGAGGGTGAGTCCACCCGATATGGGAGATAAACTGGTATATTATTGTTTATAATGAAGTTTTTAGCTTGATTTAATTCCTTGGTACCAAATTCCGCTTTAGAAAGAACATCATCCACTAGACCGCCAAAGCAGTCATCGAGAAGATATTCGTTACGACGCATATCAGCTAAGGCGCCTTCCATGGCTGTTTTTATTAGAATGTCGGTCGCTAGAATCGCCATATTACATCAAATATTAGGGGTAGCTATTAATTACTCTTTAAAGACGATTATGCCAGTAAAACCAAAGGATTTCCAGAATATAGACGGCTGTCCGATCTCAGACATTTCATTCATTAGTTCTGACTCGGTAGATAACCACATTGAGCGAGATAGTTGCTTTTGCTTAGTTAAAATCTCATCTGCGCTAAAATTTTTGGTTTTATTTACCATCTGCATAGTATTGGTAATATTCTCTAATCGGTGGTTATCGAAATGAGTTTTTTCGCAACATATGAAACAACCGCCAACAACTAAATTATCTTTAATTTTTGCAATGAGATGGCGACGATCTATTCTGGATAAAAACTGTAAAAAGAAGATGCTGGTAATGACCGAGGATCTTTTGCCGTTAGTTATATCAGTAAAACGACGAGCATCGCCCCTAGTAAATTTCACCCAATTAACTTCACTGGTCGGGCACAAAGTTGAGTTATCGATTCCACGATAAGTTACCTCTGGTAGTTTTTGTACGGATTGTAACAATTTACCAGTAGAGCATCCGAGATCAATGACTTCGGTACCAGCCTGAGCAAAACATTCAATATATTCTTTAACCTGTGCTGCTAAAAAACTATAATTCGGGATAGACATTTCAATATGTTTGTCAAAATCCGCCACGTTATCGAAATCAAATTTACTGCTCATTCTGTACTCCTGATTATCTGAGATATCTGATTCATTAAAATATACGAAACTAATGTTGGGATTCCACTGCATCGTTCATACTGGCGCAGTAGTGATATAGACTCATCGAAAATAAAACTATCAGGTACTGATTGTAGACGTAAACATTCGCGCACAGTATATCGTCTTGGTTGGTGCCCTTCCCAGTGGAGAATCTGTGCGGTTGCCTTTCCCATTGGCGAACTTAAAATGGTTTTAGCTGGCTTGTATGGGTCAACTTTATATAAAGCTCCAGTTCGTCCGCCGCCGCTATAAAACCCCCTCTTCATGAAGGTTTTTTGATCTTCAACTGGTAAATTTTTCCAATTACCACCTACAGGAATTTTATGTACGAAGGGTTTTTCATCGTTACGTAAACCACAATCTCTTGCGTGATTAGGAACCGAATTGCAAGGATCTTTTGGTAAATCACCTATTGCGTCCAAAACGGTGTTTTTCTTATTCGGGTGAGTTGGCAAAGGAAAAGTAAATTGCTTTTCGAGATCTTTGCGTAGTCCAATAACAAAAACTCTTTCTCTTTTTTGCGGTACACCGTACTCTGAGCAATCGATCAACTGCCAAGTAATATTATAGTCTTTGGTGAGAGGTAACAATAAAGCTTCAAATGATGGCATATTTGATTTAGATAAAATTCCCTTTACATTCTCTAATAAGAAAGCCTTGGGCTGTTTGTTCAAAATGATATTAACCGCGATGGTACCTAAATTACCGTATTTCTGATCTTTAATTCCTAAACCTTTACCGGCGACAGAAAACGGCTTGCAAGGAAACCCAGCAGTAATAATGTCAGTATAAGGAAGAAGAGAAGCCTCTATCTGATTAGCGTCCGCGAGATATGCTACTGGTTCTACATTCCGATTAAAAGTATCTACCGCAATGCGATTATTATCAAAGGCATACACTGTTTTGATTCCAGCTAGTTTAGCCCCTAATCCACCAATGCCAGCACCACAGAATAAATCACCAACAGTAATTCCGTTAAATTCGAGCTGTTTGATTGTATTCATATAAACGATTCCCTATATATGATACCACAGGAACGGTCATTCCATTACATAAAAACATTTGCATATTCGTTAATCCGCACCCATCTAGCCAATCAGCCGGAAGCCCCTGTAAAAGCATTCTTTCTTGTGGTGTCACTCTGCGTACTCCATGATTATCCACTACCAGATCAGTATAACTTTTATAGTCTCTTTTTGCTAAAGTGCCGCTTACTCCGCAGCACGAATACTGATCAGAGCGTTGGCGAGTAAAATAGGCAAAGGAATATTGCTTTCTATCTCTCTGCGTAAAATTCCACTCGCTGCCTTCTTTGATAGCTGCCATTTCTCGTCCGAGTTGTTCACTATCACGTTTTCCAAGCTCGAAGATATCGGATTCGGGCAAGATTCCATCGCGGACTGCGAGAATGTACACTCTACGTCTACGTTGTGGGACTCCGAAGAATTGGCTGTCAAAGGTCGTGTAAGTCGCATCGTACCCGATTTCGGCAAGGTCTTGTAAGACTGTTTCAAGTCCTCTGCCAAGGAGTGCGCTGACGTTTTCAATAATTGCGTATTTTGGTCTTACTTCATTAATTACCCTCTTGTATTCTTGCCATAATCCAGATCTTTCACCGGTTATGCCTTTACCTTTACCCGCGATTGAGATATCTTGACATGGAAATCCACCGCATAAAACATCTATACCTGAAAGTTCTGGAGTTTTGTTAGATAAAGATTTGATATCGTCAAAGATCTTGACGTGTGGCCAATGCTTCTTGATGACTTGTTGGCAATATGGCTCAATTTCACAAAAACCAACTGTTTCAAATAAACCGGTTTGCTCTAAACCTTTGGAAAACCCACCAATGCCGCTAAACAAATCAAATACTTTGAGTTTATGACTGGGCATATATCTATATATACCATAACTATGTCATCTTCTTAGCAAAATCTTCTTCGATCTGCTTAAGAATATCAGACCATTCCTTTTGAGCCCAATCGTATGCTGCTTCAACGGCTTTAATGCCGTGTACTTCTGGAGCCATCCATCGGTCTTCTCCTTGATGCTTAGAGGATACTACGCGGAATACTACGGCTTCTTTAGTTGCCCCTGCTTTATTGGTAGCCGCTCTTTGAATAACAGCAGCGCCCCCGATCATGAAATTTCCGCTATGGGCTTTGAGTCCAGTAGCAGCCGCTTCGGATGGTGATCTTGGTTTTGAATAAGCTCCCTGAATAGAGCGTCCCTTTTCTTCAAACTTACTTGTATCTAAATGATGAAGGATGCCCATTTTAGGTTTACCGAATTCGTCGTTTTCGATTTTCTTCATATTCACCCCTGCTTTTTTAATAGCAGCCTTAAGTGAATGTTTCAAGAACATTGAGGCACCCATTTGGGCACCACCATCATGTTGCGACGCGCCACCAGCAGGCATCGGGATAACCTTATAAGTTGAACCATCTTTAGCTCTACGTAGTTTATCGTTCGGCTTCAGTAACCACTCGGCGGTAGCCATGGACATACGCGCACGACCATCATTAATATAAGCAGCGCTTTCATCAAGTTCAACTACCCACATATTATTACCGAGCTTATTCCAACGAAGATTCTTAGCATCGGGTGATACTAATGGATGCTGATCAGATTGTAAATTATGTGTGATTTTATCGCCTTTACCTAAGAATGCATTACGAAGATAATCATTATGTGCAAGGTCGGTATTGGCTTTTTGTACGATGAATGCATGAGTAGATGCAGATAGATTTTCCATGGCGCTTTGGAGCTGGCCTTGGACTTCTTCGACTGCTACTCCGAGCTGGGTTGCTATTTCTTCGGCGTTACATCCGATTTTAAATGAATCAGCCATGAGATTATTTCTCTCCGGCTTGCTTGCCTTTGGATGCGGAGAGATTAGATGACTTCACAGAAACAGGCTGGCCTTGTAAATCGCGGACCTCTCCACTGATGATACTGCGCCATACAGCTTTTCCATTTACTAATACTTTTTTCTTGCGGTCTTTGATTGTGCCAACCGGTAAATGGATAATTTTTTTATTTAAATCCTCAGTCAAGATTTCCATTTCACTTTTCTCAACTTGACCTTTGGTCTTTTTTGTGAGATTCAAAAGTTTTTGAACAAGTGACATTGACTGTTTGAATGCATCTGGATTCTTTTCAGCGAGATCCATTAGTTGTGGAATTTGCTGTTTGATATGTAATAATGCGGCGCCAAGTTTTTGCTGGACTTCGTCGTTTCCATCATCTTCTTCGGATGCTTCTGGTTCGTCTTTTTTAGTTTCTTTAGAATCGGATTTAGATTCTTTTTTATCTTCTGGTTTAGCTGAATCACCACTGTATGGATTGCGACCTTGGATTTGTTGGCCATGTAACGCTTCCGTAAGATCACGTGGCTGTTGCTGAGCTTGTTGCGCCTGTGCTTGTTGTTGTTGAATCTGCTGAATTTGTTGTTGAGCTTTTTCTTGGGCATCTCCGCCTAATTGCTGGATGATTGCTTGGATTTGGGCTTGCGCTAATTTAACTGAATTCTGGAAATCTGGTGCAGAGGCAAATTCTTGCTCTTCTGCGTTAGTTCCATCATTATTAGCTACTGATTGATCGGTGTAATCAAAAAGATTGGGCGGAATAGATAATCCTTCCGACTTCAAGGTCTTTTCTTCGTATAAGCAGATTTCACCACTACGTTCAGACTGATGAACAGCTTTCACGGCTTCTGAAAAATCTAAGCCTATACCGCAGGCCATTGAATGACCAATTTGCTCATTGAAGCTTGCCAATAATTGTGGGATTTGTTCCGCAACGGATTGTGGACATTCCATTACCATCCATTCAGGCAAAAATACGTGAACACGTCCACCGTTTTGCTGGCACATATTGGAAATGTTTTGTTGGAATGCTTTAAGTAGGTTAGTAGCATTGGTAGCATCCGCAAATCGACCACCATCAAGGTCTTTACGGATCGAGTCGGCTATTTGCTTACTCACCATTGCACACCAAAGGTTATCCATTTATTGATCCCCAAATTTTTTCGTAACTAGTAATTTTGCTTTCAAAGCTAAAAGGAATGCCTTAACAGATTCTGGATCTGATTTCGGATTGAAGTCTAAAGAGTAACCTGATTCATTTTTACTAAGTGTAACAAATTTTTCAGACTTAGTTACCATGAAACATGCGCATGGAGCATATTCTGGTCCTGCCGCTGTTTTCGTAAATTGTGGCGTTCCGCAATGTTCACAATCGGTATATAATTCTTTTTCACTCAAGCGTAATTCTGATTTTCCGATCTTCGGAGTCGTTGGAGCCTTCGGAGTTTGTAACGATTTTGGAGCTTTTGGTGCTTGGGCAACTTTAGTATTTTGACCTTTAGCTGCTTGCATTGATTGCTTAGCTGCTTGGCCTGCAGGATTTTTACCCGGAGCTACTGGAGCTACTGGTAATTTAGGCATGGATGGTAATTTGGGTATTGCAGCACCTGATGGAGCTTCATTCAATTTAGCTTTAGATAAAGCGGCGCGTTGTTTTTTAAAAAGCCTGTTCCCCATTGTTTTGCATTTAAGATCGTCGTTGTTTGACATAGCTTACTCGTAACTTGGGGCAGATTCATCCATTAATTTGTAACCATACATGCCAGAAGATCCGATTATAAATCGATAGCCGCCGGTATTTATATATATATAACTATCCGGTGGGACAGGGATATTATCTACATAGCTGGTACCAATTGTAACAGTGTTATCACCGGTACGAATAAATTGAACCTGATTGGTACTATTAAAGCATGCAATAATGCAATTTTCGCCAACTGATTTAGCTGCCGTCAAATCGCCGACAGGAGATAAGATACCAACATGATTAGAATTACCACCTTGGACGACCGATGAGGGTTTTTTTGGTGATTGATATGATTGTATTGCCATAAGGTTTCCTTAGTGAAAATATTAGGGTTAATAGTCTTTCGGGCCCATTCGGCCAGCTGGGGATGGAGCATCTTGGAAGCGGGAATGGTCGGTATTTTCGTCTTTTGAGTTATTACGGTTCATATCCCTGAATACATACTCTCGAACAACAGATACTTGATAAGGCATGCGTTCTAGGCTGCGCTTATTTGTTCTTGGATTGGTCACCTGACTGACGCGGATTTCATGTAATAGGCGATCAACGACGAAAAAAGGGGTATAACGGAACCTAACGGCAAACACTCGTCCTCTGCCAAGCTCTGGATCGAATCCGGGTCTATTTTGGCTTATCCATTGAATATGCCCTTCGGTGGTAATTTCAAAATCCACTCCTTCAATATATTCAACGCCATGGGCATCTATTAAGTGTTCAACACATGTAGCAGGGAATTGCAGGATATCAATACCGGTTTGAGATGCTTCTAATTCCTGAGAAGTAACTACACGGATTTCGATATCTTTAAGGAAAAGTCTGTCCCATGGACTAAACAATACAGGACATTCAGGCTTGTCATCATAAAAATCTGGGGCAGTAATATAGGCAGTAGCATGTTCAAGCACACTGGATTCAGCTGCCTTGGGATTATTGCTATTATTACTAAAAAATGCGGTAATAGTACCTGCTTCTTTATAAATGTATCCATCTACGGATTGTCTAGCGGTTCCTACGGCATGACTGTCTCCACGAGAAGACATTCCGCGTGGGTCGGGAATTGCTCTGTAATGAGTCATAGCTACGCCTTGCGATCTGATTAAATGATCGAATGCAGCTTTATCAAAACTAACCTGATAATTAACTAATCCGTTGATTAGCTGATTACCACTGGGCGCTTTTGATTTTCTCCCTCTTGGTCCTAATTTATTTTCTGCCATAATCTACCTTTAATCTCGACTGATATACAAAACGAGAATTCTCGTATCGATATACGATATAAATCATTTCACCGAACTTTGTAAACTCATATACTTCGCAGTCATGTTCAATAATAATATGTTTCATCCGATTCAATAATTGACGAACAATAGTCATTGCATAAGGTTTTATGCCGTAGCCTTGTTTATCTTGCAACGAACAAAACAGTAAAAAACGACGTTCTAGCGAAGTCATTTATTCCACTTTGAATTCATCACAAAGATCCAGCATTCTTGGCGGAGCACTGAGATCGATTGGTCGAACTATACAATTTCGGTTAATTTCATTCTTTTGTAAATCTTCTTTAATTTCATTCAAATCAGAGATCCAGATATCATTTGATGATGTATCATATACGAAATAAATATCGGACGCTTCCGATTTATAGAAATCTTCAGTTTGAAACCAAATCATTTTACGATATTTTTGAAATTGATCTTCTTCGTTCTTAATTAAGTCAATTTCAGTTCCATCAGTTTTAGATAAAAAATCACTGTGCCACTTAATACTAGGATCTTTCTTTTCAGCAAAAAAAGTACAAATCGCTCGGTGTGGGGCGGCGGCAAGTGATACTATATCACCTTTTCCATCACGTGAGAACATGCTGTGGAGTCCTCCTTTAGTAAGGATATACACAACTGGGCCATTTTTACAAACGCCAGCAAGTTTCTTTTCTTGAATTTGATTAGCTGCTATATTCATTCGTCTTTACCTACAACTTTTCTGATAGCAAGTTTAATACGATCCATGGGATTATCTAAATCAAGATTCAATCGATCATCTGGCTTGGTACCACTATCGGGTACGGCTGATACTGCACGTAAATCATCATACTGCTTCATAGTATTTGAAATAGTATCTTGCTCTTTGTCTTCGCGAGCTTTGATCCATTGTTTCAATCGTGGAGCAAAATCAGCTGCTTCACTTTTAAGGATCTGGAACGGTTGTTTAGGGGTTAGTGTTTTTGCTGGCTGTAACGGAAATCCAAACGATGCTGGTCTCAATCCGCGAGGTGACTTACCTTGCTGTAATTTATGGTAGTCTTGCACATAACTATTATTTAATTTATCTGCGCCGATATCGTTCGGTGATAAATTATGGCCAAATTTCCAAGAATATGCACATTTCAGTTTATCGCCGCATTGCTTCTTATTTACGAATTTAGCCAGAGTACGGGCAATATGTAATTCAATGCCCGGATTTAATTGTAAATATTTAGACATTTGGGTATCATTCATGCTGCCAAGACGCTCTAAATCTGGATGCCCCCAGTGGCCTTTATTTCGATTATGCATTTCACGGATAGTGTTGGGCAATAATGCCCACCTACCAATAGCTGTCTGTCCGGCTTGTGGACCGGAGGTGATTTTTTTATGCTGGGTATTCTTGCCGCCGCTTGTTTCGAGTTGCATGGTGTTATGTAAAAAAGCATCTTCTGGTTGACTGCCCCACGGCTCTGGTTCAAACGTTGTACGCATATCTGCAGTTTTTGGTGCGGAATGAGTTAAATAAGAAGTCGCTTTTGATGGGCTCTGAACTTTTAACCCCTGAGCAGCACTAGGATTAGCAAACATTGCCGCCATTCCTAATCCGATTGCAGCATTCTTTAAGCTTTTATTAAGTTCCTGATTATTGAAATAACTTTTATATACCAACTCATCAACAAGATTTTGAATATCTTGTGTAGAGGTATGGCTGTTTGTCAGTACTATAGAATATAGTGATTCGGATTTAGCTAACGATTTGGTTGCCTCTTGGATTGATTGATTAATAGCTAAATTAATAGTATAATCTGCTGGGCTCATTCCTAATTGGTTGGCATATGTAGCCAATAACGGTGATACTTGATCATTAATCGCCTGAACTATTAATGTCTGACTCGTTACAGGCAATGTGCTGAAGTAGTCGGCGATAGTTTTTTGAATTGTAATATTATCTTTTGGGGTCATGATTATTTCCCCTCTTAGACGCTCGTCATGAAGAACCGTTGTGAGTAATTAGTCTTCAGTGATTTTAAAAGTTTATCGTAATCAGCTTCTAGTTGTTTACGTTTATTTGCTAGCAAAGTAAAAAGATTATCATTCACGCTTTGACTTAAACCGTCAACACCTAACGATTGAGAGCTTACGCGAAACATTGGAATTAAATTATCTAAAGCAAGCATTGCTGCCTTCATTCCCAGTAATTCGTTAAAACTAACAGGAATCATGCCGGTTTTTTCGCATCCAACTCCGCACAGTACTTCAATATTCCAAAAGCCCGGAATAAAAGACATCTGTCCAAGAAAATGGGTGATCGGTGTTGCACCTGCAGTACCAAATTCAGCGGCTGCCCCTACCGGCGAAAATGCTGGTGAAAACGGGTTAATATTTAATACCCCTCTAGTAGCATTCGCCATATCTACCCATTCGTTAGGCATAGTATAAAGTTTCAAACCATTCGGAAATTGTTCATTCTGGTCAGGTGTATCTGCATAATTTGCAGCAGAAATAGAAATACTAATAACTTTACGAATCGGCTTATGTGGAATTTCCAAGTGAATATAATGTGTGTAATCTTTGCTATGAAACGGCTGGCGTGTTCTTTTAACTCGCGGCTGAATATCAATTTTTGATTCCGTTTCCACAAGATTGATAGCGCGTTTAACGTACTTATCCAACATACGATCAGTTAATTTTTCACCTGTTAATGGAGCAGTCATCGGTACGCCGAAAAGAAAATTCTCGCGCACATCCCTGCCATTGTAAATAGGCTCCATTGTCTCAAATGATTGCGCTGAGTCAATGGTACCTTCGGGTGATACGGCATAAATGCCTTTTTTTGCTTTACTTAAATCTGCCATGTAACTTTAACAGAAAAATCTGTCCTTTGAATTAATGTCTTGTTGTGTAATATCAGATAAACGTTCTGCGTAAAATGTATTCACGCCGTCGTTAAATTTAACCGACATGGAATTTTGTGCGATACTTTCGTCAGCTGCTAAGGTAACAGAAAAAATAGAGGTATCTTGGGTTGGGTATGGTTGAGATGCTGGGCGGTCGGTAATTGCAGCTGCATCATCAATACTCGCAAAAGAAACGTAAGCTTGGGTTCCAGCGGCTGGAATGAATCGCAAGGTGTCATGGTCGATATCACCGGAATTACCTTTGATTGTTACCAATCTAAAGTAAATGGTCGTGAGGTTCCCGTTGATAATATTGAGGTTTTCAGTTTTATCAAAGGAATTTACATTATAAACATTATCTAAGAGTATGAAACCGTAGCGCATTCGTACTTCCAATCCTTAGAAAATATTAGGCTTTTCTCTTTTTCTTGGATAGTGGCTTTGGGACAGTTTTAACGATAGCTAAGGTAGATGGAGAATGCTGCGTCACAACACGTGGAATTGCAATTTGATCGATGATACCCCAATTAAGAGCTTCTTGTGGTGTCAGAAACCAATCACTATTACCCCGCGCATGCATTTCATTCTCAATCTCTTTGACTGTATTATCGGTATCATGCGCGAAATTTCTAATCAATAATTTATTAATCTGGGTCGTATTAAGTGATGATGTTTCCAGATCAGTGGCCTTCCCGTGATGCATCGTACTAACTTCATGAAACATTAAGGATGAATTAGGTGCCGCAAAACGATATCCCTTTGTGCCAGACGCTAACAGGCAAATGCCAGCTGACATCGCTTTACCCAGTGCCAAGGTGGATACAGGCTTATGGGATGACTTAATCAAATCTCTCATGGAGTTCATTATGGCCACATCACCACCATAACTGCTTACAATTATTGAGATAATTGAAATAGATGGGTCATTTTCTAATTCCATGAATTTTTCGTAAAAATCTTCTAAACCTTCATCATCAAAATGAGTTACCCAGATTTGATCAGAGTCATTTGGTGGTTTCCGCATTTGTCTTGGTCTACTCATAGTTTCTCCCTGCACCTTTTACTTTGATGGATTGATTAGAATGCTCAATGGCGGAAATATGGCCAGAGACAACGATATTGGATTCATTTAATGTAGGGGTAAACCAGAATTGATCTTCGAGATGAATTGAATCACCCCATCCGGTTGCTGCTACAAAGCAGCGTAATGAGTTTGTATAGTGCTGGGTAAATGCCCCGATGATTTTGCCTGATTCATCGTAAATAGGCATAGGGAAGCCGCTAAGTACTTCTGCGGAAACGGTAACGGTAAATTCATACCTTGTTTTATCCATTTTACCCTCATGACAAATATTAGGGGAGCCACGATCTTAAGCGCATTATCAGTAAATTCGCTAGGATAACAAACAAAAGCGAATAATTACATTGATTTACAACAACCGCTTGATACACGAATAAGACCGTAGCTCCTAATGCTGCTACCGTGAGCAGGGCATTAATCATTAGCTTCTTCGGCTGACGGAGTTGGGGACTCGTCAGTTTGAGGCACTAATGCACCTTTAAGGGCTTGATTATCCATCGCGAGAAATGCCCTTGCAGCACCCTCACCACCCTCAAGGATCTTTGAAATCATTTGTCTACGAAGGTTATGCAACTGGTACACCGGTGCGGTGCCTTCTACAATTTTTTCATCTTTGATAGTTAAAATCGGTTTATTACCGATCTGTCTTAATTTTGGCTCGTTAGCTACACCCAAAATATCCAATTTTCTATCTAAAAGTCTACTTAATTCAATCCGTTTTTTTCTTTTCATACCTTTTCCTTATCTACTGTTTAAATACAAACTTAGCGCTTCCAATCCAAATATCATTATTGCCGAGCAGTACGGTGAGCTGATCTCCAAATACTCCTACGACCGTTCCGATAGGCTGAACTTCCGTGCCAAGCATACTTTTAATGGCTTGTGTGATCGTAACCACATCGCCTTCCTTTATTTTTTTCACAGATCCCTCGATGCTTTACTATCTTTGTTGTGATTATAGCAGGGTAGCACCCATCAAGCGCTACCCCTTTATATTATTTACCTTTTACTCTGAGCCTTAGCTTCACTGCATCAAGATCCTCAGTCAAGTTGGCACATTTTTCATTTAAAACCGCGATCTCTTTAGTATGCTGTTCTAAAGATGCCTTGGATTCTTGGCGAGAAAGCTCCAGTTCATCATCTAAAGATGACGCCTTAAATAAGAGTAGCATTACTAAAATCCAAAGTGCAAAATCCATATTATTTCACTTTCGCTGAGAACGTTTCCACGAAAGCGTCATCAAGAACATATTTATTGATGTTAATGCTTACTGGATTATTCGCATGACTTGGAGAATCAGAAAGGAATCTGTTGATGAAACCTTGAGTAATATCTTTAGGGATATCAAGCAAGAATGATCTAATATTCAATGATTCTTTCTTAGTCAAATCTTTACGCTTGAAAAGCTCCGACAATACATTGTCCACGGTTACAGTCACTACATCATGACGTTCTTTTTTCATCATAGCAGCAACAACATGGCTGTGTTTATTGTATGCACCAACTACTTGTTCAAAAGTAAGTGGTTTGATTTCGTTTGACTTTACGTATTCAACGTATTTTACAGCCATTTCGTAACCAAGCATTCCGCCAAGCATCTCAATCCAAAGATCTTCTGGTAATCCCGAAGAAAGCACTTCTTCAGCTCTTACGATAGCACGACGATCTGGTTTCGCTTTTACTTCGAATGATTCAAGGCCAGTGCAGTCAACCATTTGCATATTTTCTGCTACGAAGCCAAGGAAAGTAGAATCAAATTTTGGTTTACTGCGAGCATATTCAAGAAATTCTTCTTGGGATGGAGTAAACTTAATTTGGCAAAAACGACTCAATAAAGCGGCATCGTCAATATTGGTAGTTTTGTAATCATTGCTGTCTGGATTCATCGCAGCATGCACAGTACAGCCTTCTGGCAATACATGGGTATGGATACGACGATCAAGGATTAATTGGAATACCATTTGGAGCATATCTGGGCGAGCACGATTGATCTCGTCGATAAAGATCATTTTGCGTTCACCGGCTTTAGGCCACCAAGCTGGTAGCACGTGTTCAAAAGATTTGTTGCCTTCAGCATCTTGGCGCTCGATCATAAGTCCAAGTAAATCGCCCGGATCGCACATAGTTCCAAGGCGTACATCAAAAAATGTCATTCCAGATTCATCTGCAATTTGTCTCATTACAGAACTTTTACCTAAGCCGTGGTGTCCAATAAGTAATGCTGGAACTTTTGCGGCAATCAGGTGGGGTAATCCTCTTTTAATTTCACTAATCTTCATCGGTCAAGTTTTCCTTTCGGGGTTGTTGTTACTTTAATACTATCAGGGTTTATTGTTTTAGTCAACCCTTTTTTATTTATTAATTTTCATTACTAATTCGTCTTTAATTCTGAGCATTTGGATATTAGCAGGAGCGTTCTTGTTGTAAAGAGCGGCGCGTGAGACCACATGACTCGCAGACTGGTGTAGTTTCAGAATAAGGTCATGACTAGTGGTTTTCGAAGCAATTTCGAGCCTTACAGCTTCAGACGTGCTTGGATAATCTACAAGAAAAGCTAATATTTCTTCTGGTACTGGCAAAATATGAATAATTCCAATTTGTATGGCTGGATAATCAACAAGCACTAGATCATTGTATAATTCAGGTTTTGGTTTGCTAGAATGTATAATCTCGTTCATGTAGATAGCATGCACAGTGCTAGCCATTAATCCGCTAAAACGATGAAGTCTTTTTCTTACTTCGTTTTCATCCATACTTTAAGTCCTTTTTCTGGAACTGTTCCAGAGTGGCCTTCGCGGGTCAATACCCAAAGTACTGGCATTTTAGGGAGTTTAAAATCTTGTTCGCCGTCCCCATCCGTAAAATAAATACAAACATCTGCATCAGCTTTTGCTGCAGCATCCAAACCGGGCTGGAAACTGGTACCGCCACGGCCATGCACTTCTACATTATTTTTACCTTGATAAGTCCATGTTTTATGCACTTCTGTATCACATTCAATAATCGTTACAGTAGCACCAGTGTCGTGAATACGTTTCGCTTCACAAAAAATTGCATCAATGTCGTCATCTCCCATAGAGCCAGAAGTATCGATAACCATTGCAACGTGAACCAATGGATTTGTGCGTTTACCCGGTTGAGCGATACCCCAACGACGATTTACGCGCATTCTAGTGGATTTAATTTCTACAGTTACTCCACGACTCCAGAAGCGCCTTAAGATGGATTTCCAGTTAAGGGTTTCTTTGTTCATTGTTTCAATTTGTTTGGCAATATTAGCGGGAAGGTTGCCTCTGCCAGTTGACGTAGCAGCCTGATTAACCGCATATTGAGCAATACGTTTTTGGGCTTCACCACAAACTGATTCATCCCATGTGCCGTGGTCGTCTAAAGACTCAGACATCTGGTCAAGCATTTTCTGAAATTCTGGGTCACCTTTTTTCTCGTCAGATTTTTTCTGAAGAAGGCCATAGTAATATTCAAGAGTTTGTTGAGCTTCCACATTTGGATTTTCCACGAGCTTCTTAAAGTTATCAAGGGTAACAATATCCTCTTTCATACCGTCAATCAGGGAATTAAATTGGTTAATAGAGCAATCAGCAGCGATATTGAATTTCTTGTGTTCGAAACCTTCTTGACGTCCGCCCAAGTGTAGGAATAACACATGCTCGCACTCATGCTTAAGAATCCCAGCAGGGGCTTTAATGCCGTGGGCAGTTTTTTGCTTAATCAGATAGTTTTCATTATAAAGAAGGTCGATTCCGTCGGTAATACGAACACCTGCGGTTTCGATCTTAGTCGTTTTCATGCGACGCATTCTCATTAAGAGATGGGCATAGAAAGGTTCAGTGTGGAGTAAGTAAATAATGCTATCTTCTAATACGCTTAAACTCATATAATAATATTACCTCATGCTAAGTGGTTTGTCAACCGTTATTTGAATAAAAACCGACGGATCGGAAACAACAATGGTTTCAAGTCCTTGCGGGAATGCAATATAATCTCCTTCAATTGGCAGCAGTGCGAATAGTGATGGGTGAACATGTAGGTAAGCATACTGGGCCTTTTTCTGCTTGTCCTTGTATTCCTTAAACACATTTCCAATTAGTTCTAATAGTTTATCTTGGGTATTGATCATAATTTAGTAATATTTTGAGGTTCCATCGCCTAAGACTACCATTCCGTTACTTTCCTCAAGTTTAAAACCTTTTATTGAATATTTTAAAGTTCTTTTTTTGGTGGCCATCCAGTTATGAATAAAATTGTATTTCATTATTTTAATATCAAAATTTATTTGCCAATCGCTGGCAGCTATGATTTGATACTGCCCCTTAACTTTCTGCATTCCGATCATGCAAGCAGTTAAATCAAAGCGCTCCATGAACGACTGAACGGTGCTCCGGTATTCAGCATTGACGATATTAATCGGGATGTAGCCATTATCATGAGTTAAAATAATTTGCATAGCACCATTTTCTAATGCAGATAAATGCTCTTCCGTCACATGATAACCAAATTCATACGCTTGGCGAAGAGTTTTTCTGACGGCTTCAGTGCAATTAAAGTACAAATCAATATCTTTCGGTGTCTTACTCATCCATGAATCCACCATGAATCCACCAGCTAAAAAAGCGCCTGAGTCTAAAAAAGCAGTAATCAATTTCCAAAATCTAAATAAATCGGAATCTACAGGAATGGTGGATTCATCTATTGTTTCCCAGTAATATTTCGGCATGCGCTGCGGAGTTCCATCAGGATTATTTGGTAACACATCTGGCCATTGGGAGGGCATTTCACGGGTTGGTCTGATTTTGGCTTCCATTATTTTAAATATCATATAAATTCAATCCTGAAAAAGTGGCCTGCATAAACATATACGCCTTTTTTATTTTTACGAAACTTATGGATTTGATAATATACCGTTCTGTCATCTTGTGATAATCGGAAAACACTCCATTTAAGATGCATATGAAATTTTCCATTTTTTTCCAGCACAAAAAGCCCACGAATGTGGCATGTAGTCATGCCATGGTTTATCAACAACTCGATAAACACCATTGTCATACTTAAAAATCCGAAATGATGGCCTAATTCTCGTCATAAATGTTTATCCTGTACCAAATCTTAGATTGTGATCCCAAAAAACCTTGGGGTGTCTTAAAAATCTGGTAGTATGCTATGGCATTCGTGTGATAAGGGAAGTCGCCAGCGTCTGCATACGTGTGCTTTCGGATGTAATAGTAAGATTTCATAAAAACCTGATCACCCATCGATGCCACTCAACGCTATTCTTAGTGATAGTAATCATCGGTTCACTTTGCCATACTTGAATATAATATTCATCCCTCATAAACTTGTATATTCCATAAACGATGGGCTATGCTAGCTGGTGATGTATAGCTGCATTTTGAATCCGATACTAATACAAATTCACTCCAAGAGTATTGTGCATAATTGCAATGAATCATATATTTTGTTTCCCCAGAAAATACGCCATATAATCTTACAAGCTTACTCACGACCAGAATCCTGTCCAGCGGTGTAATGACAAACATCACACTTAAGTTGGTTATCTTCAGTGTAAGCCCATTTATGCGATTTACAATGCGGCACCTTTTTAAAGGATGGGGTATCGGTTCTCAGTAAAGCAATAACTACTATGAATAAAATGATTACTATAATTTCCATTATATTACTTCCTCCACTACACTAACATTGTAAACTTTGTTGATATTTACCAGATTTTTAGCCGAATAATATTGACAATATTCGATTTTAATATATTGTTTGGATAAATCGTAGGTTTTTGCGTTTTGCATCAAACAAAAAACTTGGATGCCTATGGCTCCACTAAGGTGGGCTCCACTAAGGTGGGCTCCACGAAGGTGGGCTCCACTAAGGTTGGCTCCACTAAGGTTGGCTCCACTAAGGTGGGCTCCACGAAGGTGGGCTCCACTAAGGTTGGCTCCACGAAGGTCGGCTACACTAAGGTTGGCTCCACGAAGGTCGGCTCCACTAAGGTTGGCTACACGAAGGTCGGCTCCACTAAGGTTGGCACGGATGCCCTTCGGGTCAGTTTGTAACCATAAAAGGTGCTGGTCTAAGATTAATTTAAGTTGTTTTGGGGTCATTAACAATCTCCTACTGCTAGCATCGGATAGCTATTACCGTTTTCACCAATTGGATCGTGGCAAAAAAAGAACTGGTTATTATCAAACAAAATATCCCAAAATGGACTGTCTATATCACTCATATATAAATCTTACACCTTTCTTTGGAAGAAGTCAAGAACAATTTAGGGGAAACTCGAAATGAAATCCATCCATCTGAAACGAAATATATTCATATTCATTATAGATGCCATGGGTGTCGCCATCATAATTACAACCAGAAGAGAACCCCATTTCTTTGTGCAGAGCTAAGTAGGCACTTTGACAGGCTTCAAACTTTTCTTTGGCTTTGGGTAATACCAAGCTAATCGCAGCTTTGGCCTCTTCTGCGGTCAAATACACGCTGCTGCTCCACTGATCGAGCTTATCGCTTCTTACGCTATTGTTTTGGTGTTTGCCAGTAATAATCTTACCGTTGGTCACAGTGACGGTGTAATAGTTTCGAGTTAGGTGTGTCCAGCCTTTTTCTATGACCCGATCAAACCACTGGAAGGCGTTATCTTTAGACGTTCCATAGCGAATTTCTTCACCATCTTGGCAGATTAGATAAAAAACATTGTCTTTCTTGCCTAACTTCCAACCGTTTTGATCTTTGATAATTTCCATAACTACCTCTATAGTAGTTTACTATGTATCACCCCAGAAGTCAAGACTTATTTAATCGCCATCGAATAAAAAATGCTGCCTGTTTATAAGATAAGGCGTGGGTACTATAATAGTTACCCTTTATGCGAATACGGAATAGTTTTTTAGTTTTCATGAATTCCTAATCTGTGATAATATACCATTTATTAGTAGCCTTAGTTCCCCATGTTGCACTACGGTCAGAAGTATAGCAGATATAATACGATGATTTCCTCATCTCTCTGAGGTTATAGAAATAAACTAGGTAGTTCATCCTTCGTAGCTTTCATTCAAGGATGGGTCTCTGTGCGGCGGGTAATAAATAAAGGTGTCGTAACTGCTTTCGTAAAGTAACAGCCATTTCTGGGTTTCGCCCAGATCATCGCAAGTCATTTTAATTACTTCTTCGCCATTAATAACAGTTTTTATTTGGTACATAATTTCTCCTCTACGTAGCTAATTCTCCAGTCTCTACCCGACCGAAGCCAGTAACCACCATATCTACTTTCAATCCATTTAAAAGATAATACTTGGTATAACCAAGTATCGTTTCCAGAAAATTGATTGGTGTGATAAATACTAAAAGTTTCGATGACTAGGCTCCTAATAGGAGTGTAGCATGAAAATGGAAAGATGTCAACCTCTCTAGGAATTCTGATTCTTTTTGTTTGCGCTCTGGTGCAATATGTTTTGGCAGTACAATATTGAAATGATATGCAACAGCTCTGACAATATCTTTATATAAACCAGAAGCTTTAATTATTGCTTGGGTATTTAATCCCTGTGCAGCAAGGGCTGACACAATTTCAGCTTCTTTAGTCATGGTTGCAATTTTTTTGGGTATAAAGACTGGCTTCTTCATATTAGTATTATACCATTAATATTAAGACAAGTCAACCGCTTTTCGTCAACAAAAAAGCCTACTAATCATAGACTAGTAGGCTTCCTAAATTATTGTTTTATTAGATTATTAACTAAATTAAATTATCGATAATTACATTTTTACGAGGTTGGTATCCTGCCACAGTTGTGAAGGTATAATGGGCCTCTGGAGTAGAAAGATCGGATTGAGCAAGTTTCTTACGACTGTAAGCGGCAAGATCATGCATTTCCCAAGTCTTCTCGTCTAGGAGGTACCCTGTGACGAATCCCGGAGCCTTATTACCAAGGTCAGTAAATACTACGTTTCCACCAGTTGCAGCAACGTTACCGATGAACTTAGCATTCTTAGCATTAGTTCCGCGATAGATGCTGTAAAACTTAACTCCAGACTGAGCAGTAATTGTCATAGTAACAACTGTGCCAGTAGTAGGAGAAACTGTGTTAGTAGCAGTAGCAGGGCTTTCGCCGATTTCACTTTGAGCAGTTACTAGGTAAACATAAGTACCCGCAGTAATCAATGAACCAGAACCACCGAAAGATGGTTGAGTAGTGATTGCTGGAGCAGAAGGCCCACCAATGTTTGGACGAAGTGGAGAAGTCTTACCGCGTAAGAAGTGAGACTCTTCAAGATTAACATCACCGTGAGCTGTCCATTGACGACGGAGAGAAGCTCCAGAAACGTCTTGAGCAGAACCAGCGAGTTGAATACGTTGAATACTGTTAGTACCAGTACCAAGTGCAACTTTTTTGTTGTAGCTAGTCATGATTACAGGATCTACATAAAGATTCTTAGCTTGTGAAAAGTTCAACTTTGCACGAAGACGAGCATCTTCAATTACGATCTGGTCAAGAGCAGCGTTCTGAGCAAGAACTACAGATTGATTAGATCCGTAAGACGCGAACATAAGGTCTTGAGTAGTTACAAGCATGTCAGATTGACGAATTTGAGAGTCAACTCCAAGCATGTTTGGTAATTCAGGCATAGCTGCTGGATGACCATCAAATACACCTGCGTTAGAGAAGTCTGCTTTACCTTTGAAAAGGTCGAACTCAATGTTCATAGCAATTACTTCAGCTGCGTTTTCAGCTTCGCGATCTTCTGCTTTGATACCATCAAATGCTTCGATCAAGTTAGCTGCTTCAGTCACTCTGCGTACTTCTGAATAGAAGCACATAGGTACTGTAGCACGAACGTAGTCGCCTACGTTGGTATTACCAACCGCGCCTTCGCGCTGAGCTGCTCCACCCAAACGTCCGTATGATAACTGACGATTGAATTGGATGGTAAGAGATTTTGCTTTTTTCTTACCGAAAAGTTTCTGCAATTTAATCTCATCTGAAGCGATACACACATTATGCATAACAGCTGACAGATCTTCAGATTGAAGCGCAGATCCTTGTACTAATTGTCCCGGTGCTGAATTGTAACTTCCAGCCTCTAAGGTTTTAACTAGGGATTCTAGTTGCTTAATTAAGTCCATTATTTATTTTCCCCCTTTGAGAATTTTTTTGACTTGTTCTTGTGATCCATCCGCAAGGATGTAATCGTTGATTGCTTGTCTATCGGCTTTTGAGAGGCTGTTAGATTTTACAATTTTGTTGAGTTGTGCCACAGTTTCAGACTTAGTGAGCGGACGCTCGTCGGTTTGAGACTCTGATTTTTGGATATACTCGATATCGGTTACAGCTTTACGAGTTGGCTGAAAAGCTTTACCCATTGCTGAAATTACTTTATCAAGTGACTTTTTAAGTGCATCATTTTCATCTTGAAGCTTTTTAGTTTCAGATTTATTGAGGTCACTTACAGTTTGTTCAGATTTCATCGCCATTTGGTCAGTCATTGACGCAGGTGCCGGAGCAGCTGCTGGCGCTTGTTCTGGAGCTTGTTGTTCTTGTTCTTGGCCTTGATCTTGTCCACCACCTAGAGCTGCTTCAATAGCAGTCAAATGCCTATGAAGTTCATTTTCATCCATGCTCGCATAGATTTGGTGAAGTTCTTCATCAGAAATTTCGCCTTGATCTTGTCCTTCATCTTGGATTTGATCTTCTGGTGAACCTTCTGGGGCTTGGTCTTGTCCTTGGTCTTGATCAGGAGCAGCTTGTGCATCAGCAGCTGGAGCAGCGTCCATTGCTGGAGCGCTTTCAGGAGCTTGGGCATCCATTGCTGGAGCAGCTTGCTGATCGTCTTGATCAGCGTCTGCATCTTTTTGCATCGGCTGAGACTTAGCAAGCTTACTAGCTTGTGCCATAGCATCTTCTACGGATGCTAATAGTTGATCTATTTCTATATCGGAGAATTTCATTTAGAAGCTCCTTATTGAGAAGATGTTAATGGATTGATTTCATCACTTGGTAATACGATAGTAGTCGCACCTGAGTCAGCAGCTACAGCAGCTACAGCAGCAGTCCAGTTAGCAGATAATCCAGCATCAGCAGCTTGCTGTAGAGTAATTTTCATGCCCAGTTTTGCACAACCTGCAAGTACTTTAGCACGAGCGGACGCTTTTGCAGCATCAGCAGCAGCAGCAGACTCTTGGATTAGTTGACAAACATGTGGTGAATAAGCACGTTGAGAAAGTCCGAGACCATCAACACGTCCTTGGTTTCCATCAACACTGATTTTCAAATTTTGGTATTCAGTACCAGTTTGAATAGTGAGGGTTGGCATTGTATCTGTATCAGATGATTCAGAAATAGTGGAAGATGGCAATAAAATTGACAATCTTTGTTTTAGCTCTCTTACGTGAGCGGCAGCTTTGAAAACTGACATAGGTTTTAACTCCTTAAAAGTTTATTGTGGGCATAATTCGCCCGTACACCAAAGAGTATTAGGATAGATTTCTCAAAAAGTGTATATTATTATGGAGTTAGCTTTGATTTTATAAACATTTGTTTTTATTGGTAAAAATAATATGCATTATCTCAAAACTATTTATTGACTTCTGATTCGAATAGTGATAATCTATATAAGAAGGAAACACATACTATGAAATTTATTATTAATCCAGTAACTGCTGAACAATCTGAAACTAAGGCTCTCTACCTAGAAGCCAACCAAGAGCTTTTCGCTGCGATTTCCGAGCACAGCAAAAGAAATAGCTTTCTCGCAAGAATGGCTGCGTATGTTGCAAAAGGTTGGATCTTATCTCCTGCACAACTTGCAGCTTCCCAAAGCGTAGTAAACAATATTACTTTACGCACTTTACAGTCCCAAGGTGAAGTAACCACTCCGGTGAAAGCTGCTAATCCTGACGCTTCTGTGGCGGTTGGCGACATTATTACCGTAAACCACATGATGGCTGTAAAAATTGGCCTTCAAGCTGGTTTTGAGAAGAAGTTCCACAACGTAGAAGTACTTGAAGTTATTAGCGAAAATTACAGTTCTGTTACTGCTCGCGTGGTTACTTCTTACAAAAGAGTTTGCCACTGTGGTATCTGTGGATTGAAATTGACTGACGAGAATTCAATTGCCCTTGGAATTGGCCCAGTTTGCGCAAAAGCCAAGAAAATTAAGAGAGTTGAAGACCTTAACGTAGCTTTAGGAAAAGCTGAAATGACTATCCGTATCCCAAGATTCGCAATTAAGAATATCTTTAAGTTTAACGTAGCAGAAGGAAAGGCAGCATAATATGGCAGCACAACAATACAAAAATGTAAAAATTATCGAAGATTCACATGATCTTTTAAATCAAAAGATTTTCATCCGAGAAATAGATGCTTATACTGAACCAATGTCCATGGGAGACATAGAAGAAGTCGAAAGCCGCCTTGAACGTAACAATACTCCATACGTGCTGGCTCAAGTAGAGACTACTTTGGTAGATGATGCTGGTGAGCAAAGATTCAAGCGTGGTTATATGCTGTTTACTCAAAATGCTGCCACCAAATAATACTAAATTGCAAAATACCTTGTTAGTATTTTTGCATACCATGGTATTCAAAGAATATGAACAGAGTGCTCGGCTTGGCATTAAAGTGCCTGAAGCGTTACATATACTTATGCCACCGCTTCATGAAGTTATTATTGACGGGAAAACATTAACGATTTACCATGAGTACACTCAGATACATTTGGGTGAAAAACGTGGAATGTTTGAATATTAGCTGAGCTTTTTAACCCAGCATTGATGATTCTTAATAGCACTTGATGTTCTGTTGCTGTGATTCGGGTAATCTTCGTAATTGCATTCAGAATAACCGTTCTGTTTCGGCAATTTGGTATACGCCTCATCGAATGCTGCGATATGTTGATCTTCGTTTACTCCAGATAAATAACGGCGAACACCTTGTCCATGTATATAAATCTGTTTGATGCCTTGCTGTCTTGCCAGTTTCTCTACGATATCATAAGAGATGGGATTAAAATGCTTAAACAATTCTGATATCTTATCCACGTACTGCTCAGCTTCTTTTGCGGTATACCTTTCTCCGCCATATTCGAAAGAATCTCGGCTTCCTAATGAATCACGAACCTTCTTTTTCAATTTTTGATTGAAATCAGATTGGAATTCCTCTACGATAAAACTTTCTGGACTTGAAACATCAATGCGAACCCATCCAATCGTATGAGGAGTTACTGGATGACTGCCTGCATGTCCACCGGCAGCACCATTAGCAGATTGTTGAATCATTTGATAGAATTGCCATAACTTTTGGTCTTGACCTAGCTCTTTATCGAAAAATTCTCCTGTATTTACTTGAACAACTAAGTTATTAGCCTGCGAATGTCTTTGGCCACCATCCCATGTGGAATAGCTGATATGAAATTGCTGTTCCGGTTTTTTGGCGATTTCATTTGCTACATCTTCCGGCATAACCGGCTTATTATTCTTAGACATAAATAATGCCTTAACCTCTGGCCAGTTTTCCATTTGTTTATGTAGTTTTTTAAATTGAGCCCAAGCTATTCCTTCCGGTGGAATAACTTGCATTGCTTTCTGGAGCCTGTCGGCTTCTGGCCTTGCTGAATGTGACTTTAAAATATCACCATTAGATAAGGTAGTCATTCCGCGTGGCAATTCTTGTGGATAATTTTCACGGAATACTTTTGAACCGTATTTAATATTAGTATAAGTTGGTGGGAACGCCTCACCCGGTCGGATAAATTTATCAAAAGTTGGTGCAATTTTCTTATGCAGCTCATTTAATTTCTCATACGTTACATACGGTGACGAAGTTAATAGGTTAGGATTCTTTTCGAACACATCTGAATGCTCTTTAGTTAATTGATTAAACTTCGCTTCTGATACCTTGGTTCCTGCTTTTACGATCCGAGCGATATTATCAGTTACATTCCTGCCGTTATTCATCACCAGATCAACGCCACGATCATCAAACAATGGATGTTGAATAAATGCATGTACATTACTTGGAGTGGAACCTGAAATTACATAATCATCATAGGTTTTTTGACCACCGTGACCAGCCATCAACATTTGCTCGGCATCAAATCCGTACTTACGAATCAGAGTTTGGGTATGATCATCACTCAGAGGGGATAGATCCTTGATCACGTATTTTAAATTATTCCCGCCAGCACCTGACTGGGAAATCATGTCACCCACTAAAGGTATAGCAAGATCAATTGTACCCGCAGTTTGCGCATGTGTGAGAATTTCATTCGACATTTCAGATATATGGTGATGTCCAAATTCAGATAAATTAGGTAACACGTGTTTACCAATTAATGACATTCTTTCCGGCGTCATTTGCGGGTTATCTGTCATGAAACGTGCTTGTTCTGGAGATTTCGTTAGGATTTTTTCAGTATTAGATGCGCTTACTTTTGGAGTCCGAATCATATCCGACAAGTTTGTTGTTACAGTCGTATGATCAACAATATTTGCAATCAGGTCGTTCAATGATTCTTCCGGTATTTTTGATATACCGTCATGCATGTCAAAGATAGCATGCGCCGAATTTGCTATTGACTGTTTTACATCTATCGGAGTGTTTGGATTACTCAGGACTTTATTAGCAAGGGCTGATGACTTAGCAATTGCTTCTTGTCTTTTTTCTGCGGATTGCTCATTATTATATCCGCCGTACACGCTAGCAGGTATTAACGCCTTGATTGCTGATGCTATCTTATTATGGTATTCTGGATGGGTCGCATCGTATTTAGCTCCAGTAGTTGCATCTATCCCATTCACTAATTGTTCTACATTAGAATGAAACTTATCGATGATATGCTCTATCGGCAGGTTTTGAAAGCCGTATTTTTGACCATGATTGATCATTCTATTCATTGCATTAAGTTGCTGATCAAAATTCTGGGAATCAAATAATTTATGTACGAATTCTGGGTCTATATTCTGTGCGCTTCCACTAAATGATGATAAAATCATTCCGACGTGTTCGCCAGAGTCTTCTTTAAACGGCAAATAGTTTTTGACGAGAAAATCTGCCGCAGCAGATTGATTCGTCCGATCAAATTGATTAAAATAAGAGGCAGCTGCTAATCCAGCCCATTTTTTACCAGAAAATTTGGTTAAAAAATCACCAGAATTCAAGAAATCACTATTAAGTCTAATTACACGACCTTCGTAATCATCAGGAATCTGTAATCCAGCCTTCACTTGCGTATCAAGATCGGTCGATGTTTGCATGATCGTCTGAGCAAGTCCAGAGTGAACTGTTTGTTTATTCTTGTAAATTTCTTGGCCGTTTATATCGTCGGCAGCTGGTGGCACAACTAATTGTTGCGACAACACATCTAATCGTTGGAGTCCAGCTTTACTTAACGTCTGTAAATTACGCCCTTTGGAGTATTTAATTCCAGATGATAACGCATTAGTACCCGCGATTGCCGTCACATCATCTTTACGCAGTGAAGCATTGACAACATTAATGAAATTTTTCGGAGTTAAGTTAGCTAAGTGCGATGCATTATCCTGCATCTGATCAAGCATGCTTCCAAGCTGATCGTCATTCAAAGAGTCAGCATTAACAGCGATCTTGTTGATGGTATCCTTGAAAATATCGGATGAATTTTTATCGGCTGCGATATTAAACAATGACCTCATGTCATTTGTTGCCATCATAGCATTCGCAACTGTTTCGTCTAATGCCGGAGCTACGCGATCCCTGAAAAAAGTAGCGTTTGTTCTGCTTTTCGACATTTGATTATAGGAATCTAAAATTAACTTATTCTTTTCTTGCTCACCCATGGCTGGATTGCGTTGGATGTTTTGCATTGCTGATGTAATAGCCATTGAACTAGCAGATTTGGAATCTAAAAACTCTTTAAAAGTATTGGCAACCGTATCATGATCTGCACGACGAGCACCCTCATTAATGATACTTTTAAACATCTGCTCATCGCTATCACGATCAAGACTTCCAAATACTCTCGGTTCAGTTTTAATAGCATTCCAGATTGCATCGGAAGCTTGCCCAGATGCTAGATTACTTTGAATTAAATTAGCTTTCACTGCTGGTGGCGTACTAGCATTAGCAATTAACGTGGCTTGATAAGCTGGATCACTAAAAATTTGTTTCTTGGTCTCGTCATCGAAAAGATCACGCTTCAAAGCCATTGGGATTAATTCTTCCCTAGCTGCTGGGTCTAAAAATGGGCTTTGGGCTGGATCTAGTAAAAAGTTAAAGGCACCTTTGGCGCTTTCTGAACTATGTCTAGTAGCTTCAGACGTCATCATACCAATGATGGCATGAACACCATTATCCTCATTTAAGTGGGGTAGTATAGAATTAATGGTATCTTTCATATGATTATGAGCTGGATGATCTCGACGGACACTATAATGTGGATGCTGGGATACCATTCTATCGAAATATGTATCAAAAGCTTCTGGACTTTTTTGTAATACTACTGGAACTGCATCTGCCGTGAATTTATATTTATCGGAAATACTATACTTAAGTATGTGACGCATATCAGTTGACGGTACGCTGGAAAGTAAAGTGCTTAACGGAGTTTGTTCCGGTGAAAAAGCCTCTTTCATCCGATCAAACATCGGTGTCCGACTACTGGTTGGCATGGAATACAGCTTTAATTTAGTATCTTCTGGTAAACCTTTGGCCATTTCGCCAAATCTAGTACCCATGGTATACGCTAAAGCAGCAATATGATCGCTATCGAGAGAATTAATATGCTGATTTTTCATCTCAATCGGTGTGGATGGATTAGCAATCACTAATGCTTTACCATGATCTCCTGATTGAGCTAAATTATTCAAGAACTGTTGTTGCTGCTCTGGAGTCTTCGTTTCTAAATGCTTGGAAATTGCGCCATCCGCCACTGCGACAGTCAGATCTAAGTCTTCGTTAGATAGTAACGAATGCACGTGATCGTCACTTAAGTTTGGATTTGCAATTATTTTAGAAGCGATTCCAGATCTGTCATTATCACTATATCGGTCATCCTCTGCCCTACCCATGGCTATATCTAGTGCAGTGCTGATCACTTTTGGGTTATGCGCTTTTTCTAATTGTAACGCCTCAATACTACCACGACCGGAAAATGTTTTTTTAATGGCCTCTTCATTGCCATCATTGGCTGCCTGACCTATAACTTTCAGAAATGCTCTGCGATCATCATAACCATAATTATATGAATCGCTCTCGTGCAATGCTTTTTCCGTAATTTTATTTTTTTGCTCAGCAGTGAGATGAGGCGAATTGTACAAATTGATAGCGGATTTTCCGGCAAGCCCGTCCGTTTTTTTATTTGGTGCAGCGGTCATTAATTTATCAAAGTAATGCTGATGCATTTTTGCTTGATCTTCGGGTGGTAATTTGCTGTCAAATTTTGCCCAATATTGATCAGCAGGAACATGGCCAGATTTAATATAATCCTGAACATTGGATTCGGCAGCTAAAGGATGCCTAGCAATAGCAGCTTTAACATCTTTAGATTTACGTTTGGCGGCAATATCTAAAATATCTTTATCGGTACTTTTATGGCCAACCGCTTTAGCTGCATCAACGGGCTTACCTTTAGTAATGATATCAGCTAAAACGGATTTTGGCAACACATCGCGTTGCAAAAACTGTTTTGTAGTTTCACGACTTTTATCTGATGAATTCCACGCATTTTCCACTTCATGCTCTGGAAAGTTACCATGATTAAAAGCCTTACGGCGAGCATAGTCACCTTCATTAGCACTATTATTATAGATTTGATGTACTAACTCGGAAGGTAAGGATTTATTTTCTAATAGCTGTGCTAGAGTGTTGCTATCACCACTAGCAATGGCATCTTCCGTAATCTTCTTTTGCGTTTCATGCGGAAGTTTTTCAGACTGAAGAGCCTCTTCCTTTTCTTGATCGTTACCGGTCAGCGCCTTGTGCGCCAAAAAAGCTGGGTCAATATTATTATGACCAAAAGCTCTAGAGGTAATATTAGACCAGCTGCCTTCTTCTGGTTTAAATTTATTATATAGATCTTCGACTTGATTATGCGATAAGTTTGGCTGTTTTTCCAGTAATCGTTCAGCAGCGCTGCCATTGCCTTGAGTAGTGATCTGATTATGGAGTGCGCTTAATGATTCTGGCGTATGATTTGGGTGATCGATCAATTCATTGCCATAATGGCTAATCTTTTTCTGAGAGTCGCGTAATCGACCGGAAACGGAAAGCTCATGAAAATTATCATCATGTGCTTGTTTAGCTTCGTTATATTTATTTTGCAACCAAGCTGGATCAGCTCTTGATGCATCAAGATGGTTATTATTCTTAGGGTCACTAATTACTCGATCCAGTACTTGATGAACTTTTTCTTGCGGGACGTTGGGATGGTTTAATGCAGCGTTTAATATCGGATTAGAAGCATTAGATGCGGTATCAGAATTAGGTTGCGCTAGCCAGTTATCTAAAGTCGTGTTATGTATAGCGGCTGGGGCATTTGGATTACCATGAATAGCAGCCAGCTGCTCTAAATATTTATGTTTATCAGGATCTTGTGAATAATGATTATATAAGTTATTTAAGGTCTCCGGCGTGATATTTGGATGTTCGGCTAGCTTTTCGGAGTCGTACTTATCAATAAAATCAGGGTTAGCAATATGCTGTTGAGCTACGCTATCTAAATATTCTGGAGTAGCATCTTGGTCTGATAAGTTACGCCAATGATCTCCATGCGGCTGCCAAGTAGGTTCCGCATCAGTTTCTGGAGATAATTCTTCATTGATCGCTTGGGGCTGTTCCATCGCTGGCGGAGTAGCTTGACGTATGTCAATATCAGGCACGTTATCATTATTTGTTGGCATACTTGTCCTTCGCTATGACTTGAGCAATACTTTGAGCAAATGGTATATCAGTAGACGGTATTTCAAACGTCGCATCACCAAAATCAGCCTCACCTCTTAGAGCTTGATCTTCTTGCTTCTTCTTTTTTTCACGCTGCTGATCATTGTATTGCTCTAATATATGCATATCCAATTTAACCTTTTTAGGCTCATTTGGTTGCGGTTGTCTTTTCGTTCCAGCAGGCACGGGAATTGGAGTTTGAATATCAGCCTTGCGAGCAACTTTAATTTGACCAGATGATAAAGCATCAAAAAAGGCTGCTTTTTCTTGGCGTGATAAAAGTTTATTATTCAATACACACGTAGCACCATCGGTCGTAACTTCTGCAACATCACCATTCTCTAAAACGTAACGAAGTAAATGTGCGGCTGGCTCATCTGGTTCAGTTAGTTTTAAATGGGATGAATGTTTAACATAATCATGTAAAGAAGCTAGGGTGTCATCCAATTCCTTGCTGATCTTGCCATTACTATTATCAACGATAATTTCAATTTTATTACCATCAGTACGTACTTCTAATAGTGGTACGTCAACATAATCAGAAGTAACTCTTAAAACTTTCATTACTGTGCTACCTCTGGAGAAGGTTCCACAAAGTGGACGTTCTCTAAAATGGTACCTATCGGATGATGATTCATTTTTTGTGCAGTCTTCAATGCAAAAATAGCTTTCTTAATACGGTCTATACCGATTCTATGTGATGCAAGCAAGCCAGCCAATTTCTTGGCATCCTTACTAGTTAACCAATTACGAACATCTTCGGAAATAATGTCGGCACCGGATTGATTGATGTGAAACGCTGGTTTTTGTTTATATTCGAAAGCGTGTTCGTTGTCAATCAGCTTTGGTGTATCTCCCAATATAATATTACCATGGTTTCTGTGTGAATTTCCCAAAATAGTATCCATTAATGCAATTTTATGCATAAGATTTTTATCTTTACCGATAGAATCCTCAAACAATGAACCCATGAGCGATGGCTTACCAGATACATGCTCGGTGGCTAGAAATAATGGTGCCCCTTCTTGTGGTGCCGTCTGGTGTGCAAAATAGGCTGATACTGGAACATGCTCGCCCAAGTCGAAAAAATCTTTTGCTGCAGCATAATATGCAGAAGCATTTTTAGCGGTTTCTCCACCTGATTCGGTCAGGGCAGAAGGCTTGATATGGGATGATTGGCCGTAATCATTCATGACTTGAATATTTTGTCCGCCATTGGCTGGCACAACTATACCTGCAATTAAAGCTTTCTGGTCTGCATTTGCGCGATCATTACCAATTGACTGGTCTATACGAATAGGGGATTCAGATTTAGTGAATGCTTGAATAGGAGTACCAACGTAAGCTAGAATATCTTTGTCGCCTCTCAGGTATGCAGCTCTAGCACGATGACGACCATCTACGATATGGTAACCAGTTTCTTTTGGGTGCAGAGTGATTGGTGGCGCTTGGGTATCTAATTTAGCGTAATGATGTGCATGCGCTTCATCTTCGCGATCTAATGGTTTATCGGGCGTATCAGATCCATGATGTAAACTTGATAGTGGGATTTTTCTAAGTTTATAATGCTCATATTTTTGCGCATCTTTGTGCATATGGGGTGCATCTTTTTCATTAACTGAACCAGTATGGAAATCTTTCATATTATTCCAAACTTGTTGCCAAGTATGCATTGATTCTTCAGATTTCTTAATATGGAGTTCATCAGCGAGTTTAGCGAAGTTATCTATATACTCCTCTGATACATCTTCAAGCTCAGATTTAAGGTGCTCCTTAAGTGGTTTCTTTTTATTCCAACGCTTGAATGATGCTTTCAGTCTAGTTTGCATCCCAACGTTTTGCATTTTAGGTACTAGATTTTCACGGGTAAGTGCAGATCCGCCAACCATTTGACTTGGTGCAACATTAGACGATCCAGCTGTTAGGGTTTTATTTAATTCATTAATAGTGTGGTAAATATCTTCGATTGGGTCGTCGATTTCGATGAATCCATGTTTTGGGGCACGATCATGACTGATAGAATCCCAGTCGATTTCCGATTTCATTACATCAGCAGTATCGTCTGCCAATACCTTAAGGAAACATTGCTTGTTACACGGTCTGAGGGTAATTGCCCAACGGCGGGCTACAGTTCTTTTAAGAACATGGTGCTCTTCGCCTTTTCCACGTTCCATGGTAGAACCTTCAATGGAAGAACCGATTTCAATTTTTTGATTTCTGGCTACAAATGAACGAAACATAGCGGCCAAGCAAATTGCCCCAACATGTCCTTCTTTATCAAAGAGAACCCCTTCAATGTAAATCATTGGTAAAAGGGTTTCATTCCAGCATTCTAATTGTTTTGGATTTTCACAGTCTTTTTCAGAATAGATTTTTTTGGCAAAAGTCAGGCTTCCGACGCAGGTATCGGCGCCATCGTTACTGTGCTCCCAATTGAAGAAGGCTTTTCCAGCATGAACATCGGATAGATCGACACCGTCGATCATTAAGATTTCCCCTGAAGAATCAATGGCTTGACTGGCGCCTATTCCGTATATTTTCATTGTAAATTAATCCTTACCCTGCAGTGACTACCTAAAATATTAGGCTTAAGGCTTAATCAAGTTCCTGAATGATTACAACAGCTTTCTGCTAGATGCAGATTAATAAATTCTTCCACATCGTCAGTCGTACCACCTGTACGGAAAGATCGTTCATTTTTATGAATACCCTTTTGATCATCATAGATATCATAACCGAACCGAATAAACTTAATTCGCCCGTTTTCGTCATACCCAAAACTGGGTGGAACAATTGTCAGGATATGTCTGCACCGGGGGTGCGTACTTGATACGGTTGGCACGGGATTCTTTTGATCGGTATTATACCCACTTTGAAGCTCTGACATTTTCCATACACGTGGTATTTTTTGATTATCCGGTTGGTGCCATAATTTCAGGCAAGCATCGCAAATCTTATCATCCCATACACCTAAGCGAGCGATAGTTGGATCATCTACGCCCAAAGATGCACCAACCTGCTGAATTCCAGACATTTCACCCCACGCTTGTACATTGCGAGTTTCCGTTGCCATTAATAAGTCAATATATTTGCTCGATTTATCAATAGACGTTTGAATAAGATCTTTCAGGTCGTCGGGATTTGTAACTGTTTCGGCGCCGGTTAAAATCCGTTCCATTGTGCGTTGTTTTTCGGCTTCGATATAATTTTCTGATGTATTCGCAAGCTTACTAATGAGGTCATGATCGATAACGGGATTTTTCGTGGTTGCTCTCAATGCGTACTCAAAAATACCACCAACGGTATCTAGTGGATTTTGCTTAGTAGCTAATTCAAAATAAATCGATGGTCCTTTGTAAAAATTACCAAGAAACTTGGCTTTGATAGTTTCAAACAAAGCCTGTAAGGTTATTTTGATTAGTTCTTCTTGATCGGTAGATAGATTCATTGAATTCTCCGAATAAGATTATTTTTTCTTCTTTTTAATCAGTCCGGCTGTTAATTTTTCAGCAGCTTTTTTAGATTGCTTTTGGAAATCATCTGAATGCTTTTTAGTAATAGCAGAATGTCTAGCTAGAATCATATTACTGATCGTGTTATGATTAGTTTGAATATTTTGCATATTCTTTTGGAATATTTCACCATAAAAATCTTTTTCAGATTTCTGCGTAGGTTCCCCACCGTCACCTTCTTGTTGAGGGGCATTAGGATCTTGTTGTGGCTGTGGATTCATGGCTTGGGCAACCATTTGTTGGGCTTGCATTTGATTTTGCATAGCAATCTGTGCATTTTGGACAAGCATTTGTTGCTGTTGCATCCACATTGGATTAGCATACCATTGATTTCTAGGATCTTGGGCTGCACCTTTTTTACCAAAAAAGTTTTCTTGGATTTCACCAAAAGTCATGTACTTTTCAACAACTTGCTGGAATTGTGGATTAAGAGGAAAATCTGCACCAAAAGCCGCAGGCAAAATATCTTTTTCAACTTTTTTAAGGATGTCATTGTATGTTAAATGAACATTCATATCTTGCTGTAAACGAGTAGATTCTTTTTCTGGATCTTCTTTATCTAAGCCAGAAAAGATCATCTGATGAGATTCAGAAAGATTTGGTAAGAATCTTGGAAATAAATGGGTATTAAATAGATCTTGAATATCGTAAATTAATGGACGTAATCCTGTATCGCGAGATGCAGTCATTTTCCATTCATTCGAACTTTCGCTTAATGCTTGAGTATTGGTACCACGAGATAGGTGATTATAGCCCGGCAATTCATCTGGAGACATTTGAAATGCACCCATAATGATACGGCTATTATTATCCATGAGATATTGGAATTCCATATCTCTGCCGCCTTGATCGATCGGCTGCCAAGTAACTTTCTCAGTTTCACCTACTACGAAAACCGGCATACGCCAGCTATTGTGTACCGTATTAATAGTTTGATTGAACTGTAAACGGATTTTTTGCGCTGACATTTCATCCATTGATTCAGAATTGAAAACTAGCATACCACGAGTAGCGCGGCCATGCTGGAAATAGAGTTTATTGTGCAAAGTGATATTAATATGAGTCATGATCGCGCTAATAGCTTGATCAATCGGAGTTAATGGGTATCCGCTGTATTCCACGTTAGTGGTTGGATAAAAATTATAAACAATTAATTCTTTATCAGAAAATGCTTGGATTGGTTTACCATCAACCACTTGAACCCATTTATATTCATCTTTTTTGTATTTTGTAACATCAATTTTTTCGTTTTTTAATTCTTGTAACAGTTTGATTGCCGAATTACGGACAGACTGGTCTGTTTCAGACTTAGGTTTAATTCTATAAATAGTTCCAGAGTCTACTGGACGGAAAGAATGTACTTTTTCGCCACTTTCCGAGGTTGGGTCAACAGCATGAATCACTTCGATAGCGCAACGTCCAAAACGTAAACCATCGCGAACAATCATCTTTAAAAACTGAGAAAGATTGGTAGTTTGGTCTTCTTTTAATCCAGCATATCCACAGTTCCAGAAAATCTCTTTGGCTTTCTCGATGAGATCTTTTACTGCTGCAGCTTTATCCGCATCCTTGTCAATTTCAGTGGACTTGTTAATTGGTAAAAACTCAAAACCAACTGAAAATCGATCTGATTTCGGTCTACCAAAAGAAGCGATTACATTTGATCGTGCTTGAAGAATTTGATTTAATAATTCATCTCCGCCAGGGCCGGTTAAGGCTTTAATAACCCAATCAGGCGTAAGTTTAGTTTTTTGTACATAAAGGGCTCCGTAAGAAGAAACGCCTTGGACATTACTTGGATCAACTTCGAAAGCAACTCGCTGTGCTACTTGCTGATCTTTTAGGGATTTTAAAATTTGGCCAAGATAATCTTCACCTTCAACTTTAGCAACGGCTGTGGTATCAACTTTTTGCAAATCTTTGCCTTCATGATCAACAGTATAAACCTGTCTCTCACTTGATTTCGGCAAACTAGGCGTATTATTATTATCTGACATTATCTCTCCGACCTTTTCTGAAGGGCTTTGAATAAACTTTTAAACTCTTTAAAGGTTTCTGATGAAGCAATTCCATCGTACCCTTTAGCTTCCAAAATTACGGCTTGCATTTTATTTAAAACCGTGGTATTCTCTAAATCAGAGGTTTGATCCAAGGTTGTAAATGTTTCATCCAGTAATTTAGACAGCTTTTTCATTTATTCCCCAGTGAATATTCTAATATTCAAAGTGTTAATGGACTGATTCGTCACAGAACACGAGTAAATATCTCCTGTTTGATGTAAAAAACCCGGCAATAAAGAATTTCCAGCCTGAACTGGAACAACTTTAGTGCTATCCGTACCATTTAATAATACCACAGTTTCCTGATCGCATTCTAAATAAAAATAACGTTTGGAGGTTGAAAAAAACTGAATCATATTTGTAGTGTTAGATATCAAAGATTCGGATGGCAGGGCAGCAGTTGAAATAAAATCTATTGTTGTTGGGGTTACTTCTTTGATTTCAAATGTTTTTTGTGAAACAGTACTAAATCCACCAGTAATTTTCATTTTATCACTTTTAGTGATGCCGGAAGATGAGTAAATTTGAACATTATTATTAACGGCGCTTATGGTTTCATTAGAGCCTTGAAATCCAGAGCCAATTGGACGAGTGCATGAAATTTTGGTGCCATTTGTACCAACTACCGTCCATAGTCCCGCATTTAACGGGTTAAACGTAAATGGGCCAGTGTCTCCCATGATCTGGCTATTGATTCGCATAGTATCACCGGCGATCACACCAGTAACCGTACCAGCTCCAAAATCAAATACCGCCAATGCATTATTATTAACGGTAACTTGGCAAGTCGTTACGTTTACGGTTCTTGGAGTTCTGAATCCAGAAGTACCGGCAGTCACAGAAAGTCTATAATTACCTTGACTTAATGGAGTAATAGATAGAACTGAGGTATTATCAAGGGGATTAGCTTTTGCACCGCTAAACAAAGCTCTGCTTTCGCCTGCAGCCAAAACGAAAGAATCGGATTGAGCATTGGTCAATGGCAAAGATGACATTCTCCGTGTCCAGTCGAAAGCTTTCATTAAAGGTTGATCCGAAACCCCATTGGCTCCGTCATATGCTAAAATTTGAGTTATTATATTAAGTACTTGCTTTTTCAATGGTTATTGTCCTTTAAGCTTTTCGATTTCTTCGGCTTCCTCTATAATATTAGGCCGATCACTCAGATCATCGTCAGTTTTGTCTAGTCCGCCAAAATCCCAAAACAGGTTACCATCATGCGATAACCCTTTGGAATCCTGTAGTTGATCTTCTTGTCTGGCTGCCTTAAGTTTCTGCTCTTGCCAACTTTCAAAGGTTTCTGTGGATGTATCCATCGAAGCGTAAATATTAGTATCGATATTATGCTTCATGCCTTCACGTTTTGGGGCAAAAAGGTTCTGAAATAGATAGCGAGTGGCATCTCCGATATCCACTACATCAGTTTCCCGTTCCTCAAAAATGATATTCCCTAGCGCGTCCATCTTAAAACAGTTCTCAGCAAACATTTTTAGCATAAGATTGTTCCGCTCATGGATAACAACCTTTAGTTTTCGACGATCCGAAGCATCTACAATTTGAGTTCTGACGGCGTTAATCCCCGCTGAAATATCTTTTGTGAATTTACCGCATGGCATTCCATTTTTAGAAAAAGTTTTTATACTACCCGGATATGCGGTATCGCAAAACCATTTTGCAGGTTTATATATATCTCTCACTTGCTTAGCTAAAGCAAGCTGAGCATCCCATTCCAATCCGCTAATCGCATAGGTATCTAATAGCCACATTTCCCCATTTGCTAGTTTCGCTCCAACGACGATACTGTAACAGTTTCTATATCCCCAGTCAAGACCACAATGAAATCTGACGCCACTGTCCAGCATCTTTTTAATCAAATTAGGTAAAGACAGATTTCTGGGTGCATCTGTTCCTGTAAAGCTTTCCCATGCCTGCTTCATTGTTAAAGTGTTCCCCGTGCCGTCATCCTTCGGTAAAAATCTAGGGTATACCATTCCTTGAGTAGATGGCTTCCAGCATAGAAGTTGTGCCATGGCGGTTTCCGCATCGGTAATTTTGAATTGACGGATAGTGTGGTCAATTGACTTAAAAAACCCACCTGTATCTTCCACGGGGCGATCCGCAAGCCTTGTACGGCAAACAGGTAACAAAGGACAAGTCACGCAGCCAGCATAAGCATCAATAGCATCGTAATCGAGCCTATCCTTATCTGATAACATAGCAAATTCATCTGGCGTAATTTGACGTAGGGGTAATTCTTTGGCAATATATCGTTTAATTTTAGGCTGGTCGGGTTTATACCTCTCTGGTAAGCATTTCTCTGTCATATCCACAATATTCCAACTCAAAACAATCTCACCGGTGTTTTTGGCGTTTTGGATCTCTTTTTCAAAAATACCACCCGCAAATTTACGGGTTGAATATTTGATTACTAGCGGGCCTTTATTTTTAAACCGCGTAGCAATCAGTTTTGCTTCTTTGTAACCTTTTAGTCCTTCTGCCGATAATACTTCTAATTCATCAAATGAGACAACAGGACAATGTTCGGAATTACCACCCGCCATGTTAGCTACGATCACGGTTATATAGCTGACGGTTTTATCTTCATTTTCAATCTGAATTTTTGATTTTGCAGACCCAATGACGCTTCTACCATGATATTCCAAATATGGGGTAATTTTACGAATAAATCCACTTACATATTGCAAACATTTTTCCGATTGTGGCTTGATTGCCGCAAAATGGGCAATACTGGCTTTAAAATGTACCATTAATAGGACATTCAAAATTGATCCACATAGCGTTTTTCCCAAATCGCGGCCAGACATCCAGATGTAACCGGGCGTTTGCAAGCACTTGTCATCTCGATAATCGGCATATGCACGATACATAGCCTCAATCGGAGAACTATTTGAGGCTGGGTCTATATATGTATCAGGGAATCGAATACCTATATAGGTTTCAATCCAGTCTCTCATGTGCCTTGGGCTCTGTATTTCCACCAGAAATGCATCAGCCAGCGTTTTATTAATGGGGGTACTAATGTCATTCATTTAAACACCTAATTGATGCCGTTTTATATATTCCAAGGCATTATGTAATATAACTGCGCTATCCTTAAATCTATTGGTATTATAAAATTCTTCAAACGGCTGGGGGTTTATCTGGAGACAGGTTGAACTTTTACAATTCTTCATTATTTCCCCTTCCTAGATTCAGCTACGACTTTTAAAATTGCTGCAGCGGTATCTGCATCCATCGATTTACCATCCGAGGTGAGACTTACATTCACATTCTGGGTGTTAACGTTTTCTGTTTTAACTTTAACTGTATTAGCCTGACCAGTCACTTTTTGGAGACTTTCAGCAATACGCATTAAATTTTGCAAGGAATCAATACTTAACCCGTCGCCAAGATCAGCTTCGTTACCTGACTGTAAATATTTCTTGATTCTCGCCCCGTGCTTTTTCGTCGATGCAATAAGCAGATCAGACATTAGTCCCGCTGTCTCTAATTGGGCATGCATTACTTTTTGTGCTGTCTGTGACTGTAACTCTAAAGCGTATTCATCGCGTTTCTGGTGCCAGTCATACTTAATTGCAGCCCATAAGATTGATTCATACGGAAAAGCCTTGTTTAGGCGATGAATTTCACCTACCGAGTTACCAGTAAGGAATAGGCCATAAAAGTTGGATGCGGTTTCTGGAGCAAGAGGATGCTTACCGGCTTCGATATACGCAACTAGCATATTATTATCGGGAATCGATAATAACCTTTTTGCTTTATCTTCAAAAGTTTCCTCTGGCGTGATGTCAATTAATTCATTACTCATAATTTGATTTCGTGATTCTTAAAGACAACATTAGCGTCGTCCCATAAGATGTACTGCACCCATTGGGTGATACTAGTTAAACTCTTTTTTAATGCTTTGGTCTTGCGCGGAGCCTTATCATCCTTAAAGGTCAAGTTATATTCGATAAGCTTAGTTTCGATATCAATACTGACGGTTGCACTTAAAATATTAGGGATTACCAGCGGGTAGTTTTTCAGTTGATGAATTTGAGCATCATGAACTGAGTTCGTAGTGATAGTTAACGTCTTCAGATATTTCAATTGATCTATTGGGTTCATGCGTTCCTCCAGCTTGGCAAGTAATCAAATATTTGGGTCAAGAATTGATCATCTTCGATCTTATGCTCTTTAATGTATTCATTCAGATATCCAGCAAAAGCTACATTAATACCGTCTGTCTCGTTAATGGAGCTAGCGACTAGCTTCTCAGTATCAGGAATGGTTCTGACCTTAACACTTTCGGGAATTTTATCAATTACACTGGCGATAAACTCTTTTGAACCTTTAATATCTACATAGGAACGATCAGAGTCAGGAATATTAGCTAGATCTTCTAGACATGTTACGACTACATGAGTGAACGGCTCACATACATGAGGAGGAACTGGAATGTATCTTACTTTATTGACATTAGAAGGATCAATCAGCATAATCGTTTTTTCCTTGCTTAGATCAGATCTAGTAAGCATTCTTGGGGTGCCAGAGTAGTAAACACGGACTACCCCATTCGAGGATAATTCTTGACGACTGTGAATATGACCAGAAACAAAAGTTAAATCAGACGGGAAATCACTGATTTTAATACCATTGGGGATATAAAACCCATTATCAAAGGAAGCTCCATCAAACTCTGCATGACAAAAAACTAACCTAACTCCGCCATTATAAAGCCCCATTACCTGCGTGATAAAATCCTCGTGGTTCTTCACGTATCCAACGCCACCAATATTACGACTGATTTGACAAGGCTCCAGTATTACTTTAGTATAATCAGAATGACTGAACATTGGGCTGTGCTTATAGTCGGATGAAAGATCATGATTGCCGACTAATGAACACGAATCAATATCAACCGCTTTGATTTTCGCATACGCTTTTTTCCAAAAATCTAAAACCGATGCGTGAATGATACTGTGATCATTATACTGATCACCAGAAAATATAATATATGCGTTATTCTCAACAGCAGTCTCAATAGCAAAATCAATTAATCTGTCTGATTCAATTAGATTATCTTTCTTAACATGCATGTCACCAATAAATAATATGTTATTCTTCATTGATTGCCACGATTCGTTCTTCAGGGATTAAAACAAAATGATCGGTCTTAAATGAATACACCCGCTTGGCATAATCAAATCCAACGATTTCACCGTTTACAAGAATTTTAGATCCTTTAGGATATACCTTGCCGCCAAGTTCATATGCAAATACCAATGTTAACTCAATCAGCGAGGTTTTTTGACCCGGCAGCATTAATCCACCGGCAGATCTTTTCTCTTCTAATTTATCTACAACTGGGGGTAATGTTGCTACAAGCTTATTAACAGTCTTAATCATATATACTCCTATTTAATCAATAAATAAATTGTATCACCAAACTTAAGGGTGACCGTTTTTGATTCTACGTAATTTAATTTTTGCATCGCAAACAATAATTTTTGCCTATTATCTACAAGAACGGCGGTGCTCTCCGGCGTTTCACCTGTAGACATTTTATCCACTATTTTTTGTGTTTCATCGTCACCGCTATCCAATGCAGAAGGTAATTCTGCGCTCAAGACTTGATTAATCTGCTCCACGCTGGCAGACGGAAATGACTCTTTCACAAATTTTAAAATGTCAGCATCGTCCGTAAATTTCTGTCTCGCCCTTTTAACTCTTTGCAAGATACGGCGATCATTTGCAGGAATTTTTAGCATTGTGTCATTATGGGCATCAGCCACTTGCAAAGTCATACGGCCATAGACCACGTTACCAAAGTTATCCTGATACGGTAATTCAAATTTATCAATGGCCGTTAAAAGACCTTCAGTTGATAGCTGAATCATATCCATATAGCTCAACTGAGAATGACTAACTCCATAGTAAAAAATTTTAGACTTATGAATTGCGGACGGTAAAGATTGCTCGCACACGTTTTTACGCAATTCAACAATTTTATCATACAATTTTGTTAATGATTTTGGCAATTTGGGGTTTTTTCGATTGATTACCCACCTGCAAAACTGATAATTAATCTTAAATTTCTTAATAGCCTCAATATCGTTGCCTTTTAGAGCTTTAGCCACCTTAGAAGAGAAAACATTTTGTCTTTCTCTAAAATAAATACGACTTTTAAGGGAATTGCCCTGTTCTTCCATGATAAATTTCACAAAAGCGGAATAAGTCTCATTGCCTACTCGTGATTTGCCAAGAATATCCCTAAATTGACATTCTCTACTGTACAAATCATTTAATAAATTCTTTTGAATATCTAAACCATTAGCTTCAAGATCTCTGAGGATCTTGTTCATATTTTTTACAAACTTTTGAAAGTGGTCTTTAGTGTTCGGTGACTGGTCCCATGCACTCATAGATTTCCTTCCTTTCTGCTAGATGCCGCTCCATCGTGGGGCTTCCTTCAACCAAGAAATCGACTACATAAAAATCTTTTTTGCCTTCCACTAGACGAGTCCCCCTGCCAATTCCTTGCTTAACCTTAATTTCCGACGTCCCACCTTGAAGATAAATCACGCATCCGACTGGAAGTAAATCTACTCCGGTAGAAATAGCACTGGTACCAATCAAACATCTAATTTTTCCAGAATTAAAATCTTTTACAATTTGTTCATTATCTGGTTTCCAATATTCTTCCGGTAAAAACTCTTTATGATCAGCTGTTGCACCGCCATGAGCAAATGAAAATGGCACCGTTAAGTAATTCTTAAGTAATTCAAATTGCTTAAATTCATCAATTAAAATAATAACTTGCAAGTTTAAGGAATTCACCATCTGGGCAGCAATCTTAGCGGCTAGAGCATTAACCGATGGATTACGGTATAACTGAAGTCGGGTTTCTTCTTTGGCGTCTTTTCGTCCTACCCCATAAGTGCAGGGTACTTTAAAAATCTTAAAAATTGGATTAGCTAGAAATCCTTCATCCACTAGATCACGGAAACCTTTACTGTACACGATAGGACCGGTGATTCCTTTTAACAGTAATTCGGAGCCGTCGCTACGCAGCTGAGTAGCTGATACAAAGAATCTATTGGGTGCGTTTTTCAGAAGATCAGAACATACTGCCTCAAAAGTATCCGCTGGTACCGTATGTGATTCATCCGATATGAATTGATCTACCTTTTGAAAATCTGTCCACGCTTTGGAACCTTTTTCAATTCGTGTTAGAGATTGGGCTACGGCTACCGTAAATAATTTATCAGATTCTTTTTTACCGTCACCAAACTTGCCAACGTATTTCTTGCCGAACTGACTTAAAAACTGTTGATATAGTTGCTCGGCAATACTAGCAAGAGGAGCCATGATCACGGTTTTGACGGGATTTCTTTTGCAAATAGAAGATATTACGGCAGATTTCCCGCTACCTGTCGGGAGTGAAATAGCTGCATGTCGAGCAGCTAATAAAGCATTTACCGCATTTTCTTGGTAATACCTGAGATCATATTTCGGTGGTGTCTTCCATGGAATATCTCTTGGTTCAACTGGGTACTCAATTCTATTTTCAACTTCCCATCCAAACCGATTATGTAAATCTTTCCACAGTCCTGAAAAAGTATATGCTTGTCCATTCTCATACTGAATCAAACATTGTTTTGTTTCTTCTTTGAGCTTATTCATCTGTTCGATGTATTTTTCAGGGTCAGATGCTTTCCATCTGAAATTTCTTTTCATTCTGGATACCTGAAACTGCACTTGCTTGTCTTGATAAGTAAGAAAACGTTTTACTTCTTCCGAATCGGAAGGTAATAAAAGACGTGTAGGTTCAGTTAAAATCATTTTATCCATCTACATTAATAGTACCATAAAAACAACATTAATTGGGGCGGAACCTGAGATTACTTCGCTTTTTAGGATAATTGGCTCTTTTAAATAAATAATTGTTCTATGAATAAGGATTTAATATACCATTCTTTCTTTATAATATATAATATAATAATAGTTTAATCCTTATTGGTAGAAGAATTATTTTCTATGGTAGTATGATTATGAGTATGAGTAAGAAAATTGAAGAGGTTCCTTATAAACGTAAGATACGCGGCTTAACCGAAGTCGAGCGTCATGTTGCCTTTAATACAATTAATTACGTTCCGTATCGTCGCGTTCATTTTAATAAGCGAGGGAAGCGTAATAATAATCTGAATAAATGTTTACAGTTACTTGAGGTTCGTGCGTGGGAGCGAAAAGGTGATTGTGTATTTAAGAATGCAGACTTGGCTAAGCTAATCGGCGTAAGCGCAAGACAAATTACAACATATATTGCCCAGCTAGAAAAGCAGGGGTTTATAACTACCGAATATCATGACGGTATTCGACATACACCAATAATTCAAAGAGATCCAGAAACACTGGAAATGATGGTTGATGATAAAGGTGAAAAAGTGGTATTGACGACTCTTAAGAAACGTTTAACCTTTCGCATTATTCGTTGTCACAGAATCATAGCAAAAAATGGTTATACGGTTCCGGCGGTTAAAGTTAATCCTAATTCTCGTAAAAATAAGCCTTTCAGATTTGACTTTAGGCCACCTACAGAAACTATTAATTTCGATGCCATACCATTGAATGTATTTGAATATTCAAGATTAAATAGACCTGAAGTGATACAAAACTCTGTACTAGAAAAATTAGGTCGCAGTGAAGAAGCTCGAATCAAAGCGATGAAAAATTGCTATGCGATTGGGATGGGATTGGAAGAAGGCTACAAAGCGGGAATGATACCATCGCCTTTATCACTCGAAGAGATTGAAACCCCGAATCCGTTTGCAAATCTTTATGATCAATATGTGTCAGAACAATCCGATACTCATCCGTTGATTTATGATTTCGAAGTGAAGGATATGTATAAGCAATTGAAATTAAAGGCAGAAATTGGTGACAAAGAAGGTCTTGACATATTAGGAACACAATACTATATCAATACCGATATTGAATGCTTACCAGACGAGCAGGTAATGTATTTCAACAAGCCTGAGCTTATTAACAAATCCGATAAAAACTATATTGATAAGAGCGACCCTGACTGGCAATCGAGATTATATATTAAAATGCTCAGACAGCACGGATAGTTATGGTAGTATAGTACTGGAGAATCACAAATGTCTTTTCAAGCAATGAAGCCTAAATCAGCAGCAAAAATTATGTTACCAGCCTCAGACAGTCTGGATGATGTCGTTATACGCACATTGGATAATATGGCCGAAATGGCTGGCCATACATTAGGGCCCGGTGGGCGACAAGTACTCATTGAGCGAGCAGAAATCGGAATGAAACCCATCATCACCAAAGATGGCGTTACAGTGATCCGTAATCTTGGCTATCAAGACTCTATCCAACAGCTTATTCTAGAGGCTGCGCGTGACGCAGCGGGGCGAACTGCCATTGACGCTGGCGATGGGACTACCACCGCTACAATCCTTTCTGCGGCCATTACGAGGCATGTAAATCATATCATTAAAACTAATAGTAAATTGAGCCCCCAAAGAATAGTGCGGGAGTTACAGAAACTGATGCCGTTTATTGAGCAAAAGGTTAAATCCCACTCTATTGATGCCAATAATGAATCAATTCTAAGACGTGTTGCAATTCTATCTGGCAATGGTGATGAAGCTTTAGCGGATGCAGTAATTGAAGCCTTCAATGTTGTTGGCGATGAAGGAAACATGACCATCGTAGAACGCGGAGATGGTACCGAAGGTTCACAATATAAAGTTGAAAGAATCCATGGCTACACTGTAGAAACTGGCCATGAAGAGTCTTGTCGTAATTTTAGTAACGGGTTTGTGAATGATCGTGGCGGCACTGCCGTAAAAATGGATAAACCAATCATTGTTTTATATGACGGTATTATCAATGATCTGAGTCAAATTACCACAGGTATTGATGTGCTAGCGAACTACGCCAGAGAAAATAATCAGCCAATTGCAATAGCTCTTGTAGCCCATGGATTTAATGATTCTGTGCTTGGTTCATTACACTTTAACTGGAATAACGGGAAATCTGACGTTAAGTTATACCCAGTTGCTACTGAGCAGAATGGTTTAAGAAACCACTCTACTCAAACACTGTACGACATGCAAGCTTATACTGGGTGTCCGGTATTTAATCCGATTGATCGCCCATTTGCAGATGTAAACGCTGAATCTATCTACAGAAACAATAAAGTGATTTCTTTTGAGGCATCGAGATTTAAGACTTCTATTGTTGCCAAAGAAGACTTGGAAGCAATTCAAATGCGTGTTGATGAATTAAAGGCTCAGCTATCCAAAGCTGAATCTGAATACGAAAAACGAGTTATCCCTGTTCGTATTGGAAAACTTACTAGCGGCATTGCGCGTTTAAATATTTACGGTTCTTCTCAAGGTGAAACTAGAGAAAAAAGAGACCGCGCTGAAGATGCTTGGATGGCTATTCGTGGCGCAATTAAAAGTGGAGCATGTCCCGGTGGTGGGTTCGTATTAGTTAAGCTGTCTTCTGAATTATTGGGCATGAGCACATCAACCGCGTATGGTAACGTTGCAAGATTGGCTATGCTTGCATTGTCTGATGCTTTACTTGAACCAGTTCGTGCAATTTATAAGAATTATGGATATAATGCAGCAGATACTGAATTACAGCTAGTATCTATGCTTAAAAATGAAAATGAAGCTTTCGATATTTCGGAAGAGAAATGGGTTCCAAAACATGAATTACTTGATTCCGTTCCTGCTGTGGTGGAGGCAATTCGTAATAGTTTATCAATCGCTTCCCTTCTAGGGACAATTGGCGGAGTTATCGCTTTTGGGCGCAATACCGAGGAAGATGCGAAAGAAGCTCACGCGATTCGTAAGTACGAAATGGCTGTTGGTGATAGAGGTTCGGTGAACTAATATGCCAATATTTACTTATGAATGTCCCGATCATGGAGCTTTTGGCATTTTAGCTGGTACCCGATTAAAAACATGGAAATGTGATAAATGCGGTGCTACTTGTCCAAATGTATTTAAGTCAGGGACTGTTCGGGTAGTAGACAGATTAGATAACGGTCTAATGGCCAGAGCTGTAGAACGATTGTCAGATATTAATGAGATTGACCAGCAAGATTCAGATAAATTTACCCCTGAGACTTCAGATGATACAGAATCTTAAAAATAATACGACTCTTCGTCCAGTTAGGTTAGAGCTAGAAGGTTTTCGTTCATTTAAGCATTATACATCTATCGAATTTTCCGCTACTACAATTTTATTAACCGGTAAACGCACCGACTGTGCTGTAACTTCTGGTACCGGTAAATCTAGCATTGTTCAAGCAATAGCTTTTGCTCTTGGATTCTGTGATCTACCTGCAACGGAATTAAAAAACTGGGATAGTGATAAAATGTCCGTTAAGTTGACATTATCTGACGGCACAAATGAATTTATTATTTGCAGGACGCCCAAACTCTCTCTTATTATTAATGGTGTGCCATATGTGTCGCAATCTGTTGCTGCGGAAGAAAAGCTAGTTGAATTATTAAAAACTCCATTAAATATTGTAGAAGCTCTGACTTATAGATCACAACGAAGTTTTGGTCGATTCGTTAATTCAAATGATCAATACAAAAAAGATTTCCTTAGTAGCGTGTTAGGACTGGACGATCTAGAAAAGGCGTGTGAAAAAGCTGAATTAGATTTAAAAAACACCGAAAGATTAACCGAAGGATTTAAATCTTCATATACCGCCGTAAGTGATATCATAAATATGTCTCAGGATCGCTCAGAGTTCATTGCCGCAGCAAAAACTCAAGTGGCTGATGCGCAGATTAAATACGACGCAGCAAAATTAAACAATCAAGTGCCAGAATCATTAATTTTTGAGATCAATAACAGTAAAAATGAAATAAACAAGCTTCGCGGATTCCAAAGAGACCTTGTTTTATATTCTAGTGAAGTATCTAGCATTACATCGAAATTAACGTCATTGGCTAGCGAGATTAACCACTTGAACGAGCAAAAATGTTTTACATGTAATCAAAAATGGGACAACAATTCCCTTTTACTAGAGCAAAAACAAACAGAAGGGGGTCAATTATTGGCAAGGCGTCAGGCATTAATTGATATGATCCCAAAAGTGCAGCTAGAAATTGATAGATTGCCAGAATTGGAACTAAACTTAGCACAAAAGAATACCCAGCTGTCGAATATCGGCCAAGAGGTGTCCAGAACCCAGCAAGTATTGTCTATGGCTATACAAGTATTGCAGTCAGAAGAAAATGGACTACGCACACATGAGGCAAACATCTCGAAACAAGCGGAAATAAAATCCAAGCTGATTGCATCAAGCCAATTACTAGAAAAACAGAAGCATATTGCGAATATTTTTAGTAAATCTGGCTTCATGTCCGTAATTTTTAGTAATGTTTTAGCCGAAATCGAGCAAAAGACAAACGATTTCATGACTTCATTTGAAAATGTGAATCATATTTATTTGAAATTTGAATCTAATTCGATCACTAAGGGTGGTAGTATTAAGAAGAACATAGCTATTAATCTTTATCGCCAATCTGAAATCATTTCGCGTAAAAGTTTAAGCGGTGGGCAGCAATGTGCGATCGAACTTTGCGTTGATTTAGCGATTGCCGAAGTAGTGAAGCGACGCACTGGATCTCCATTAGGGTGGATGATATTAGACGAAGGCATGGATGGGCTAGATGTTGAGTCTAAACGTGCAGCAATTGAAGCTTTGAAGCCAAAAATAAGCGGGACTTTGATTATAATCGATCATTCGACCGAAATCAAGGAAAGTTTTGACAACGTGATTGAGGTAACATATGATGGAAAATGCAGTTTTATCAAAGCGTAACGAATTTATCAAAGTTCCACCGTCTAGAGAACTTTTAACGGAGTATTTCGACGTTCTTCATGAAAATGGCTCATTATACTTAGTTTTTTTACAAGCTGCCGGTAAAACCGCTTTATGTTACGAGATGGATGAGAATCAAGTTTTTACTTACAGAGCTTTCATTGATCGAGATGAAGCCGAGTTTTACGCGAACTATGTGGCTCATAAAAATAAATTTCCGCCATCCAGCGTTAAGACGTCTTCTATGGGGTATCAAGAATTAATCCAGTTTATGGATGATCTGCGAACTAAGAACGTCGGTAAATTCATGAAAATGTCTACTTGCACAATGATTTCAAATAAAATGACCATTATTGACACTCTTTGGACGAATTATCAAAATTACATGGTATAATAGATCAGAAGGAAACGAAATTATGAAAATGAAATTATTTGAATACGCAATTCTATTGCACCCAAAAGCCGGTAAAGACGGACAAACAACTGGCAAGACCACAATCTTAACTAAACCTACTACGCTTTTAGCTAAAGATGAAAAACAAGTGGGAATGCTCGTAGCTCGTCAAATCCCAGAACAATATGTTGATCGCCTTGAGTTGATTGAGGTTATTGTACGCCCTTTTTAGTAGGGTCACTGGTTGGTAACAACCTTACAGTGACCCCTTCATATCTCACCCTGAATGGTACCCATAGAGGTGCTGCTTGGGGATCGGCAAGCAATATATCAAGTGACATGCTGTACGGTAGTACAGTTGGATATACTAACACAGCTGGAATTACTTCGGTTACCCCAGTGGGTGCTTCAACATCATTCAATGTATCAGATTTGATTCAAAATAATAACGGAAAAGGAAAATAATATGGCAAAAGGTAAAGGCAAAAAAGGTCCACCGACTCTATGGGATAAAGTAAACGCAGTTGATGCTACCTTCGCATCAGAAGTTTACTCTATGTCAGATGAAGCTTTAAAAGAGAAATTAGTTCAGATGGCATCCCATCAAGCTGATATTGAAGCAGCAAAAGAGGCAGATGCTGACTTGGAACGCATTAAAGAAGAACTCAAGACTGCCAATCAGACCTATTCCGATCCCCTGAAGGCAATTCGCCTCAAGCGCGGACTCAGTGTTCAAGTACTCAAAGAACGCGGTAAACTAGCCTAAACATGAAGGTATTGGCGCTCGATTTATCCACAAAAACAGGTTGGGCGATTATTGAAGATGATAATAAGCCTATTTATGGATTTATTGAAGCGCCTAGTACCAATAACTATGAGTTAGTTCCTGATTATGATCAATTGCTACGTGCCAAAGAAATAGCTAATCAGATTAAATCGGTAATCATTCTTCATGAGGCAATCATTAAGTTTGATCATGTTTATATTGAGCAAACGAATACCGGTTCATTTAGAACCTCACAAAAACAATTGGAATTTGTTCATTATGCAGTTCTTGAAATGTTGCGCGAATACGGTGCTGCAAACAAGGTAAGCTACGTTGATACTTCTATGTGGCGCAGAACCCTTGGAATTAAATTAAGTACAGAGCAACGTGCCCATAATAAAAAAGTCAGTCGTAAAACTGCCAAAGGTAAAATCACTTGGAAGCATCTTAGCGTTAACTGGGTGAATGAGAAATTTGGCCTAGAACTACTATTAAAAGATAATGACATCGCTGACGCCTGCTGCATAGCTTGGTATGGCTTTACCAAGAGTTTTACAGTGAAGAAAAAAGATCTGAACTTGTCCGATATTTTTTAAAATCATCACCACTTTTCGTGGTAATATTAAATAGAAAAACAACATCATCGAAGGGGAAACATAATTATGAAAAAAGACGAGTTTGACGTATTTGGTTCTAAATATTCACAAGACATATATCTTCAAAAATATTCTAAGGATGGTCAGGAATCATGGGCAGATACATGCAAACGTGTAGTATCCAGTGTTACTGGTCAATATTTATCTAAGGATGAACAGGCACAGATTTACCAGTTTATGCTAGAACGTAAATTTATTCCCGGTGGAAGATATCTTTATGCATCGGGGCGCCCACTACATCAAGTTAATAACTGTTTCTTATTCCGAGCGGAAGATAGTCGTGAAGGATGGTCAGATATTCTCCAGAAATCCAGTGCAGGCTTAATGACTGGCGGGGGGATTGGTGTTAATTATTCATTAATTAGACCAGAAGGTTCAATTATTAAACGGACAGGCGGCACTTCTACTGGGCCAATAGCTCTTATGAATATGGTCAATGAAGCAGGAAGATATATTATGCAAGGGGGTCAGCGTCGATCTGCTATCTGGGCAGGATTGAACTGGTCACATGCCGATATACCAAAATTCCTTAAATTAAAGGATTGGTCAGCCGATCTCCGTTCTCTAAAAGAGAAGGATTTTAATTTCCCACTTCCAATGGAAGGAACAAATATTTCTGTTGATTACGATACGAATTTTTTTATTGCAATGGAAGATTCCAAACATACGGATTACAAGCAAGCTAAAGAAGTTTGGCAGGAAAACTGCTTAAAAGCATTTAGCACAGCAGAGCCCGGAATGGCTTTTAATTTTATGAAAGATGATGAAAACTTACGTAACGCGTGTACCGAGGTAGTAAGTGAGGATGATAGCGATAAATGTAATCTGGGCACGGTATGGATCAATCGCATTAAAGATAAAGATGAACTAGCTCTTGTCGTTAAATTCGCAACCAAGTTTTTAATTTGCGGTGGAATTTATTCTGATGTTCCAACTGAAAAAATTAAACTTATAGGAAATAAAAATAATCGTATCGGGTTGGGTTTGGGCGGTATGCATGAATGGTTAATGGCTCGTGGATATGACTACGAAGTTACCCCCGAATTGCATAAATGGCTTAGCATTTATGAGCATGAATCCGATTCATCAGCATTTATTACCGCACGTCAATTGGGAGTATCTGTCCCGAAAGGTGTGAGAGCAATAGCACCAACCGGCACTATTGGTATTATCGCAGAGACAACTACCGGCATTGAACCATTATTCTGTAAGGCGTATAAGCGCCGCTATTTAAAAGATAATACATGGAAATATCAATATGTTGTAGATGGCGCGGTTAAACGCTTATTAGCCCAAGGAATCAAAATGGAAGATATTAAAGATGCATATGATCTTACTTTTAAGCAACGGGTTAAATTTCAGGCAGATGTTCAGGATTATGTTGATATGTCGATTTCCAGTACATGTAATTTACCGCCATGGGGCAGTGAAGGCAATAACGAAGAAACATTGAAAGTGAATTCTAGAATTTTGCTGAAATATGCTAAAAGACTGCGTGGATTTACATGCTATCCAGATGGATCGAGAGGTGGTCAACCACTTACCAGAGTAGATTTGTCAGAAGCTTTATCTCAAGAAGGAATTGTTTTTGAAGAAGTTGAAAATTCCTGTCTTAATGGGGTTTGCGGTCTGTAAAAATGTTAGATTTAAAGAAAGCTACATTTAAAGAAGTTAGATATACTAAAACCGGACTTAAGTATTTTATACATCATTTTAATTGCCTTAAATGTCAGATTGACATATCTACGCAACATGGATACCATAAAAAACACACTGGGTTGTGTGCATCTTGTTCACAAAAGAAACAACCATTCCAATCTGCATATACGCAAATGCTAGGAGCCCACCGCAGAAAAGGATGGGTTGATGTCATGTCTTATGATGAATTTATAGCATTTTGTACTATGACTGATTGTCATTATTGCGACACTGAGATTAGACGATCCACAAAAAGAGGGGAACTTGGGTATCGTGGATATTTTCTTGACAGGAAGAATAACGATAAAGGGTATTTATATTCAAATTGCGTTCCATGCTGTTGGGAATGTAATCAAGCTAAAGGTAATCGATACACATATCAGGAATTTATTGCTATATCTGACTTGATCAAACAGATGAGATCCATTAAATAAATCAGGTTGACAGCAGACCCGTGTCGTGCTATACTGTGTCTATGTTGATTACTGGAAAAATGCATGACTATTACGATTCTGCTTCTGCTTATGGTATTGATAAGACAATAGTCTATAATCGTGCCGAATCTAGATTACCTTGTCCCACTAAGATTGCCGATATTGATACTTACGAAACTATTACCAGTATGCCCAGTGAGTACTATTCGAATAAAGATGATGATCTCAAAGGACGTATTTTATTATTCTGCGGTGAGGTGTATCCGTTTGTAATATTTATGGGCCACTATTTTTATTCGGAATCAAAACTAATTGATGCCATGAATGCCAATAAAGTTTTTATACCATCATCAAAATATAGCTGGTGGAATAATCGCCACGATCTTAGTACTTATGCTAGTATTAAGCGTTTCTTTGCAACAAAGGATTTTGATAAATTGTCCAAATTACATCATATCCATAAAAGTCCAGTGATTTTAGTGCAATATCCACATAGAGATGCATATCCACATGATCATACCGAGTACGCAATTACATTGAACCCGTTATTAAAATCCATTGGATTCCAAACCCAAAAAGATCCATTTACAGTTTTCCAATGTATTCAATCCTATATTTCAGGTGTAATAGGAATACCAGAAAAACCAATGGTTAAGGTTTCCGACAAAGATTTAGCCGCTAAACGTGGTCATGATGGGCCATATTCATTTAAAAAGACCAGTAAAGGTCGTTGGAGATGATTATATGGTATTATCATTCGGAGAGTACTTATGAGTAACATTAAATGGGCACCAAAACTGCCTGCACATATTCAGAATTCGATTGAAGGTGATCAGGGTGATTATGATTATGATGCCCATGGCACAGCATCTGATGAAGAATTCACGGATGAGCAATTAGAATCTTTCATTACCGGTGAAGAATTGCAAGATCCAACGTCCCATAATGAAGGGGTAATCAGCGAGGCTTTGAAACGTATCGAGCAAGCTAGTTTATATCAAACTTTGATTAATCACAGTTTGTTTTCACCGAACTCCGCTAGGCCAGAAATCATGCACCAAGTAGAGCAAGAAATTAAATCGTTTGCCGTAGAAAGATTAGAAATTTTACTGGGCATGAAAGAAGAGTCCCAGAAATTTAAGGCTCCGCAGTACGATCAATTCACATTAGAAGAAGCCAACGCCCTTAAATCAATTGCTGCTAGATTATTACAAAAAACTGAGGCGCCGGTAGAAAGAACCCCGTCGGTTAATCCGATATCACAAGCCCCAGCGACTAAGCCTGCTTTAACTCAGGTTCAAGCCCCAGCAACTAGCGCAAGAATTGCCACTAAGCCAGCGCCTGTGGTAGCCAAACCAATAGCCCCAGCCCAGCAGCCAAAGGCTAAGCCAGCACCCCGTACTCGCAAAAGCGGTAGTGAAAAAGACCCAACTAGGAATTATGCCCAAGCTGGAAATCCAAGCGCATTAGTAATGCCTAGAGATCTAGTAATGAATCAACCAAACAGTCAAGCAGGAATCAATGTCGGTGGAGTGAATCTATCATCAGCGGTTCTTGATGCTTTAAAACAAAAATAGGAGAATATTATGAGCGGAATGACAACAATAGAAAGATTAGAAACCACAGAACAAAAAACAGCAGACTACGAGAAAGGTCTTGCACTTATCGTTAGTCTGTCTGAGCAAATGACTGCTAATGCGCAAAGAATAGAAGCGCTTGAGGCTGCTTTGCAGCAAGCTGCTGAAATGATCATGACTTTAGTGGCACAAGATCGCGATATCAATGGATCGATTGCCGGATTAGCAAAAACTGTTGGGGCTGTGGCAGAAATTCTCGAAGATCGTGAGATTCTGACCTCTGAAGGATTGCAAAAGAAAAAACAAGACGGTGAAGATAGAGAAGAGCGTCGTATGATTCAATCGCTCGTTCAGATGGGCGTGATTGAACAGCAAAACGACCCAGTGAATGCCGATTCGTTAGTGATCTTGTCACGCAGCGAACTTATGACAACGAACCCAGAAAAGTCGCGTGTATTATCTGAATACGTTATAGCTGATCTAGGGTCACCAGCGACCAATTCCGATCTGAAACAAGATCTACTAGGAAAACAAGCTGGGGAATCAGTATCCTACGTTAAAGACAGTCAAGCCGGAATTTATTCGGTACTAACTATCAAGGAAATCTACGCACATAAAGAAGCTAAAATAACTGGCGATGAAGAAACGCCACCGTCCCTTTAATTGAAAGAGAGTTATAATGAGTAAAAAAACAAGAAGTCAGGAAGTTGCAGATCAATACATTAAGATATGCAGAAAGCTTAATAAGATGGCTTCCGCAAGGGACTGTCAAAAGTTTGGATTAACAATTGAGACTATAAAATACCATTTTGGCGGAAAAATTAATAACCTTAAAGACGAGGCATTAAAAATTGCCCCATACTTGGAAGATTTATTTATTCCTCAAGAACTGGTAATGGGTGATATTGAGAAGTTACGCCTAACTGGAACTAAAAAAGATGTTAATAAGTCAAATAAGCAGATTATAGAAGCCGGTAATATCTTAGATTATATACAGCAATTTTCTGAAAATGTATTTAAGGGTAGAATTAATGGTGGGAAAAAGAAGAAGAAAATAGAACTAAAGCGTGTCCATACCTTGATGTTGTCTGATCTACATATTGGGGCTGATATTGAAAAAGATGAAACAGGAGCACTAGATTTTGGTAAAGTAGAAGAATCAAGACGAGTTGCAGCGGTAGTACGAGAAGCTATCGATTATAAACCGCAATACCGCAAGAATACCAAGCTAGTTGTAGCTCTACTCGGTGATATTATTGAAAATTCTATGCATGATGCACGAACCGGAGCTGTATTATCCGAACAAATTTGCCGTGCAATTCATATATTAATTCAAGCTATCACTGCTTTGGCTAATGAATATGAGGAAGTGGACGTAGAATGTGCGACTGGTAATCATGATCGCAATATGTCACGCCATCAAAATAGAGCGGTACATCAGAAATTCGATTCATATGCTACGATTATTTATTACGCAGTAAAGTCGGCACTAGCTAATGTGAAAAACGTAAAGGTAAATATCCCTAAAACACCCATGAGTAGTTATAATGTTTTTGGTATGCGTATCGGATATACCCATGCTGATACAGTAATTAATCCCGGTGGAATTTATTCGACTGTGAACGTAAAGGCATTAGAAAATCAGGTTAACAAGATGAATGCATCTCTTCCTCATGATGAAGAATATGCAGCCATCCTTTACGGACATACACATATTGGCCACACTGTGCAACTCAGTAATGGTACCGTATTAATCGGTAATGGTGGATTACCGCCACCAGATCCGTTTGCAGTAAGTATCGGAACCAACGAGTCTAATAGCGGTCAGTGGATCTTTGAATCGGTGCCGGGGCATGCTGTAGGCGATATGAGATACATTAAAGTTAATGCTGCAATTGATCAAGATAAATCGCTTGATAAGATTATCAAACCTTGGGAAAAGTTTTAGGACATTTCATGGCACGGAAACGTGGATTTAAGACCGAAATAGACTTAGAAAAAGAAAATACGGAGCTTAGAAAAATTAATAAAGCGTTGGAGCAAGAACTATCTGCACTTAAAAAGAAGATAGCAGGTACCCCAAAAACTCAAACGCACACTGCAGTAGCTGCGCCAGCATGTAAAGAGTGCAGATCGAAGGATGTATTTATGTTACCGACTGGCAGAGGTACTACTTGGATAATTTGCAGAAAATGCGACCATAGAGAGCGTATATGAGATTGTGGAGACCTAGCTATACGAATATTTTCGAGGAGCAGTTGGTGATGAGGATTGAAGCCAAAGAATCGGATGTTCGAAAAATTAAGCATCAGCTATTTAGCGTAGAGACAATGCTGCAATCATCTTATACTCACGCACAAATGCTTCAATCTTCATGGGATTTTTTATCTGGGCGAGCAAGAATCGTATCGTTAAATGAAGCTAAATCGATCAGGAAATCTATTGTTTCTATTACGAATGACATGAACGTACTACACTTGAAGCTGAACGGACTAAACCTAGAGATTGCAAAAATAGAAGAAGAGATCGAGTTAATGAAACAAGAAAAAGAAAGAGTAAAATTAAAAATTTTCGAGATTAAGACATGAAAACCAAGAATAATGATCGGATTGAAAATGAGGTTGACTTTATTGATGCACCGGCGTATAATAATAGCTTGAAGACTCTTATGGAAGCATATCCAGATGGGGTGCCAGATACGGTGATTTGTAAAGTTATGCACATGACGACGGAGACATTAGATATGACATATAAGAAAGCAATTAAAAAACTCAAAACCGCGATGGGTGAATAAATGTGTGATTTCAGACAGTTATTGAATGTTCATCAACATAGTCAGGATAGTCTTGACGGTGCAGCCACAATTGATCAGTTATGCAAACGTACCGCTGAATTGGGTGCGACTCATTTAACTTTAACTGAACATGGCAATGTAAACTCTGCGATGAAGCTGTACACTGAAGCTCCAAAGCACGGGCTGAAGCCGATTATTGGTATTGAATTATATCTAGCTCATCCATTTGTTGATCAAATAAGACAAGCTTACCTAAATGCATGGAGATCTCGCGACCCTAGATTTAAGTCAAGACTGAAAGATCCATGGGCTAAACTAAACGAAGAAAAAGTGTTAAATGAGATTGAAAAGAAAGCTACAGAATTTTATTTTCACTTAACCGTACATTTTAAGGATTACGATGCGTATCAGCATATGTGTCGCTTAACTCCAAAAATGAATGAAAGAGCAATCGTTCATTTTGGTGAGTCTAAACCGGTAGCAACACTAGAAGATTTAGCTCCATTAAAAGGTAAAATTACCGTTGGTTCGAGCTGTATGGTTGGGATGATCGGCAAAACCCTGATGGGAAGCCGCGATGGCATTCTAGCCCCTAATCCAGCTCTCGCAGAAGAATATTATTTAATGCTACGCGAGCTATCAGGTAAGGATGATTTTTTTATTGAGATTTTTCCCCATACTATTACCCATGACTGGGTTCGTCCAGTTTATGAACCAGATGGAGTAACCCGTAAAGCTGGTACAGGTATTTTCAAGCCAAATGAATGCTCAGGAATGTATCCTGACGGTGACATGCAAAAGTATATCAATAATTTCATGGTATCAATGGGCAATAAATATGGCGATAAGATTCTTGTGTCGCTTGATTCTCATTATGCAACTAAATCGCAAAAAGTAATTCAAGATCTTCGTTTAAGTAATGGTGATGAAGCTTGGAAGTTTTACAATGATTACAGTATCGTGACTAGCCAAGAGGCTTTTGAGACATTAAACAAGCAAATTGGAGTAGATGAGAAAACATTCACGCAATGGGTGGAAAATTCATACGAATGGGGAAGCAAATTTAATGACTTTAAAATGCCGACTAATAAAGATCGCTGGTTATTAGAGATTGCAGATCCAACATGGATGCAAGATCTGAAAGCGAAAATTGATGTATATGGTCGCATGCAGTGGGATAACCCCGCAATGGTAGAGCGATTAAAAAAAGAGATTGATGTATTAACTAATAACGGCATTAATCTTATGCCTTATTTTTTCGTCGTAGAAGATGTTGCAAATTTTTGCAGAAATAATGATATATTAATTAATCTTCGTGGTTCTGGTGGCGGTAGCTTACTAGTGTATCTACTAGGAGTTTCGGCTATTAATCCATTAAAACATAATCTTAGTTTTGAACGATTCATGACTCCCGGTCGTATTATCAGTAAATCCATGCCCGACTTGGATATTGATATTTCTGATCAAGATGCGGTGTTTAAATATTTAGAACAAAAATATGGGGACAAGTTTGCTAGGATTTCGACCGATCAATTATTGCGACTTAAATCTGCTATCAAAGATGCCGAGCGTTACATTCATGGGGAAGTGCGTAAACCGACAGAAATACTTACAAAATCACTCCCAATGACGCCGCAAGGGGTTAATGATTACGAATACGTGTTTGGATATGAAGATGAGGCAGGAATATCTCATAGGGGTATTTTTGAGCAAAATGAGCAATTAAGAGAATACGCAAAGCGGAACCCAGATGTTTGGGCAATCGTTAAAGAGGCGTTAGGAATCCAACGTAATCGCGGTGTTCATGCATGTGGGACTATCATAGCTCCAGTGCCGATTCAGGATGTTATGCCAATTTCCGTCACGAATGGTACCCGTGTAACTGGATTTAGTCCAAAATCTGTAGAATTAGCTGGTGGAATTAAATTTGACTTCCTTGGATTGAACACGCTTAAAGATATTCAGTCATGCTTGAAATCTATTAAATCTGAATTAGGTATCACCCTAGACCCATTTAATTTACCAGATGATAAAGAATGTTGGAATATGTTCTCGATCGGGAAAACAGAAACTGTATTTCAGTTTGATACCCCGACAGTTCGTCCACTATTGATTGACATTAAACCAACGGATCTTGACGGCACTGCTGGTGTTACTGCTCTGGGTAGACCGGGCACACTGGACAGTAAAGGCGAAGATGGTCGTACTTTGGCTGAAATCTTCGTGGCTAGAGCCAAAGGTGAGCCAATGTCTTATATTCACGGTGACTTAGAGCATATCTTAAAAGAAACTTTTGGGATTCAATTGTATCAAGAACAAACTTTACAGATTTTCCGTGATATCGGTGGCTTATCTTACGAAGAAGCTGAAGAAGTGCGAAGAGCTATCAGTAAAAAAGATGAAAAAGTATTATTAGATTGTTCTCTTCGCTTAAAACAACAATGCCTTAAACGTGGATGGACGACGGCTCAATCAGACTTACTAATGCAGCAAATCATGGCCTCATCAAAGTATTCCTTTAATAAGAGTCATGCTATTTCGTATAGCTATACTGCTTATGCCTGTATGTATTTGAAAACTCGATATCCGCTACATTGGTGGAAAGCTATCTTATCGAATGCCAGTAAAGATGAATTAGCTTCAAAATTTTGGAGATATGTTTGTGATTTCACTGATTTACCATCAGTAAATAATTCATCTGATGAGTTCCAAATTATCGGTGACCGGTTAGTTGCGCCATTTTCCATTATTAAAGGGTTAGGCGAAAAAACTTACGATCATATTATTAGTAATGCCCCATATAAAGATTTCGAGCATTTTGTGCAATCAACCCAGTCCAAGGGAGCGAACGGTAGATCCCCAGTAACCGAAGAGATTGTGCGTAAAATGATAGTATCTGGATTACTTGATTCTCTGCTGCCTGCTGAGATGACATTAGTCGAAAAGCTGGATTTATTCGAGGATCTCTTATCCAAGATCAAGGTACGCAAGAAAGAGTCTGTGCCAGAAAAATATATCGGACTGGGTGATCTTGGTCGCTATATGATCAAGAAACAGCTAATCCAAATCTATTCACAAGATTTAAGGCCAACGGTTTTACCTAATCGCGGTGGGAAACATTATAATAAGAACGGGTATTCATGGTGGCAATGGAAATGGGCTGACGAGTCTAATACCTACTATCATGGCCATTCTGAACAAATGGTAGATATTATAGATGGCTCTAAATTTGAGATTTTTAAGTCACAAGCCGAAGCTGGTGCATTTACTAAGCCTAGAACCATCGGCATGGTGGCATACGTGATCGACGAGAAGGTTAAGGATTATGCAAATAAATCTAAAACTCGTAATGAGCTATCGTTGGATGCCGGTGGGTTATTCTATCAAGAAACACTTTGGCCTAATTACGGTGAATTTAAAGCAGACAGTGGATACAAAGGATTGATTTGTGTGGTATTATATACTGCAGTCGAGAAAAAAGATAAAACTGGTCAGTTTAATGGATATGGACTAAGATTTAGAAAAATCGTACCTTTAATAACGAAGGCACAATTAAAAACGTTAGATATGGTATAATATCTATGAGAGGTACAAAATGTTAAAAGAAATTTTAAAAGAACTTAGGGATGCTGAAAGCGAAGCTGCAATTGAACCGGAATTAACGAATCCGAATGTACAAGCAGGAGCATTTGCTATTAAACGTAATGCCGAGCGTCGTATTGCTGAATTAACTGAGCAATATAAATCTGCGGTTCAATCATCCATTAAAGTTATTGCTCTTACTGGTGAATATTCCAAGTCATTTGCTGATATCGCAGAAAGTAAATATCAAACAATTACTCATAATTATCTCGGTGTGTTAAATCGTATTTCAGATGCCATTAAAGATAGAACTCCACGAGATACTTTTGCAGCTCAAGAATACTGGATGCTATTGGATGAGTTAAATAAAATTAAATACCATTATGGTATTGAAGTTCTACCGGCTCCACAATTGAGTACTGACGATCATAATCGTCAACAAGATATTTCTGGCGCGGTTAAAGATCTCATTGAACGTACAATGGGTAGTGATCTTTATGCCGTAGTTGCCCAAAAGGAATTATCAACAAAAGCTTTTAATGCACGGTCTGCAGCAACAATTCTGCCCGTCATTATATATAATTATCAAGATACGAATTCATCGTTTTTACCGCAGCCAGTAGGCTCGATTGAAATTAATGAACCAGTAACTGATGAATCAGTTAAGGATGCTTTGATACAAATCAGAGAGAAATTAACTGGTGAAACAACCAACAAACAACCAACAAAACGTGCAGCAAAAACTGCACAACAAAAAACAGATATAACTAACTAATAAGGAATCATAATATGACTATTGCTATCGGAAGCGCTAAATTTGGAAATAATGACGGCGGATTTAAAAAACAAAAAACTTTTTATTTGAACTTGGATAACGGAGGCAACAATATTTTCCGCATCTTGCCACCAATGTTCTCTCTTGCTGAACGTGGACAGTATTACAAATACTGGTCTTTGTACCAAAATATGCTTGATTCAAATGGCAAAACTCGCTGGTTCTCTAGTATCGAAGAATTTGATGTGCGTAGCAAAACATTGCGTGTTGCCGATCCAGTACTTGAAAAATTAAAAGAATATAAAGCAAAAGAAGACATGCTTAAGCAATCCGGTGCAACTGAAGATCAACTTGCGATGTTTTACAATACATATATCAAACCTTTTACTCCACGTAAGAGCTATTATGTGAATGTAATCACCCAAAATAACGAACTTGGCACTTTAGCGCTACCTTCCAAAGCGTTTCAGCAGCTTAAACAGCTAGCGTCCGAGTATAATAATAAAGGTATCGATATTACTGGTATGCGCGGCATTTTTCTTAACTTCAAAAGAGTAAAAACTGGTGCTCGCCTAGCAGACGTGAGTGATTCTGTTGATGTTTTCCGTGAGTCGGTTAATATTGGTGGAGAATTAGTTGAAAAACCAAAAATTCATGAACTAACCAGTGAAATTATCAATCGTTTTGCGACTGAAATTGAAGATCTCGCTACTAAATTTACCATTCCAAGCGCATCGGACTTGGAAATGCTAGCAAATGCTCCATTGGAATCAAGATCTTTGGTTGTAGATCGTATTGTTGGTAAATCTACACAAGTAGAAGCTCCAAAACCTACATTAAATGTGTCCATACCGGGCACTAATGCGGTAGCAGTACCACGAGTTGAGTCTACAGGTAACGGAAATATGAATGTTGTGATTCCAACCATGACAGCACCTCAATCATTAGGAGTTAATGTGACTGCTGCCCAGTCTACTCAAGCACCATCTATTGGACTATCTACCAAACCGGCTAGCGGTACATTATCCGAAGAAGAATTTCAGAAAATCTTTGGAAAAGCTGCGAAATAAGGAGTATATATGAAAATTGAAAATAAAAACCATATTACAGATAAAAGCAATACTTATTCATTAGGTGATCGTAACGGAGAATTCTGGGTAATTAGCGAGGCATCTCCGTATGCTTACTATTGCGGTACACGCGAAGAATGCGAAGCATATATTGAGTCACAAGCTACTGCTCCACAAGCAAGTCCAGCTGCAGAAGCAAGTCCAGCTGCAGAGACTGAGGCTAAGAGTATCTTTGGATTTAAACAGAAGCGGAACAAGAAAGATCAATCGTAATGGATTTTACACTAGACAGTAATGTACTAGTGATTCCACGAGGCACAAAAGGTCTTTCTTCAATTAAAATAGATATGTCTAAAGTCTACGAGGCTGAATCGAGACTTCCTGAGACTAGCTATGTGAATCCTACTAGTGCTGTGGAATTAACTTCTGCATTTAACCAAGCATCTGGCCTTGTCGCGAAATATATAGGCTGGATTAATTACGAAATCTTACAGGCTGAGCAAGAATTTGATTTATGCAAAGCTGTTGTTATTTTGGATAAGGTGCCAGAGCAGGCAGGTAAGCTTAAAGAATTAGGTATAAAGCCTAATGAGGACTACCGTAATGCTTTAATCACACGAGATCCAGATTGTCAGGCCGCTTTAGATACTTTAAATAAGCTGAAAGCCTCCAAGGAATTCCTTGAAGCTAAGCATAAGCTGTTTGATCGTTCGTATTATAGTTGTAGAAATTTAATCAACCAGCCAACTAAATATACACCGATTAATACTTATGCTGGTTCGACTACTGACCCACAACATAATTTCATGGGTGAAAATGAAACTTTGCCCAAAGTAGACGAAGATGTGGTAAGATATTACAGAGAGTCGAAATGAAAAAGTTGGTAAAATTATCGTTTGACGATTTTTTGGACAGGATTCCCACATCCAAGGATTCATCAGTAGACAAGACAAGACAGTTCAATTGCGCTTATGAGATGACTAGCGAAAATGAGACTGCATATCTAATATGTGCTGAACAGTACGAGTCCGAAAGTTTATTGCGCTATAATTTTTACGTTCAGATAGTAAAAAGATGGGAGCAATCAGCAAGGGTTCCTAATAACCAGTTACTTGAGTTTTCTTGTCAACAACTTAAGACGGCCAAAAAAATCTATCAGGTAGATATCGGGAATAATCTCGTCATGGTTTGCGACGATTTATCAGTATTTAATAAAGCAAGTAATTCAGTGGGTTCCACTATTTGTTGCTATTCACTATTAGGTTTAATTTTATTAAAAGGAGAATCAGATGTCAGATGTTAAAAAGTATATGAATAAGTTGCGTAAATTAGACGGTGCGGTTAATCCAAACTCTAAGGCGCTAGAAAATTGTCTACAATCACCAAGTCCAAGTATTAACTGGGCTTTTGCTATTGATGGATACGGGATTCCTTACGGAACATCGATTATTCTATGGGGCCCACAGAAATGCGGTAAGTCATTACTGGCTAATGCTTTTTTAGGGCAATGCCATAAGGACGATCCAGAAGCTATTACCGTAACTTTTAATACAGAGTTACGCGGTGAGTTCCAAGGTTCAGAAGATATGACCAAGAAGTTTGGTATTGACCAAGACCGTCACATTACCTTTGATGTCAACTCTCCAGAGCTAGTATTCGACCGTATCGAGCAAGATATTGACGCTATGTGTCAAGAAGGTGCAAAGATTAAAGCGATCGTTATTGATTCACTCAGCGAGATCGTTGGTCGCCGTACACAGAATGCTACATCAATCCTGACTCAGCAAATTGGTGACCGTGCAGCTACACTCAGTGACGGTATTGATCGTATTAAGCCAATTATCCGTAAACACAAGATTGCTTTAATTTTAGTTGCCCAAGCTCGTGCAGAGATGGACATGAAAGAGCAGATGCGTGGTAAGACTATCAAAATGAATGGTGCGTTAAGCACTAAACATAAGGTGGAAATTTTTGCCTACGTTGAACGTAATCAAAGTAAAGCCGGTAAGGAATCTCTTGGCGGAGAATCATTTGCGGATGACGCAGGAACAAAAGATTTCATGGACAAGGCGGCTGGTACAGCTCACAAGATTCGCTTTAGAATTGATGAAACATCTTTTGGTATGGCAGGTCGCACTGCTGAAATCACTTTCGATTATAATAAAGGAATTATTAACAAATATGAAGAAGTATTCACACTTGCTAAAAACCTTGGAATTATTACTAAACCGAATAATGTTATGTATGAATTTAACGGACGTCAATGGCGCGGATTAATGGCATGCCTGACTGCTATTCGTGATGAGCAAATTCTTCAAGATCAGCTGCTTAAAGCTATCTTTGATAAAGATAAACAATCTCGCACTGACGCCGTAATTTCTCCAGAAAAAATGGTTGACGCAATCTAAATAAAGTGGTATAGTTGTGTAATGCAGCTACTTCTTTTAATATCTCAGTTATTGATCTCTTCTTACGCAACCGAAAAAGTTGTGATAATTGATACTGGACTTGATATTAAAGACAATAGATTCCACCACTTATGTGCTACAGGGCATAAAGATTTTACACACACTGGAATGACTGATAACCATGGCCATGGCACTCACATAGCTGGAATCATTGATAAAAATCTTTCTGATAAGTATTGTATCGTAATAGTGAAATACTGGAACATGCCGACCGATAAGCATGTACTAGAAACTTACCTCGCTGCATTAACTTATGCTACTAGTTTATCACCAAAAGTCATTAATTTGTCACTAGTAGGAGAGGATTTCGTGCTAGATGAGTACAGCCTTATGAAACAAGCTTCAACAACTCAATTTATTGTGTCTGCCGGTAATACCCATACTCAGTTTGGATTTTTTACTAATATATATCCAGCGCAATATAAGTTGCCAAATATTACTGTTGTCGGTGCGTTACATAATGGGGTTAAAGCAAGCTATTCTAATTATGGCGATACAGTCACTAAATGGGAAGAAGGTGCGATTGAGTCTTTTGCTAGAAACAATGGTAATATTGTAATGCGTGGAACAAGTCAAGCAACCGCTCGATATACCAGCATTTTTTTATCGAGCAACAATGGAAGATAAGATTATCAAGATTCTAGAGGAGAACGGAATCTCTTTTAAAGAACGAGGCAGAACTATCCATACCGAGTGTCCAAAGTGCCACAAAGACGATAAGTTTTCTATTTTAAAGGCTAATGGGTCAACAGTCTGCTACAGGGGCTCCTGTGATTGGGGAGTGCAACCGTTTGCAAATTGGGTAGCTGAAACATTGGGAATCAGCGTAATTGAGGCCAAGGGTAGAATTTATCAGACGGATTATTTTAAGGAGTTTACATTTGACGTTCATAAAAAGACTAATGAAGAGACTTGGAACCCTTTTGCAGAAGAGTTCCCAGAGATCCCCTTACCGCATCATCAGTACAGTATCGGTGGAGAAAAAAACGACGGGACTGTATATCTTGAAAAACGAGGGCTTTCCCCAAGGATATGCGATTATTTCGGAATTAAGTACCTTTTGGATTTACGTAGAGTAATGTTTCCGGTGATTTTGAATGGAAAACTTGTTGGATATCAAGGTCGTGCAATCGATAAGGTGTCCGATAAAGATAAGGTCAGGAATAATGAAGGATTTCGAAGAGACTCGTTAGTAATGTTTTTAGACCATGTCAAGGAAAATGAATTTGTGATTATTGCGGAAGGGCCAGTAGATGCATTAAAATTTTATAATGTGGGCAATTTTGTGGCAACCATGGGCAAGGTCGTATCGAAGAAACAAATTGATCTAATTAAAACTAAAAAGCCCCAGAAGGTATACCTCGCTCTGGATGGGGATGCTGCACTAGAGATGTCGAATCTCGCAAGAGAATTCGATGTGCCAACATATTTATTGACGGTGCCTGATTCATGCAAACAGAGATGTCTATTAGCCAATAAAAAAGCCGATTTTGGAGAATGTACTTTTGAAGAGGCAGCTGAAGCCTTGAACTCAGCACAACCGCTTGGATATTACAACTTGATTTTAAACTGGGAGAAAAAATGAAAAAATTTAACTTTACCGATGACTTTGAAGCCATTTATTTACGTGAAACTGGGCTTCGACAGCTTAAAATAACCACCGAGCATGAATTAATATTGGCTAGTCCCGAAACTAAAAAGGTGCTTCGATATACTGCTGGTTATCATTGGAATAATGGGGCTAATTATTGGCTTAACATGGGCATTGGCTATGATGATATCCTTGGAATGATGTATATTTATGCATTATATTATATTGGTAAGTATCATGGTACAGACGAATACAGTTATAAAAATATGATGCGGTTTATGGGGCAGCGATTAAAATATTACGGAGAATGTTTTGAGCGCAAGTTTAGTCTATCTGAATCAGTAAGCGAGCCTAGCGCGTTAACAGACTACATGCAGGTTGCTTCTGAATTGGAATCTTACACATCAGACAATAAAACTTCACCAAGAACCCCTAAAACAAGTAAAGAGGAATTAAATTTCCTTAAGTTAAAATTATCACAAAATATTAACGATTACAAAGATTTATTAGCCTATTATGCGATTACAAAACATGTTAGCAGCGATTTACGAAAAAAAGCTAAAAAATATTGCAAATTATATGGTATTAATTATACAGAGATAGCAAAAGATAAATATCTTGGTAAAGGGTTCGATTTACATTACGTATTGGATTAAACTGTGGCAGATTTATTAACATCAACAGGTATCGAATTAGACAAAACGACCACACAAGCAATTGTTGGTCATATGCTAAAAGATCGTTCATTTGCCGAAAAGGTAATGACCCAACTGAAGTTTAATCAGTTTCCGGGCTTATTGTCGGAGATCGTTTTCGTTATTGACGAGCTTTGCAAAAATCCTGACTATACTCATCTAGTCTTTAATAGTGCCGTGGTATTCAAGTACCTAGTTGAACGTAAAGGTAATATACAAGACCAGTTCAAATATCAAAATGAATTCGCTGAATGTGATCGATTAGCAGATGTTCATCCCATCGAAATCGTGAGCGACTACCTAGAAGGCTGGTTATCAAAAATAACAGCGATAGATTTTGCCAATAAACTTGCTCAACATGTAAATAAATCTGATTATAAAGCCATCAAGCCTCATGTCCAGAAAATGAGCGATACTATTAATGATATCGTTTTCCGTGATGTCACAGACGCAAGTGATAATTTCAAAGGCTTATACGAAAGTTACCTCAAGCAAGATGATAATAAGGCTGAACATAATTGTACTACCGGTCATCCACTATTTGATGAAATGCTAGTAAAAGGAAGCCTTCTGCCGACAACAAAAACCTTTAAATCTCATGATCATTTCAAGAAAAATGAATCTATTTTGGGTGCAGGCGAATTACTAGTGGAACAGACGATGGGTGGATTAATTGTTGGTGGCTCTACTGTAGTGCTAGGAACGGTTAATAGCGGTAAGACTACAACATTGTGTACCATTGCAGCTGCTAATGCCATGATGGGCAAAAGTGTATTGCTAATCACCCTAGAGCAAGCTGCAGACGAAATTCGCGATAAGATTGTCTCTAATATTTTAAATAAGAGCAATTTTGAGATGCGCCGACTATGTCAGACTGTAAAAGGCATGGGTGGCCCACACAAGGCTGCTGCTGAAAATCCAGAATTAAAGAATTTTCTTTATTCTATGGCAATGGTAGAAGCTACAGTATCCAAGCAGATTACTCATATTCATCACAATAAAAGTTCACAGATGACTATGGAGCATGTGAATTATTTATTGAATCAAGCGATCGTCAAGCGTAAACGGGCAACCGGTAAAGGATTTGACTTAGTAATGATCGATTACCCTGCACGACTTAGATCACCTGCTTTTGGTAAAAATGGGCAAAGACATGATGAATTAACCATGATTTACCAAAACTTCATCGATCACGCTAGAGAGCATCAATATCATACCATATTGCCCGTACAGACTAACCGTGATGGATACAAGGTCAATCAAGGTATCAACGGCACAGGCAGAATGCTTGACATGGGAGATGCAGCTGGAGCCTTTGGTATCATTCAAGCTGCCGATCAAGTTATTTCTATTAATAGAACCCCAACCGATCGTCAAGCTGACTTGATTCGTTATATGATCGTAAAGAACCGTGCTGGGGCAACCGACCGTGTATTCGCTTCCAAGACCAACATGGATCACTCTCAAGCTTTCGGAATATATTTACCTGCCGTAACTTTTGATTATAACACCCAAGTCGATTCTCAGGCGATAGCAAGATGGATTGGCGAATCTGCCTTGCAGGGTACTGCCTTAGACAAGCGCTCAGAGCAATCCTTGAGTGAGCTTAGAGAAAAAGTGGATATCGAACTGAGAGATAAACAGACTGCTATCACGTTTGAAGCCAACTTAGCAGAAATTGAAGCCGAAAAAACTAAAACAGTTACAACCCCTAGCGAATTACCTCCAGAAGAGGAATGTCCGTTCTAAAAGTTATGGTAATATAATATATGAAGATTGACTTAAGCACTTTACAAGCTAAATTAATTGCCGCTGCTCTCCTCTTAGGAGTGTTCGGGCTCGGATATTGGGTATCACCAACTAAGACTGTGACCAAGATTGAAATCAAAGAAGTAATCAAAGAAGTAACTAAAACGGAAAAAACTTCCGATAAGGTGGAGCAAAAGAATAAGATTGTCATCATTACAGAAACTACTCATCCAGACGGAACAAAAACAAAAGAAACTCGTATTACCGATAAAGGGACAACCACCCAAAATACCACAGAAGAAACAAAAAAAGAGATAGAGAAATACAAAGAACAATTAGCCGAGAAAACTACCGAGCGCAGTGGCAGCGGGGTATTCTTAGGAGCCATGGCATATTCCAATATCAATAAATTTAACTCTCCAGAATATGGGGTTATAGCTACCAAGCGTGTTTTCGGAGCGGTCACGGCTGGAGCATTTTACTTACAAAATCGCACTACAGGTTTAACGTTAGGAGTTTCATTTTGAAAAAGTTAGGTTTAGCAACTGGGGCACTTGCCCTTCTATTAGGAATAATATTATTGCACGAGCGATGGAGTGACAATCGTATTCGCCCAACCACAAATGCAGAATTAGCAACTGTGTCCGTATCTATTGTAAATATGGCGCAAAATAGTGGTGGAAGTGGAGTAATTCTTTCTTCTACAAGTAACGGCTCGTTTATTTTGACGAACCGTCACGTATGTGGTGTCGTAAAAAATGGTGGATTGGTTCGCACTGATGACGGCAAATTAAATACCGTTGTTTCTTATAAGCCATCCCAAACTCACGATTTATGTTTAATTCAGATTGCTGAAAACCTTGGCACTGGAGTGAACTTAGCCGCAGACTCTTTAAACTATTATGAACCTGCATTTATTGTGGGTCACCCAGCTTTATTGCCTACAACGGTTACTGCCGGACATTTTAGTGGGTCTCAAATTATTACGATCTTAATTGGAATGCGTAAATGTACTGATGATGACTTTAAAGATCCAGCTATGGGATTTATTTGCGGTTTAGTAGGTGGATTACCTATTTATGAAAGCTATCAGTCACAACTAGTAACAGCGACAATTATGCCCGGTTCATCCGGTTCACCGATTTTCAATAAAAAAGGTGAATTAACTGGATTAGCTTTTGCAGGACAAGGTTCTTTGGGGTATGCAATGGCCGTACCACCTGATTACGTAAGATTCTTTTTAAATGTCGAAGCCAAGACACTTAAAGCTATCCGTCCAAGCTATCAATCAACCGCTGCTCCGACCGAAGATGCAAGTTTGCATGATTCTGTTGTAAAACTTAACCAAGCATGTCAAAAAGCAAAAGATGAAAAAGTGAACACTAATGGTCTTTGCCTAGAGAACACTCTTACAGGTGATGACCTAATTCACAGGAATTAATATGAGCTTATTATTAGTTATTTTACTGTCTGGGTTAATTATTGCAAGCATAGGTATCCATCTTTATGGAATCATACTATGTTTCAAAAAAAGCCTATCATTTGGATTAGTGGGATTATTTATACCCGCAATTGCTTTAACTATTGGTACTGCTAAAGTATTAAAAGTCGATTTATCTTAAATTATTTGGCGCTGTGATTAAAAGAGGTATCTTCTTTGTCGCAGCGCTTACATAATCTTTTTGGGAATTGAAATAAAACAGTAACTTCCCAGTCGTGCCAGCAAGTACTTCTAATGTCCTCAATTTTTTTTCTAAGGTCTTCCAGTTCCACAGTTTCTTCTTTACTGATCATCGCAGTTTTGGTCAGATCTCTGATACGCATCGAGTATTTATAAATATCATCTCTAGATGATGTCACAAGTGGTTTAGCTGCAGATTCACCGCCACCGTAGCCCCATAGATAGCTGTCATCGTCGTAAATCATTTCTACTCCTCAAATAGTGCTTTTTCTGCTTCTCGTCTTCTAGTAAGCCCAGCTAATACTTTACCACCAGCTTTGTTCCAACGCAAGAACTGTTTTGCTGCTTCGGCAAAATCTTGTGCATTTACTTTCTTCAGTAATGTGCTGCTTTTAAAATTACCTAACCCCACATTATACGCCAGCGCTACCATTGCTGCGAATTGGTTTTCTGTTACTGTAACGGTTAAAGCTTCCGATACCCCTTGCTCAAATTTAGCTAAGTCTTGCGCCATTCTGGCATCGGCTTGAGCTTCCGTCCAAGTCATTCCAGCGATGATATCAGCACCGGTAGAGCCGTACCCGATGGTCCATATTCCTACGCTATCTTGATAGCTATGTAGACGTAACCCCTCGAAACTTTTAATTAAATCCAGACCTTTTTGATTAGTTTTCATACTATGAATATTAGGGGGTTGACTAAATCGCTTTATTGTGGTATTATATTTAGAATGAGGTTAGTATTATCCATTGTAATGATAGCGTGTCTATTCCTGATAGCCCATCAGTGCATCGTTGTAGTTAATAATATCGCCCAGCAAGTTGACCACCAAAGCAAAGTCATCCAAGATAGGCTACAAAATGAAAATTGACATCAATAGATACAGAGGAAACTATCACTGGATTAAAGGAATTTTTGAAAAAGAGAAAGCTAAAGAGAATTTTAATTGGTCTAATACTGCCACCGACATTGCAGTAGTGAGTCATATTCCATTGATCGCCGTTTTATGCTTTTATGGTGAATATTATGGCTTTAACAAAGAAGTAGTGGATAAAATAGACTCGCTATCAAAATTTTACGGCTATGATGATATTGAAGGTAAAGAATGATAACTATAACTATTTTCATTCCACTGAGACCAAACTTTCAAAGGATTGCACCAGTTTACCCACATGACATGTCAAACACTTTTGATCCATATGAAATTGACCGAAAAATGTATTTAATAATGATCTATGATTAAGTATCAATTGTTTATTGCTATTAATTTTTATGAAAGAGGAGCATTAACCTACACAATTATCCGAGACTCCTATAAGATTCCAATATATTGGCCAGCCGACAGGAAGGTGTACCGCGTATATGTCTGAAATAGATTTTAATGAAAAAATTAGGGTCATGATTTTTAGAGATAGACAAAAAGGGCAATGGCTCTTGGTTGATAGTTCGTGGATATTCTCACCGGAAGCAGTGTTATTAGACCCGACATCGGTGGCTCATGATCCGTATAATCCGGTCGATTTTGTTGCGGGTTTTTTCCTAGAAATTAAAGAAAGTAAAAAGAAATGCAAACGGGTGTAGTAGATTGGTTTGACGCTAAAAAAGGTTACGGATATATCAAGCTTGAAGATGGCAGAAGTGCATTCGTGCATTTTTCGAGTATTGTTGATAAGGGTTACAAACTTTTAAGTTGCGGAGATAAAGTTGAATTCGATCTTTATGAAAACCCAAAGGGGTTAGAAGCCAAAAATGTGGTGAAAAAATAATGGGGTACGGATTAAATCACTGGCGCATTGTTGTGATGTTTACTGGCACGTATACTGTTAAAAGAGATCCCACCATTAATCTATCTGGAGCATTTATGGTATCCCAATCTATGGTCAAAGGCTGGATGATTGAGGTTATGCCATGATGCCAGATCATCGCGTCGATATTATGCTGGACGGGGGATTTTATATACCAAGGAAACCATCGGCTACTGCAGCTAGTCTTATGTTTTATGATTATAATAGGATGTCATCATTTATAATAGTCAAAATATACGAAATCAGGTTGACATATGAATGATAGGCCACAATACCGTTATCGGATAGAATCATACAACTTAAACCTGTACCAAGTTCCTTTTGAAATCGTGCATTACCCTATATTTAATGCCGACGATATGCTGCGTAAGCAGTACGAAATGACCAGATGCTATGAAATCTGGTTGACGGATGAACAAAAAGAGGTTATTATTAAAATATGAAGAAACCCACTAAAAAACCCACTGGCGCAATTAATGATCTACTAGAAAAACTATCTAAAGGTGAAGCCGTTATTGTAGGCTCCCCAAAGGCCGCAGAAGGCGCCCTGCCGCAGATTATTAAGGTTGTGACCAAACGTGGCACCGTATTAGTGGACGAAGCTACGGGAACTGTGGTGACAGCCCAAGGTATCTGGCGCGAAGGTAAACCCGATGTAGGGATTGTAGACGGTGCTGAACTGATTAATTTGGACGATATGCTCATGGAAATGCGGTTGAATAACCCAATGGCGGCTAACCTTGTTCATAAATACTTTTTGGATCGGAAAAAATGAGTTGGGCTAAACACCAAAGGAACGTATCCTCAAGCAATTTCACTATTAATTACACCCAAGGTACTGCCGGTACGCGAACCAGTTCGGTGTACCATACTTGGGGGAGCCCAGAACTTGGTGATGAGCATTATATTAGTCACTCTATGATTAGAGTGGCGATTAATAATTGCCAAAAAGATTTACGCCGTAAAGCCCAGAAGATTCCTTTAGCTTTAATGGAAGGTTATTATTGGGAATACTCGAACAAGCAGGTTACTGATTTTTTATTAACACGATTAAACTCTATCGAAGTTTCAAAGATCATGTTAAATATCGCTATGAGGAGAAGAAAATGACTTGTATTTCGATGGCATTATTAATCAAAATGGGTATACAGCAATGCGAAGGTAATAATAGGCAATTCATTTCTGTGGGATTTAATTCTAATCGGACTACTTTAGTGGTGCAGTGTAATAATGTGACTTTTAACATGATGAATTACTTTAGGGATAAAGACAAGTGCATAACCTTTTAATCGCCTATACGGTATTAGCAATATTCCTAGCCCTAGCTTTAGATTTACAATTTTAATATGAAATTTGGTAAACGCCTGATTGATAAAGTCCTCGAATCGGTATCTAATAATGATGCCGTCGTGGCCTATTATACAGCAGATCTATACGCTACGGTGTTTAATCAGGTTCTCGGTGAAAAAGAAGCCATGAAAGTAAATGCCATAGTGATGATGATCAAAGATGGGAACGTTAATCCATTAAGCTTCTCGTTTGGATTCACCGTCAAGACACTGAGAGATGAATTTACCCAAAGGTACGGTATGATGGAGTGGAACAAGATCAGGTTACAATGTGCGACAGCCATGTCTAAACGAAAACCAAGAAAGAAGAAAAAATGAAAAACGTAAAGAAAATGACTCCCGAAGAATTAATCGCGCACAGTCAGCATTTGATTAAGCGTCATGATCTTATCGTTAAACTCAATAAAATGGCAATTAAGGTTATGAAGGAAGAAAAGAAGAGACACAAAGGCGAAGGTGAATTCGGTAAATGTGTCGTAGACGGATTTCTCATCGGCTATTTGGAAGGTATATTTGCAGGCCATGAATTAGCTGACCCAGAATTTTGGAAGTAAACTTATGGTATAATAAGGTATGAGAAAGCAAACCAAATGTTTTACATTAACTAGAAAAGATTTTGATGTGCATTTTTATGTAGGCTCAGGTAACGGAGGGCAAAAAAAACAGAAGACATCAAGCGCCTGCCGTATTGTACATCGAGCAAGCGGAGCTGAAGGTAAGTCTCAAGACAGTCGAAAACAAAGCGAGAACCAAGCGCTTGCTTTCAAGCGAATGACTGAAACTAAAGAATTTAAAGTTTGGATGAAAATCCAGCAAGATATTATCTTAGGTAATATAAAATATGAAGAAGCTGATGCAAACGGAATCTTCCATGACGCCCCATTAAAGGCAGGAGAAACATATGAGTAAAAAAACTATCGGACATAAATTTTCATTACAACCAAAAGCTGGCGCAACTGGATTATCTACCGGTAGTAATATGGAATTATACATGGACGGCAAGTTGATGAAAGGTGTTAGCCATGTTTCGATTGACCTGTCTGCCAGAAGCCTTGCTAAGCTGACTATCGAAGTGTACGGTAATCTATCTGTGGATCTTACGGCTAAACCAAAAACAAAGATTAAGAAGCTTTAAAATGAGAGTTAAAAGATTACATCCAGATGCTAAATTGCCAACTAGGGCTGATGACGGCTCCAATGGCTATGATTTATATGCATCCGAATCGGTATTTATCCCGCACGGCGCAACCATGATTGTGCCTACTGGTATTGCCATCGAATTGCAAAACAGATGGAATACCGAACAGCAACAAGTTTTCAAAATCGAAGATCGTTCAAGTATGGCCGTTAAGGGTTTGAGAACGGGCGGCGGAATAGTAGATAATTCTTACCGTGGAGAAATCAAGGTTATTTTACATAATTTTAGCAACAAAGATAAAATTGGTACGATAAGTCCAGATCGCTCAGGTTTCGGCTATTATGTAAACCAAGGCGACAAGATTGCCCAAGGTTTAATCTATGACACCTATGCAGAAGAAATTATCGAGACTTACAATCTAAGTGACTCATCTCGCGGTGATCAAGGTTTCGGGAGTTCCGGCAAATGAATCACGCTAAGTGGGCTATGAGTAATGAAGATAAATTCATCAAGCAGCTGCAAAAAGCTCATGCAGGTGAAATAGCCGCGTTTTGGGCATATAAAGGCCACCAAGAAGCAGCCAAAAATGATGCCGATCAATTAGCCTTAATACGTATTCGCCAAGATGAATACGATCATATCATGATAATTGAATCTTTACTGAAGCGAAATGACGCCGAACCCAATAAACATCTAGATTTCCAGATGTGGTTAATAGGGAACGCTATTTATTTTTTATGTAAGTTCACTGGTTACAAGATTACCATGAAGGTTGCTGGATGGTTTGAAACTTTAGGCAAAACTGGTTACACTGATATGGCCAAATTAGCCGAACAATTAAACAAGCCTTATGCTGCGCAATTATTAAGGCACATGGGTGATGTAGAAGCCGCCCATGAAAGATTTTTCGAAGCCAAGGTACAAGTGGAGAATATTTGGAATGCTGCCGATCAAAGCCAAGAGAATAGCTGACTCTATCCTTGGCGATGGATTCATGTCTCCGTATATTAATAGATACTACAGATACGACCATCCAAGGAATATTGCGCTAAACGATATCCAAATCTTTGCCGCAAATATTGGGTCAGTGTGGGGTGGACATTTAGATATCACTGCGAATGCGCGAAAGCTGGCTACATTATCTAAAGAATTAAATGCCTCGCTAGTTATTATTTCCAATTATTATATCTTTAATGCTAATACTTACCAGTTCAATCAAAAATTTATTCTGTGCCTGTCTAATACTGAATACGGGCTATTATGGTTAGCCAATACGGGGCTGTATCGTAATGAACTATACATTTCCAAGAGAACCCCATACAGATATACTGATGACGAAATTAAAGCCAATTCACCACCTGTCGTAGAAAATTTAGACAGATACAAGCGAGAAAACTTTCGACGAATCAGGCTCCCGAATTTGAAACGATTCAAGGGTGACGCAGAACATACTCCTTATTGGCAAATGCAAATGTGGTTTATTGATAAGCTTGGATTCAAAAAAGCGACTGTACTGTGGAATAATTTATATTTACGCAAAGAAGAATCAGATATCATGGAAAATAACACCAGAGCCCACTTCAAGGCTACACGCAAGCGTTTGCACCCATTAGAACTAGACGAATTGGTATCATGGGATAGCTTTGCCGCCAGTCCGGGCGATTTTAACGGGAATCCACCTTGGTCTAAAACAGGGTACGGGTACGTCAAGAAGATACCGAAGACGAATTCTGTTGCGGTTGACAATTTCTAATTAATATGGTATGATTACTATATGAAGAAAGCCTTATTTTTTGGTGGTTCATTTATTGGTGCAATGGTAGTCTATATGGCGATTAAAAATAGTTACCCTACTTTTACAGGCGGCTATTGGGCAGGCGTATTTGCCGTCTGGATTTTTCGTCTAGGCGATATACTAGCGGAGAAATTTGCATGAAATATTTATTAATTTTGGTTATGCTGGCTGGATGTGCTAAACCGGAAAAATATAAAGAATGCCCATCTAATATAAAGTACGGTGATAAAATAACACCAAGAGAAGGATTTTATCAAGGGGTAGAATTTATCGCTGAAGGTGTTAACGAGACTAGTGTTCGTGTTCACATCAAAGGCGAAGACAAGAGTTACTGGTTCTTCTGCGAGGATATGGAAAGAATTAAATGACTAAGCGCAAATGTCGGAACCCCCATGATGATGGACATATGACCATGGAAGAAGTTATCAAGTTAGCCATGGAAAAGCTTGGCTGGCCTAGAGCAAAGTGCTTAAGTTGGTATGAAAAAGAAAACGCCTCATTAAAGCATGCCCGTCCCAGAGAATTAGTTGAAAGGGGACAAACCAACTTAATTGTGGTATTATTAAATAAGAGAGAGCAAGATAGAAGGAAAGAACAAAATGGCAAAATCAAAAAAGACTAAAAGTACTAGACCAGAACCATTACCATCGTCTCGCGGGTCAGATAAAGAAGACAGCATGAAGGATATTGATTGTGGAAAAGTCTTATCGGTTTTAGCTGCTGCTGTCACCTTAATCTTTGGTGCTTGGTATTGTTGGCCATCAAATTATGTTGCCGGTAAGTGTTTTTCAAGTTTACATACAGTAGCAAAGATCACATCCACGGGCACCCGTTCCGATGACACCCATTCTTGGAAGGTTGTAAATTTTGAAAGGTATGACGCATGGGGTGATCTCCCTAGCCGTTGGCAACCCGATGGAACCGCCTATACGGCTGATATTCTACGATCACAACACGAGTTTTCTAATACTTACGACCAGCCAGTTGATTGCTACTTTTTCGAGTTAGCTAAACGGGATTACAAAATTAGACGAGTTGAATCACTAATAGATTCACTGTCCCAACAAATCGCCGAATTACGGGACAAAAAATGAAGCATTTACCGTATCTATTAATTATCCTTGGCTTAATACTTTTTAATATCCACACTATATGGTGGTTTGACGGGCATTATACCGAACTGAACAGGCAGCTACAGGCTGTAAAAACAATGTGCTTGGCTCACGGAATCGACACTGGGCCAGATTTATGATCAAAGCCAAGATTAAAATAGGTAGAACTTATAAAGACGGCGTTGGTTGTACTGTGAAAATCATACACAAGATGAAATCTGGTTTATACCCATACGTAGGCATCTTGGATTGGTCTTGCGTACCGGATTCCAAAGATTGTGAGCAACAGCCAGAAACCTATAATGAATACGGGGAATCTGCTTTAAGATTTAATCCGCCGCGCAAAGGTTTGACTTACGATCTAGTAAAAACAGTCAGGAAGAAAAAATGAACGCTGCTACTGAACTCCTTAAAAAGATATTATCCGAAAAGTATGGCACATTGACTAAAATTCAAATGCATGCCGATTCTTTTATTAGTCTGGGTGATACCATTGAAGGTAGCTTTGAAGTGATGGAGTTTGAAGATAAAGAAGGAAACGTGAAGCCGTACATATTATGCGGTCGTGGATTTAATACGATCAGAACTTCACCTGTACAGCAAATCTTGGGCGTGAAAAACGATCACATTGATATTGTAATTACATTCCGCACTGTAACAAGTGTTTACGAAGCGAGGGTACGGAAATGAGACCAGATTATCAACCCGATTATAAAGCCATCAGTGATAGTATCGATATTTTCCATAAGTGGGCTAGACGTGGTATGATCATGGGGCAGATCAAGGAAAAATATTATTCAACCCGGTGGTATGCCTACCTTGGTACAGCATTATCTTTACATTCCATTTTTTACCCACAACACATCTACAACAGGTTCCCAAAATGGTTACATAAACTTGACTATAAAGTATTCATACCATTTTTCAGGTATACTGGCATGAGTTATCTTTTTGGTAAATGGCAAGTATTTTGTTACAAGCAAGCTTATAAAGAAGTCTTAACAAAGTATCCACACGTAGATCATTGCATTAATTTTGAAGAATTGGTGTCACAATACAGGAGAAAAGATGAATAAGGCAATCTGGATAGCAGTTGCAGCTGTATCGGTGCTAATTGTGATCGTTCTGGTTATGCCTATTTATCAAATTATTAATGGATACTTAGAAGGAAGAATGTAATATGGATGTAATTGAATTTATTTTATGGGCACCGGCCTTTTTTGCTATGGCATATCCATTAGCATTAGATGCAATACTGTTTCTTTTCGTGATTAGTATTATTTTGAATGTTTATTTATGGAGAAGCAAATGAATAAAGAAGCGTTAAAAGAAGTGTTAATATTTTGGGGCAGCCTCATTTTAGGGTTTGGGTTAATAATCTTAACCATATATTTATGCGCCGCCAAGTCCCCTTGGTTTCTATTATTGCTGGGTATCCCAGTGGTCACTGAAATATCTTCTTGTATTTACCAGTCATCTATTGCTGAGCAAACAGAGAAAGAGCAGAAATGAAACTAATTTGTTTATCCGATACGCATAACCAATTAACCAAGGTTGATATCCCAGACGGAGACGTGCTCATACATGCGGGGGATTTCAGTAATTCCGGTAACTATGCCGATCACTATACCTTTGCAAAGCAATTTGGTGCCTACCCGCATAAACATAAGATCGTGGTTTTTGGCAATCATGATGTTTATGCTGAAAAACAAACCAATATAATAAGAGAATTATTTAAGGAGCACGGTATTACAGTTCTATTAGATGAAGAAATTATTATCGATGGCTTCAAGTTTTACGGGTCACCTTGGGTTCCGCGCTATGGAAATTGGGCATGGATGCGCGATAGAGGTCGCCATATTGGGGTGAAGTTTGATAATATTCCAGAAAATGTAGATGTGTTAATTACGCACGGACAACCTTACGGTATTTTAGATACTACGATTTACGGTAATGGCAATCAAGGATGTAAAGAACTATTGAAGGCTTGTATTGATAAACAACCAAAGCATGTAATGGGCGGACACCTGCATCACGAGGGTGGAACTCAATTAACTAAGCATGGTATGACATTTTATAACTTAGCTATATGTGACGAGCAGTATTCACCATGTCGTCCAGTTACGGTAATCGATTTATGAAAAATTTCTGTATTTTTTTGATGTCAATCATAGTTTTAACTATCACTTTCGAAGTCGCTCATGCGGCAGTGGAATGGAAGTATATTACCACAATGTATAGCGAGGTAGATTTCCAAGCGACAGATGGAATCCCATATATCATAGAACAAGACATGAGAGATAAACATCCGACTCTATCTAGCGCAAGAGCTTGGTTTAATAAACCAAGCACAGGCATATATGAAACTATATTGAAGGTATCGGAAGCGGCTTGGCTTAAAGAGATATACGAGAAACGATTCGGCAAAGGATCTTACGGCAGATGAAATACCTTATTTTACTTCTAGCATTATCGGCTTGTAGCCATGAACACCAATTAATAATTGAACCGCAATATCAACAATACGTGACAACCTTTGAACGGGATGCGGCAACGGTTGGTAAATCCATCAAGGTGGATGATTTAATTGTCGAAACAGCAAGTGACTTAGGCACGACTAGAATGGGTGAATGCCGTCGAGCAGAAGACATGACGCCTAAGATTGTGATTAGTAATAGATTTTGGGGGTTCTTAAATGAGACAGAAAGACAAATGTTGTTTCACCACGAACTAGGCCATTGCGTCTTGAATCGTCCACACAATGATAACTTTGATTCATTTGGCGAGCCGATTAGCTTAATGTACATGTACGCTTTTTCATATGAAGTTTACCTTAATTTTAAGCACTCTTATTTGAGTGAATTATTTTGGGGTAATTAAGCCTACCATTTACCTTCAGGGCAAGTCGCTTCAGCAACTTTGGTTTTGAAATTCATCAAGCATCCACATCTTTGACATTGAGGCTCACCTGCAAAATCTCCTAAAAAAGGGCACTGTTTGCAAATATCCATTCTTTTCTCTGCTTGAGACTTCGGCGCAATAATATCTTTACCTTCAGCGATACCATTGCCAACTGCTTTGATTGTAGTGAACGCTATTTTAATCTTTTCTATTAGGCTCATATTAAACCTTAGTTAAAATTACGTTCTGGCCAACTACTGAAATACTTCCACCAACGATTGCCGTAGTCCAAGTACCAGTGATAGTACCAGTACCAGATACGCTCAATAGAGTATAAGTACCGACAGCTGGAGTCGCTGGGTTAGTAGTAACGGTTCCCGATAACGTAGCATTGAAATTCGGAGACAACACAATCTTACTAGATGCGTTAGCAGCGCCAGTTTCGAAAGTATGTACTGTTGCTACTGTTTCATTTAATGCGCCGTTAATGGTCAGAACTTGTGAAGAACTTGGTGCAGTAATACTACGAGCTTCAATTTTAGGTGATGCGCCAGCAGTCGTTACTGGGCCGACTGTACCAGAACCCTTTAAAGTCACGGTTGTGCCAGATAAAGTAATTAATGAGGTTGAACCAATCGAACCAGTAACATTTACGACAGATGCTGTAGCAGTAATACTAGTCGGACTAGTGTAGGTATTAGTATTACTTAGGGTGATCGACCCCGCGCCAGAGCTAGTCAAGCGTAAGGTTACATTTGCAGCATTACTTGCATTTGAAATCACTCCACTAATAGTAGCAGCAATATTAGCAGTAGGTACTATATCCACTATTGATCCTGTAACACAATTTGAATCGGAATTTAAAGTAATTCCATTAGAAAAAGTTTGCGACGCTCCAGAGCCATAAATAGTTATAACTCCTGCTGTGGTCGTAGATGGTCTGCAAACAATAGGACTGGCTAACGGTGTAAGAAAAGTCTGGAAGCTCGTTGAGGTTGTTGCTCCATCTCCGACACTAATAGTTGCTGCAGATGGAAATCCACCACTAGGTGGATTTAATACGCCGATTAAGCTGGGGGCAGCAATAATAAGCCTCGCACCACCAGAAAACGTAAATCCAGTCCATGTGTTAAAAATATTACAACTGTTACGTACAATTAAATCATGCGTAATAGTACCTGAAAAATTACTACCAGTCCATACCCCACCAGATTGGGTTGATGATCCCAATTCAAAGGTATTGGCGCCAGTATCATTAAAAATAATATTTTTTGCTATTGTACCCACGGCACTGATATATGTACCAGAAACAGTATTAGTCCAATTAATATCCGGTGTTGCATTCACAACACTTGTTCTGAGTCCCTTGCCTTGATGATATAATACGCCTGTTGCATTGGACATGGTACCCGAAAGGATTATGTCAGCCGTGTTAGTATTGGTAATATTTTTACCGTTTGCATTAAAAACTCCTAATGTAATATTAGCATTACCGGTAATTGCAAGATCAGAAGCTCCTAACGCTATTGGCGCCGAAATAGCCGCTAAATGAGTAGCATTCAAGACAGGGCTGGTTCCGTCAAAAGTTAAAACAGCTGGAGATGTGCCTGTAATGGTCCAGTCAGACGTAGCATTAATAAAGTTCAATTGGTTAATGGTAGCTGGAACTGTTGTACCCATAGCAATAGTTTTTGCACCAGCCCCTTGATCGGTATTAATGTTTACGATTATACCCGAATCATTTGGTATCCATGCAGGATTCCAATTTGTCGTAGTTTGCCATGTACCGGCTGTCAAACCGATCCAGCTAACGGTGCCGGTAGCGGTCACAGTGAGGATAACTTTTTTATTGCCATCATCATTGGTAATTGAGCCTCCGGGCACTGGGGTGGTCCAAGAATTTGTACGAGTTCCAGTATAATTTAATATTTCAAAAGTTCCGCCAGTTCTAGTTGTTTGACTCACTGTGCCAGCCAGCGTCACATTACCATTAACTTGCAATTTACTTGATGCATTTGCAGCACCTACTTGAAAAGTGTGAACACATGCGCCAGATTCCGTTAAATTACCATTAATAGTTAAGATATCAGTAGTAGCCGGTGAATTGTTGTCATACGCCTTAATAAATCCAGCAGAATTCGTAACCGCTTTGACAGAACCATTACCAGCTAAAGTAGCATTAGATGCAATAGTAGTAAGAGTACTTTGAGTTGATCCAGTTACATTTAAAAGATTCTCTAGTGTTACATTATTAGTTGCCGTATTGGCATTAGTAAAAGTAATATTACCAAATATAGCGATAGTCATGTCGGTATCTGAACCAGCTGATTTTGATATAATACCTGTATAAGTACTAGTTCCATTCAATCTAAATACATCGCCTCTTGTGCTAGCATTTGTATTTAAAACAATATTTCCGCTAACGGTAGCGCCACTATTGACATTAAGGCTAGTATATCCAGTTTGGGCTGTCGTAGTTGATCCACGTACAGAAATTGGATTAGGAAAAGTACCCGATGAGTCCCACCAGAATTGATTCCCAGTTAATCCTGAATTGCGATATCCATTTACAGTATTCCCTAGTATGATTGGCATTGTTGCGGATAACGTAGTTACGGCGGTACCAGTAATCTTCAATGTAGATGCAGCACATCCACTGCATACTCCGGTAGATGAGGTACCATAATGATATAACGCTCCAGATCCAGACCAAGTTACCCCACTAAGATCGCCACTTAATGCAATAACACCCAAATTACCACCATTATCTGAGGTTAATGGCCCTGTAAGGTTGCCACTCATTGCGCCGGAAAATGTAAAGGTCGTCGAGCTACCGGTTGTTTTCATGGTCATTGCATTACTAGTAGTATTATTAATCGTAATTGGATGCAGAAAAGTTTGTGTAGTAATTTGATTATTAATGATTGTCGGATTTGCATTACTCCAGACAATAGTCATGCCCCCAGCGTTACCTAAAGGATTCGCAACACCCAAAGATAACTTACCGTTATCGAGGTAATATGTGCCTCCTGTTATAGTAGCAGCGTTATTAATTAAATAAGTTACTTCGCCGTTATTTGACTGAGTGATAGTTTTACTTGCTGCCGTGATTTTACGTAAAATAAGACCATTAGTTGAAGTACTCGGCACATCAAGAGTTAGATTAGCACTAAGCGAAATATCGTTAGTGATTTGCCCTCCCACTGCTCCTACTTCGATCCTTGGATTCGTTCCAGCAAACGTTAAAGTAAAAGCTCCGCCAGAGATGTTCCATTGTGTGCCAGTAGATTTAAATTGCACACGATTAACTGTGGCGTTCATATCTAAATTCACTGAACTATTGGAACCGCTAGTATTATTAATATTTGCTGAATCAGTCACGCCATTTGGCACTACCGCAGGAGACCAGTTAGCAGAATTACTCCATAGTCCCGTAGTTACGCCGATCCAGCCCCGATTTAACAGGGATATCACTGATCTCGTCAAAAACATTATAATCTTATGCATGGTAATCCTTTATGCAAACGCCATAGCAGCACTAGAGTAGTAGTTAGTTCCATCATAGTAAACTGAAATTAAATCAATACCACCAACAGTAGTAGTCAAGGTTGGAGGAGTACCACCAGCCCATTTAGTTCCAGCAGGCCAAGTAACAGTGTATGAACCTGATCCACCTTGAACAATACGAATCGCGTAAGCACCACCGGCTACCATATTAGTGTAAGTAAAAGTACATGAAGCAGTCATGGTAACTTTATTAGCTGGGGTTAAGACGAAGTCCAAAGTCTTAGTTGCACCAGAGTTACCTGCATCAGTTTCACCAGTCACACCAAACATTGCTTTACCTTGAGCAACCGTTAAGTCAGCAGCATTAGCTGTAGACCCAGTATTATTACCTTTGAAGGTATTAGCAGCCATTTGGGCTAAGTTAGTATTAGCTACGGCATTAGCGGTTGTAGAAAGTTTACCGGTAAATTGCGTTTGAATGGAAGAAGTTACTCCAGAAAGATAACCGATTTCAGCAGCTGTTGCACCAGTCACCCTCAAGCCAGAAGCGGATTTAGTTAGAGTAGTTCCATCTAATAAAATTGCTAACTGTGCAGCGGTAGCCGTACTAGAAGTACTGTTGTCTATAGTGGTAAATAATCCACCTGACGTATGTACGTCAACACCAACTTCATCAGAAGGTAATTGAGCAATACCAGCACCGAGATTCACATTTAAGACATTCCCAGAATATGATAATCCAATGCCTGCTGATACAGCAGCAGCTCCACCGAACTCAATCCATGATGTACCATCGTAACTGTACTGATGTCCAGCATGTTGCGAGATGTTAGCATTTACGAAAACAGCTTGATTAGTTGCTGGAGTTGTAAATGTATATGCATAAGAACCCGGTGTAGCAACAGTAATTTGAGCAATCTTGTTATGATTGGTAGCCATATTGCCACCTTCAGAACCAGATCCGTGTTCCATAGTGATACCGAAACGATCTCCTACGATCACTGCTCTACCTAAAACGTCTACCCATGAAGCGCCCGCATCAGCGGTATAAACAATATGTCCGGCTAAACCAGCCCATAAACCGGTAGGCGAAGCGCCGATTAAATATGTGGTATTAGCTACTGGAGAACCCGGAGGGGTAGATAAACTATCATCAACTAAGTCTGGATCATTAACCGGACTTAACCATACAAGCCCTACAGCGATTCCATCTAATTGTGATTTATTTACAGCGTCATTTGCTGAGGTACCATTAGCTAAGCCAGTAACTTTGTTGCTACCCATAGCTAAGTTGCCCGACATTGTGTCACCAGATATGGAAACTTTATTACCAAGAGCGGTATTCATCTGACCAACCGTGGCAGCATCAGTAGAGCCAACACCATCAGCCATCTGCTGAATAGTTAAGCTGCCCATATTGATAGAGCCAGACATAGTTCCGCCAGATAAACTTAACTTGTTTCCGAGCCCTGTATCAAATTGATTATATTCTACAGCATCGCCAGCAACTCCACCAGCTGCTAAACCGGTAATCTTATTGCTACTCATGGCAATATTACTAGCAGCAGTAATGTTACCTGCACCAGCGTCTAAAATAATATCTGAACCATTAACCTCAACTTTGTTTGTAAGTCCATTTGTAATTACAGCTTTGGATGAATCGGATGAAAATTTATTTGAACCAGTACCAATTTGTACGATTCCACCGCTGCTCATAGTGATATTACCAGAAACCATCTGAACATCAAAGTTAGAACCTAGCACAAGGGAGTCACCAGCTACAGAAGCCTCTAGTCTAACAGAACCCAAAGATGGGAATGAAATATTTGAATCACTAGCTCCAGATTTAATTGTTGAAGACACGCCAAGTAAAATATTATTACCATTAACGTCTAATTCACCGCCAAGTTGAGGAGAAGTATCGTCAACTACATTAGCAAGCCCACCACCGCCGCCGCCTACCCAAGCGGTACCGTTCCATGTTTTTAATGTGTTGGATGTTGAGTCGTAATACGTGTCACCAGCTGAAGGGGATGCCGGTGCAGTTGCTTGAGGTTTAAGGGATAAACCTTTGTTGATGTTAAATAGATTGTTTGCCATTACTAAGTCACTTTCGTTAGTTGGTTGTTGAAATTAGTGGGGCTACCCGAAGATAGCCCCGATGTAAAGAATATTAGGCGGTTACGCTTGGAAAGACTTAACGGAAGCTCTAAAGGTTTTTGCGTTAGCAGTCGTAGTATAGTTGATTTCTACGTCCGCTCCGTTGATAGCTGCATCCCAGCTCACGCCAACGTCAGCTGAATCAGCGTAATCATCACTGATACCAATATCGGTACCGTTACATACTACACGTAAATGTCCTACGCGAACGTTGTTCGTAGTAGCTTCTTTAATAGTGTATTGTACGTCGATAGCCATAGTAGTTGCAAAAGCAAAGGTTAAATTACTTAGCACTGTATTAGTTTGAGAAGCAGTCAAAGTAGCGGTATGGATGTATGATTCAGAAACGAAGTTAGTATCAGTACCAACTTTGAATGGGGAAGCAATTGCATGCCCATTTAGATCTAAATTGCCACCAAGCTGTGGAGTAGTATCTTCAACAACGTTACCAATTTTTCCACCGATTTGAGTTTGGATGGAAGAAGTTACGCCAGAAACATAACCTAGTTCAGTAGCAGTAGTAGCAGAAGCAACTGGAGCACCGTTTGAATCAGTTGCAACAGCTCTTGAAGCAGTTACAGCAACATCAGACAATACACCGGAACCGTTATTAGTAGCCCAAGCGTAGTTGGTTCCAGAAGCTAATTTACTGCGAGCAATGTTTGCAGCAGTAGCGATATCAGCATTCACGATACTAGTACCTAAACTTAATTTACTGTAAGCAATTGCAGCAGCAGCGTCAATTTCGTTGTTTGAAATTCCACCAGTAGCAACCTTAATACCAGAAGATGATTTACCTAGAGTAGATCCATCAAGTTTAATAGCTAATTGTGCGGCAGTTACAGTACTAGAAGTACTATTATCTACGGTAGTGAATAATCCGCCAGACGTATGTACGTCAACACCAACTTCATCAGAAGGTAATTGAGAAATACCTGCACCGAGATTAACATTTAATATGTTACCTGAGTAAGATAAACCAATACCTGCAGAAACTGCTGCTGTACCACCGAACTCGATCCAAGAAGTTCCGTTGAAAGTATACTGATGACCAGTGTGTTGAGATCCTGTAGCACTAACGAATACCGCTTGATTAGTAGTAGCAGTAGTGTAGCTGTAAGCATAAGAGCCCGGAGTTGCAGTAGTAATTTGAGCAATCTTATTATGATTACCCACCATGTTACCACCTTCAGAGCCCGAACCATGCTCCATAGTGATACCAAAACGATCGCCGACAATAACCGCACGACCTAATACATCTACCCATGAAGTACCACCGTCAGCGGTATAAACAAGGCGACCTTCTAAGCCAGCCCATAATCCTGTAGCTGTATCGCTAACCAAGTAAGTAGTGTTAGCAACTGGAGCAACTGGAGGAGCAGATAAACTGTCGTCCACTAAGTCAGGATCTTGAACTGGACTTAACCATACGAGACCTGCGCTTATTCCATCTAATTGAGATTTATTTACAGCATCAGTTGCTGCAGTACCAGCACCGAGACCAGTAACTTTATTGGTACCCATAGCAAGGTTACCAGACATTGTGTCACCGGCTTTTGCCACGCGGAAACCATCGGCAGTTTCCATTTGAGTTTTGCTTACTGCGTCTTGTGCAGAAGTACCATCAGTCAAAGAAGTAATCTTATTACTACCCATGTTGATAGTACCAGACATAGTTCCACCAGCTAGAGGCAATTTATTACCAGTAGCAGTTGAAAACTGACTGTATTCTACAGCATCACCAGAATTGGTAGCTGCAGCTAATCCAGTAACTTTGTTACTGCCCATAGCTAAGTTACCAGACATAGTATCACCAGACTTAGAAACTTTGAAGCCATCGGCAGTTTCCATTTGAGAAACAGTAGCCGCATCTTGAGAAGCTGCGGTACCATTAGCTAACCCAGTAACTTTGTTGGTGCCCATGGCAATATTGCCAGACATAGTTCCACCAGCTAATGGAAGCTTAGTAGTATCTGCAGCAGATGCGAAAGTACCATCACCGCGTAAGAATTTAGTAGCATCACCGGAAACTTGTGCTGGAACCAAACCTTTAGTTCCACCTGATCCAGCATCACCAGACATAATGCTTAATTCAGCAGTAACTTGTGCAGCTGTTAAGTCAGAAGCATTTGCAGTAGACCCAGAGTTATTACCCTTGAAAGTCTTAGCAGCCATCTGAGCCATCATTGCGTTGGTTACTTTATTGGAACCAATTGTAATCACGCCAGTGTTACTGATCGTTGCATCACCTGATGGAGTTACTGCAGCTGATTGTCCACTGCCGTTACCGATAATGATTGCACCATTTGTTAATGATTGACCAGTTAAGGAAACTGAACCAGAAGCAATATTTGCCCATCCACCGTTAATATATTGACGTACTAAGTTAGACGTACTATTGTAGTACATCACTCCGTTTTCTGGACTAGCGGGGTCGGATGCGAACGACGCTAATTTTAACATTCCACCCATTTTGTGCATTTTATTTACTGACATTTATGTTCTCCTTAAGACCATTGATTATTATAAAATTTAAAAGTTCCCGCGAACCCGCTGTTATCACTGATGTATTGTACTTCTACATTTGCGCCAGAGATAATGGCATTGAAAGTTACTCCAGTGCCCAAGTTCGTATACGTGGAATTAGGGCTAATACTAACATCGGTGCCATTTGTGGCAACTAATATTGTTCCTACTTCCGTTTCACCACCGCGATCAATACTAAAACTAATCACTGTATGGGGATACGATGCTTTACTATATGATATTAGGGTCGCTGGGGTCGCTTGATTATCAGCAATAACTGCTGTATTTAACGTAGTAGTTACGTGGCCGCCGTGACCAATATTACCGCTAGTCTTGTCGAAAGTGAACGCAGCGTCACCACCAAAATTGCCACCATCATTGAATTGAACTTGTGAATTAGAGCCAGCAGCGGTAATCCCAGTAGAGCCGCCGGTGTATGATGGAACCGAAGCAGGGCCACCAGCGGCATCAGACCAACGTTTCAAAGAATATTTGGCCGTTGCAGCAAAGCCCGTATTGGTAGTAGTGTATTGAACATGTAATATGCCTGAAGATATGAACGCACTGAAAGTAACACCGGCAATACCTAAATCGGTGCCAGTATCGGCTAAACTTACATTGGTACCTTGGCAAACGATTTGTAAGGTGCCGAGTGATTTATCAGTATTACGGATAACTGAGTAATCTACTATAATGTTTTCATTATTTATTGCTACAATTGCAAATAGATCTGCAGTCGTGTTGTCGGCCAATGTAGAAGTATTTAATCCAGATTGTTCGAAATAATCATTTCCGGTGAAATATCTGGTAACATTATTGAAGCTCCAAATAGTGCCATTATAGGCACCAGCTTGTTGCGCAAATGAATTACCTTTAGAAATAATAACTTGATCAGATAGTGCTGGAGCAGAACCTGTTTCAAATGGAGAAGTAAGAGTCCAAGTGATTGTGCCTAATGCAATGTTAGCTTGCCAGATTTTATTATTATCAGCTGGATTAGCTAGATTGGTAAATAAAACTGTATCTAATGCATTTAAGATTGCGCCATCAAATGTCGCTGGGTCAGCAGCTGGCATAGTTGTACTGATTGGATCATGGAAGGTAACTTTAACTAATCCACCACCTGAACCACCTAGAGCTTTCCAAGAAGTTCCGTTGTAATATAAAAAAGCATTGGTTGCTGTATTATAATAAACTTGTCCAGCAATTCCACCAACAGGGTCGGCAGCGTGGCCAATATCTAGATAAAGTCTATCACCTTTTAAATAAACTAAACCTTGGTTACCCGCAAATGAAGTACCAGCCAAAAGCGAAATATCTCCGCCGTCACCGGTCGAACCGACATTTATTTTATCGGAAGCTTTGAAAACAGTACTAGCAGCTTTGACTGCATCGGGTACATTATCGTTAGTGCCACCAATAGTGGATACACCGGTAACGATAGTATTATTTTCAGTCCATGAAGAAGTGCCAGTGTCCCATTGTAAAACAGAACCGGCAGTCGTACCTGCAGCAATAACTAAGTCACGCCATGTTAATGGAGCTGCATTGAAACAATATTTCAGAGATTTAGTAGTAGTATTAAAATAGATATCACCAACTTCACCCTGTACTGGGTCAGTTGCGTAAATGCCTTTAATGCTTATACCACCCTCGAATTGGCGGAAATTATTATGTGCCATAGTTAAACCAATCTAAAATTAATAACAAACCATTAAGTAACCCGGTGCGCCATTACCACCTGAGCCACCAGCCCCAGCTCCAAGATTACTGCCAGCTGCCCCAACATTACCGTTGCTGCCTGATGCCCCCATACCTAAAACTCCACGACCAGTTATGAATGCAGCGTTTGTGCCTATACCATTTCCAATTGCGCCACCTTGGGATGAGCCAAATAATGCATTAATAAAACCCATTTTGGCGCCACCACCTGCACTACCAGAACCACCACCACTGATTGAGTTTGCTGCGCCACCACCTGCACCACTTCCATTTGTTCCACCTGAAAAAGTGACAACTGAAGTAATACCTAATTTAAGAATAGTGTCACCACCAACAGCTCCTGAGCCACCTGAACCACCATTGTAATACCATGCTTGAACGGGACCGCCACCGCCAGCGTTCGCAACATCGGCTACTTGAGCAGTGTAAACTTGTCCAGCGGCTACCGTGATTCGTAGCATAGAGGGGAACGCACCACCACCAGCTCCACCTGAACCTCCTGAACCGCCGGGGCCACTAGAACTATTTCCCCCAGCTCCGCCACCACCACCACCGCCGCCAGCACCAGAACCAATAACATACAATGTAGTTACGCCAGCTGGAACTGTAAAAGTCCCGCCATTAGCTAGCGGTTCAATTGAAGTAAAACCAGTACCACTACTTCCGCCACCTGCTCCAATTTGAAAAATAGGCATAATCTCTCCCTAAACCTTTATAATATATTTCATTAACATGGCGCGTAAAAACACGCCACTTTCGTTATAGCTACCACCAATGCCCGGAGTTCCGATACCGAATGCAGATTCTTGGTAAGAATTATAAGTTGCACCAGTCGTCATTGGTAATGATGTAGATAAATCAACATCTAAAAATTGTGTAATAGTAATTGCATTAGCATTGGTACCGACCATAGTAACAGCAGTGCCAGCTAAGGCATTAGCTCTATTTAACGCCAAGCGAATTGTATTTGCATCCACTACAATTACATAATAATCTGTTGCTGTAGCTAATGGTGACGGCATTGCTATACCACTTAATTGAACAGGAATACCTGACCGATTAAAAGGATGACCAGCAATAGTAATATTTTGGCCAGATATCGAAGATGGTGTAACGTTAACAGCGCTGAATCCAGTATCACCTTTAACCACCATACCACGCATGTCAGGTACATTGAAATGTAATGAATCAGCGCTACCATGTCTGGTGTTTAATGCTAAGAATAGTTCTGGGTAAGCTGAACGTAATAATGATTGTCCGTTACATTCTAGCCAACCAGCCGGAACTGATGAACCGGCATACATTTTTATTACGCCTGAATCGTCTTTAGTGATTACTTCTACAGCAAGATCGTTGGTAGATTTAACTACACGCCAGCGCCATAAAGATGCATCAAGTGAAGCCCACGTAACATCAGGTTGAGCACCACCAGCACCGAAAGTTATAATACCTTGCGTTGAACTAGAAATTGATGGTGTAAATGCCATACCAAAACTAATACCACCCAATAGAATTAAAGTATTAATATTAGTCGCAGTAGCATTGTTATTCATTGTCACTACGCCGGTTGTTCTATTCACGTTAGTAATAACTGTAGCAGCTGGAATACCAGTACCCGACACAGACATGCCCGTAATTATACCCGATAAGTTAGAAATATTAGTAATTTGATTGCTTAGATTATTAGTATTAGCTAAGATAGTAATAGCAGGATAATCAGACTTAGGGAATAATGCAGCTGCATCTACCCAATAAGCCCCACCTGATGCGTAATCAGTTTGTAATTTAGTGGTATCAGTTGCTTGAATTTGTGATAAGAAAGACACATTACGAGTAGCCGAAACGCCTTGTACTAAGTTAGGGATTAATTGTCCTTCGATACCATTGAAGAATGCACTCGTATCAGAAGTTGCTGAAGTCGTATTAGCATTAGAAGTATATTCTACACGAACATTAGCTAATACAGTATTCTTGCGATCACCATAAAGCTTGATAATGTAATTTACGTTAACGTTTTTTGGACGAGTTTCGCTACCACCGGCTGCACCAGTTGAACCGCCACCATTGAAATAACTTAATTGTCCACCACCAGATAGTGACAAGCCATAATAATTTAAAGTTGAATGCGTATGTGATTTGAAATCTTCGTTTTGGTACGAACCGACATTATTACCAGTTGCTCCGCCAGCTAGCAAAGCAGTACGAGTAAGTTTGTCAGGGTCACGGCCAGCAGTGTAGTCAGTACCACGCAAGAAGTTACCACGGAAATCAGGGATATTAAAAGTTGTGCCGGATGCTGTACCAAATGATGTACCGATCATGCCGAACAATTCAGGGTAAGCTGATCTATTCAAAGAACGGCCATCACACATCATCCAACCGTCAGGGTCAACGTTAGCACCAAATGCTGCAATAGATCCCGCAGGTTGAACTGAACCAAATGCGTCAGCTGTTACATAGTAAATTGGGTTTAACTTGATATCATCTAGCGCAACTCTGAAAGTATTACTATTGGTCGTAGCTAAATGGAAACAAATACGATATTCTGATATACTCTGGAACGGATAAAACGTTGCGGACATTTCACCCATGGATGCACCAACATTACCATTGATTGGGGTAATGATTTGTGGTGTACCGTTTGGATCAGCGATTACGTATACTTTGATGTCGCCATCATTGTATGTACCAGATAATTTGTTAAATAAGCATTTGAAAACTACTTGGCGTGAACGGTAGCCAGCAAAGATTTGTACATCAAACGACATACCGTTACCTTGCATAGAACCAACAGCATTCTTTTCAATTACGAAAGAATCGTTGCCAGATAATACTTCAGCTAGATTGGCAGTAGTAGTGAAAACGAAATCAGGATTAACGGTTCCACCTGTACCATCAACTGGTATAGCAGATGAATCGTTATAGGTAACCATGTTTTGAATACCAACTTCAGCATCCCAAGAGATCTTAGGAGTAGAAGTTTCGAGGAAGTTGAGAATTGCTCCACCCACAGATAATGCACGAGCCGAGCCCAACATATTCTTGGTGTCACGTTCCCAGCGATTATTATTCACACACCACAAAAGATCATCGTAAGTGATAGAGTTAGCAGTCCAAGTATTACAGAAAGCGATTGGGATAAATAAAGAAGTGCCATCACCAGTCAATAAAGAAGTGATTTGGCCAATACCGGTTGTGGACGATAAGTTGATCTTACGAACTGTTTTGCCGACAACGATAGAGCCACCGTTAACAGCGTTTTCTAATTCAAGGATTCCCGCAGGAGCGGACATCAAATTAGCATGACTGATTTCAGCATACAAAAGGTCACCAGTAGCTAGGGTAATATTCTTAAATCTATTAGCGCTATTGGCAGAAGTACTAGCCTTCATTACGATGTCAATAGTTCTTAAAGTATCGCTATCAGTTTGTAAAGCACGGAAGTAAACATCATTGGTATTAGTGTCTTGGGCGAAATCTAATACAGAGCCATCCCAATTGAGAAAGCCTAATGAAAACGGGGTGATACCTTGCTTAAAGAAGGAATCGGTAGCTAATTGGGTGAGCTGCTGGATAACGGAAAGATTATCGGTACCCTCGGTTGAGCCGAGAGCCGTTAATGGTGCATCCGTGTAGATCTCTGAGCTTTTTATGGCGCCTTGGCCATCAGGTATTTGTGACATTAAATCTTGTTCCCTTTTATTATATTTTGGTAGGCAGGAATAACTTGTAAATTCCAAGGTACATGTAGCCCACGAACCGCCTCACCTTGAAGTGGGATAATATGATCTACATGGTATTTACCCCCAGTCAATAACTCTAGTCGTTTGGCCTCTATGTAAAATTCCTTAATTTTTAATAAATCTTCTTTGGTTAGCCATCTAGGTATAGCATTTAGCCTAGATGCTCGTCTTTTATTACATCGCGCCAAAGCCTGTGCTGGATGCGCCTTGTTATATGCTTTTGTAGTTTCGGCAGATTTCGATTTATTATTCATATACCAATTATGCAAACCAGATTTTACTTTTTGCATATTGTTTTGACGATATAACTTTTTCCTTGCCGAAATCTTAGTGGGGTTATTTTGACGGTAATTATTAACTTTTTCTTTTACTTGTTCCTTGTTTTGGGAATAATACGCTTTCAGATATGTATTGACGCATAGTTTACACTTATATTGACGACCGTCAAGGCAATTCTTATTTTTATGAAAAGAATCTAGGTTTTTAGTTAAATTGCAAGTATTACATTGTTTCATATTAAAACCCACGCAATGTATATTCGAGTGAAATTGCTTGTGATAAGTTAGTGCTGGTGTAATCAAAAGATACCGTTCCAGCGGTAATTGAAGGGGTTATGACCACCCCAGTATCAGCACCAATGCTAACCCCGTCAGCAGAAAATTGTAAATCAGTAGTTCCATCATTTAAAACCTCGTAAGTCTTCTTAAACGCTGAAGAATAAGAGTTATTGCGTCTGATTCTTAGCTCGATTTGGGCATATGGGAATGCTGTGCCCAAATAAGTAAAAGCGGAAGTAGGCGAAACTTGGTTATCGTTTAGGCTAATGATGTAAGGTTTATTGCCCAAAGTCTCCCAGATTGAATTGACGCGCATCATTAGATCAGAAGATGCCCCATTGATAACGAAACAGGCATCACCGTCTTTGGTGTTTTTTAGGATTAATTCCCATTGGGTTGGGGAAGAAGCTGGATTGTTAGCTATGTTTGAATTAGTTAATGATCTCCAGATGTTACCTGAATATTCAACACATGTTTCAATGTTGTAAGTAATTGCGGTATCCCAAAAACTGACAGCGCTTTTGCTGGCAAATATCTGGGCAGACGATGCATTTGAGTTCATCGCCCCCTTACCAATAATGATAATGTCTTGTTTGGTGGTTGCCATCTAATGCAAAATATTAGGCTTGACTTAGATCTGGTTTAGTGGTATAGTTTAGAGATTATGGGTGAACAAGAATGTGATTGTGTGAAAAATTGCCATGGTTGTGACTGCGAATGTGATACCTGCCAAAATGATAAACCTGAGCCACCAACTAATTGGCCATCTGCCGTCATGAATATTGGGATGGCAGTCGCTTTTTGTTGGGCTTTCCGTGGTTGCTGTGGACACTAGATTCTGGCAAGATATATGGATTAAAAGCAGTGGCCACTATTCAATGAATAGAATGTTTTATTATAGCATCAATTATTTCACTAATACGTATGTAACTCGCGGGTACAGGATAGAATATGAATAAATCATACATGGTATATACAAATGGCACGGGCTATGCTGCCAAACACTGGGATGGATACCCAGAAATAGCTGCGTCCATGGTTGATACGTTCATAAAACAGCCTTTGACTTCCAAAGGTTTGCCGGTTCAGTGTATATGGACGGTGACCTTTGAATAAAATTCCACCATCTTTCGAGTATCGTGTGATGATAAGTCGTAATGAGTATACAATATATCACAGTTATATATATGATGGCTCTGTATTTAGCATAGCTGCGAATGATCGAATCAAGATCTATGTGGTGCGATATGATTAAATCTACCCGCATATACCTATACAAGAATCGTGCTTACGAAATCTACGCGTTAGACGAAGAAGGTAAATTCGCTTATCTCGGTGATGAAACTAGAATGTCACCCCGCCACACCAAGATTTTCACTGTCGAGGTAACTTATGGGTAACAGGTTGCCACATGGTGTTATTATCTATCGCAATGGAGAATGGGGATTCGGCTGGTATTTTGACGCAATAGCAAATTACAGGGCAATTCACTTAGGTAGTACGTTTCGGAAACTATACGAGTTTACTTATGAATAAACCAGTTACCCAATACATCATTAATAACTGCGCTAAGAGTCATGGAATCATTGCATGGAGTGGTACCAGCGATATCGGTGTATTATGGGTGAGAGAATTAAACAATATATATGTGCCTTTAACTTTTAACGGCCAACTCATCACAAAGATTTGGGTAGTAAAATATGTATAAAGTTTTGCGAATTTACGACATGATGAGCGTTACGGATAACATGGTAATAATATACCAAGGCTGGTACCCAGATCCATTTATTATTAGGCAGTCGCACGTACTTAAATCTGATTGGATATATAGAGGCTACGAAATCGAGATTGTTAATGAATAAGCAAGGATATTTAATATATGTGAGCGATTCATTAGTGCAAGTATCTGGTGTTTGGGGTAAGGAGTATGATATGATCAACAGCATGCTAGGGGTTTTCCGCGAAAAAAATATTATAATAGGCTCTGAAAATGTTCAAACGATCTATGGTATAACTTATGAGTAAAAACACACGGGCAGTAAGGATCAGGGAATATAAAAGACACAAGAGAACCAAGTTTTTCATGTCGTCAATATATACCAAGTTCTCTGGGACTGGCCATATGAGGTTGACAGATTGCTTATATAAACCTATGATTAGAATTTGGCAGGTGGAATGGTATGAGTAGATCTTATCGTGTTATCACAAACAATGTGTCTTGGGCTATTTGGTCAATCAGTGGAGTATATCGGATGAACCCCGAAATTGTATTCAAAGTACATTCACATAACCGCAAGTTCTGGGAGGTAATTGTCGATGAGCTTGAATGACCAAGACCTACGTGCAGTTCGCATTCGTGGGCATATCGTACATACATATAATCATAAATACTACAGCATATCCCCCATATTTATGGGTGGATTTATTCGCGGGTCTCATGATGTTATGGTAGATAGCTTGCAGCTTTCTGACGCGCCGTATATCGTTTGGCAAGTGGAGTGGTATGAATAAAAGATCATTCCGCATTTATTTACGCATTGGAGCGAGATGGACAATACTAAGTGGCAAAGTCAGTGCCAGATGGAGCAGCATCAAAACGAATGTAGCTGGAGTAGGGGTGGAGTTTAATAGAAGCATAGTTCTGCATTTAGTTAGCACCAAAATTTATGAGGTCACCATCAATGATTAGGTCATATCGTATTTATAATAAGTCGCCTTGGTCTAAATTGCCTTGGAACATTAGTGCCTTGGAACATTATTTACACTGGGTCGCTGCGCACATCGACCTTGTCCAAGGAAAGATTGATAAAATGTGGCAGATTGATTTTTTATGAAGCCACCAAAAGAATACACCATCCTTTTATTAACTTTAAATTACATGATAGGTCACGATAATGAAGACATGTACGTCATCTGGAAACTCTTTAATAACAGTGATCACCATTATCAGATTAATATCTTATGAATCAACCTACAATGTATGTAATCAATATTGATGATCGTCAAGGAGTCCATATATGGGATAATAGTGATGGTTGGCTTGACTTATTAAAGCGATGGGCAACATATGATGTACGATTTGTGGTAACAATCGAATGAAACAAATCCACGAATACACCATCGCATATCGTTATAAAGAAAAATATGTAATCAGGGCTAGCAACTCATCTTTCTACGTAATATGGCAAACATTTATGGATTATCCAAGACACTATCAAATCGAGATCCGATATGAGGACTAGGTACAGCATATTCTTTAACATCCCCAGATATGGTAATGAAATCAGAATCGTTGATAACCATGAAGAGCTGTATTATACGGTCATGTGTAATTACTATAAACATCAACAACATCGACGATTTGAAATAGTACTTGACTCGGATCAAAAAGAATGGTATGCTAATTAAAGGAGACTTATTATGTCACGTATAAATGAAATCGTTAATCGTATCGCTCAGATCAAAGACCAACTTGAGGCTGTAAAACCTCTGTACGAAGAACTTGATGCCTTGACGGTGGAATTTACCCAATGTGGGTATTTTGGTAATAAGAAATTCGCAACTGACGAAGCGACCCCACGTTTCGTGTCCATCGTGGATAACTTCTCCGAGAAAAATACAGTTTTTAGGCCAGCCGGTGTGAAACGTTTCGAATCCGTACTCCAAACCCAAGAAGATATCGAGAAAGAAAACGCTAAGCTTGAAAAAGCAGCAAAGAAAGCGGCCAAAGAGGCTAAGGAATAATATGATAAGAATAATAATAACATTGATATGTGCATGGGCTACGTTAACCTTCCTACAAGAAACGGATTGGACTATTGCCAGTAAGCTAGCTTTCATGGGCGTGTTTTGGTATGTTTACGGATACGTAGTTGGAGTGATTGATTCATATACTTACGTAACAGGTAAAATGAATTCCCTGTTGAATAAGCATGATTAAACCGTATAAATGCCATCAGATTAAGACTTTCAGGATTATATCTTTCACGACGGGGAAATATGTTTTGCATACATCAGAGGATATACTGGAGAATGCTATTTCCATTCATTGGGGCTCTAAACATTATAAGGTAGCCAAAATCATTGCGGTACATATCTTATGAAGCCTAATCGGGTAGTCTACCGCATTTTAATCTACGCGAGCGCCTCATATACTATTGCTATTGCACGGTATGCTTCTTTTTTTATTAACCCTGAGATTATTTTGAGTGGAAAATCTGGACACGGGCGCAGGATATTTACCATAGAGGTGGTCGGATGATAGACTTCTTTGTTCCTGAGAGCTACGTTACTGTATACTGGTGCATAATTACAAATGAACTGCGTATCCATCAGTCGTATGATTATCACGTTAGACAAGAATATTTATTAAAAGCCGACGCAGAGAAGGTTTATTTGATTCGGGGGCTGGGATGAGATTTTATTACATCATCTTTAAAGCGAAAAAGTACAAACGAGAAAAAGGGTACCGGCTAATTGACTTCGGGTCACAAGGCATTGGTAAAACTTATAGCCTGTTTACACAAGGTGTTATCCCCACTAGCCGCTATTTCGAGGTTAAAATTTTATGAAGTCATATCCAAAACAAGCTTACCGAGTTGCCTTATTTGATGCTAGCGTATCAATCGTATCCTCTCGTTATAGGCAAAGCGGGGATACTGTCGTGTTCGCTGATTTCTTCTCGCCAGCAATATTCATGGAGCAATTTCCAGTCCAGAAAGCTTACTATGTGATGGTGGATTATGATATTTAGGATTGTGGATTACCCAGATTACGTGAGCATAAGTAGGTTAAGGTATATCATCGATGCAGAGAATTTGCACCGATATACGCAAGATCTATTATGGTTCGTAGATGACGCCGAGAACGCATGGTTGATAGAGATAGAATATGTATAAGAATTACCGTGTGATACTATTTAACAGGCAAGACGATGTTTACTGCGAGCAAGGTGGTTGGTGGACGATCTTTAAATATCAGGGATATTATAATTTGCCGATCAATTTGTATGACTTGCATAATAAGATCTATAATGTGATGGTGATTGAATGATATACCGAATCGCATGCAGTCATGAACCATTTTGGCGAGGAAATTTTGTCATGCAACGAGGTGGAACTCGTTTCGGATACAATGACCCAGAAATTACTTTGCGCAATATGCATCACATCCACACGATTTTTATGGTAGAGATTATATATGAAGGATTATAGAATCTACAAGCCAGCTTATTCCGACAGTTCACTGAATTGTCTTTATGTAATAGTCTTGCTTGATGGCGGACGAGGAAACAGATTGGGCTGGAGAATCGAGTTAGTATGACTAAATCAGCAACATATCGTGTTTTTCCCCTTCCTGTTGGTGGCCAATGTATCTATCGTTATAGTAGCTTATTGAGTCCACCAAGCTTCTTCTATGTTGGTATGTCGTTATTTTCAGTGATGGTGACTTATGAAGATTAAGTTTTACCGTGTTTACATACATAATAATCGGTATCTGATTGGTGCTTGGACTCATACACCAAGGCCAGTTCGCCATATGCGCAAAGATGAAGTAGTCTTTTACACGGTGGTGATGGAATGATTCACAGGAAATACCGCATCTGCTATCATAATGGGGCATCACGTATCGTCAGGTTTGATATTAATACTTCGAACCAGCCGGAGGTAGCGTTTGTCTTGTATGGTGACGATGTGAAGGTGTATTACATCAATATTGGTACAGAGGGAGTATGGTAACAAGGACGCCAATTTTTTACCGCGTATGGATATACCCAAATGGCTGGGCGATCAAGGATAACATTGCATGGCAATTGCTGCAAGGTTGCCCGTTGAAATTGTATGAGATAACATTTCGCCCAAAGGATGATCACCATGCATGATGTGCAATACTACGCGATTGTGTGGATCGACACTTTGTTTAAGCTTTATGATTACAGGGAAGATGACCCAACGCCAATGCATCCAAGGGAGACCAAGTTATGGGTAATTCAGATATACACTTAAGCATTTACAGAATATTAATATTCTTGGGCGAGTCTCGTTGGATTGAAAAGAATCCCGCTTGGCAGCCAGCAAGGGCATTATATGAATATCAATATGCTAAACGTTGCCTACAGGTGGAGGTTTTAGAATGATTAGAGCTTATTCCGTTGCAGAATTTGATTCCGGTTTAATCAATGTGAATAGCTGGCTTAGCCCGAACATTTACTTCGGTGAGGACGGAATGCGAAAATATCAAATAAAACGCACATGGGTAATCAATTATGATTAAGCAATACTCTCTCGTAGTGCGACATCACTGCTGGTTTATTACGAAATGGCCAAGACACCTAGAAGGTGAGCCAACAATTTATGCACCAATTAGAGTGGTATATAGGATTTACTTATGATTAGATCTTATTACGTGTGTCAATACTCATGGGGTCACCACATGGTCAAGCATTTTAGTTTTCGGCTCCATTCACCAAACTTCTATGACATGAAGTTAAATAGTATCCAGAAAGCGTGGATCATGAATTATGAATAGCTATTCAGTGATACAATATCGTGGTGGTGACGTTGTTATGCCAAACTGGGGGAGATTAGACATATACATAACCGCTGGAGATATGGTTGTATACAACATCTACAAAGCTTGGAATATACGCTATGAATAAGTACAGGATAATTATCCGTAAAAATGGATTGATATTACGCTTTACTGCATACGATGATAATGAAGCTAATATGATCAATGCCGTGTTCCATACCTTCACGGCTGCACGAAAGGTTTACTATATTAATATTGGGGAGCAAATTGAATGGTAACTTATAGCAAGTATCGTATTAAGATGTGGGGCTGGGGATTTAAAGTAATGAAATGGAGACATCAGCAGATCAATTACCCAGAAACTCAATTCGAGTTTGATGGCTCAATCACGAAACTCTATTATATTAATATTAGCTAGGAAGGCGAACTTTTTGATATTCTACACTGATCGCCCACTCAATAGCAGCACTCTCACCAAAGGCAACGGCTACCACATCATTACCTACAGTACCAAATGTAAGGGCGTAACTTATACCGTCACCGTAAGCACCACTAACCAGATTGTATGGACTCCCAGCAGCTTGGGTGCTACCAGCTGTTTCACGGTAAAAGCAACCTTCTATTCTGAAGGACGCAGACCCTTGAGTAGTTGGCGTCGCAACACCTTCTGAACGGCGAGCCACACCAGTCACCACAACTTGCATTGCTTCACCTTGCGCCAAAGTAATATTGGATGATGGGATAATGTAAGCAGAGTTATTAGTAGATGTACCCACAGCGGTAAACTTAGTGTTACCAGATGATGGATGAGTTGTATGAGTTTTAATGTTTTGGATTGCTGTCCAAATCTGATTAACCTTCAGTGCTTCAGTACCAATGTCGAAACTGCGATCAGTCTTAGGCATGATACCACCAACTACATTACCGCTGTAAACTGCATCAATACTTAATGTACCGTCTAGTGCAATACCAGTTGTTCTATCACTTACGCGGACATCGATTGGACGACCAGATAAGATGGAAACGATATTGCCACCGTCATAAGCTAATTGTAAACTAGTAGAACTGGATGAGCTAACATTAGCAGAGCCATAAGCTGGCAAGATACGGAAACGTAAACGAGTGTTGATTGGTAAGTTACGGGATATTTCAATCTTACCCTTCGGTCCACCATATGTCTCGGAGTAATCCAAGTTAGCTTGGCGGATAGAATCATTGGCAATAACTAATAGTTCTTCACCACATAAATTATCATCTAAGGAAGCTTTGTATGCACAGTTAGTTGGCCATACCACATAACTTGACCCAACAACTTGGGTACGTCTGTTTGGTGGTAATACGATTTCCACATTGCTAGCAGCTAAGATCGCTGGGCTTGGGAAAGCTGGGTTACCAACGTTATTGATGGTATAAGTAGATGCGCCATTTTGGTAAACACTATCACCATGGGAGAATGTCCCACTGAGGATATGCACTAAAATGGATGATGCGCCAAATTTACTACCCGGCATACTGATACCGAATCCTTCGATAGTTTCAGTTTGATTGCTAGTTCCATGGAGTACCCATGCTAAAGCAGTCGGTTGATCTTGTGTGCCTTTGTAAATGTATGAACCAGACTTAATGAAGCCAGATCCAGTTACGTTCATCTTTTGCAAGTAAACTGTTTCGTCATAGATCGGGCGAGTTAAAGCAGTATTTACTTTAGCTAGATCACGATCTTCTTTACGGATAGCCAATGTAAGATTATCTGAATCGTTGATATTATGATTCACTCTGTAATATGTTACCGTATCACCAGCAGCTAATGTAGAAATATCATCAGCCATGATCACTGTACGAGAAGTGATAACATGCTTGATTAAATAACTGTAATGAGTTAATCCAACAGTCTTAACGATCTTGTCGCCAGCTTGGAAATCTAATTCAGGTGCAGAATCAAATGTAACTTGTCTAGTTCTGTTATCCTTGTCAGCTGCATTGCTGCCTACTGCTAAGACTTGTGATTCTTGGTAAGCACCTGTTTGATCAATAACACTATAGTTTGGATTGATAGCCGCTTCGCTACCAGCTCCAGTATAAGTTAATAGATTGCTTGGGGCATTATCATTGATCTGTCTAACTTCGCCTAGTTCTAGTTCCAATGCCTTGAGATATACTTTAGATTTTAATGCACCATTGTCACGACGTACAGCGATCCAATAGATGTCAGCGCTTTGGGTTACTTGCCAATGCTTACTAACGATAACTTCTTGATAAGTTCCTCTAGTGTAAACCATGCGGCCAGTTTTAGCTGGACGTTGTGAACTAGTAGGCGGTTGTCCATTGTCAGTCACTAAATAGAAGTTAGTAGCTAATGATGGCAATTGATCGCCTTCGTTTAATGAAGGGTAACCTTGATTAGATACACGTAGCCAAGAAGCTTCGCTTTCATCTTCCCACTTAACGAAATCACCTACACGTAAGCGAGTACCACCTACGTATGTTGGAGAAGTTGAACCAGTAACTTGTGCGCTACCACCAGCAGTTGAATAGCTTGCACCATTAGCAAGAAGCTTATTACGCTCCATGATAATGTATGCTACTTCACCGTCTTGTAAATAAGCTGTACCAGTTAGGCCATTGATATTAAATTTGTTAGCTAGTTGAGTTCCAGTAGCAGTCGCAGTTTGTGGGATGCGCATGTACTTGTCACCGATGATACCTTTAATAATCATGTCACTATCCCATTGGATAGGACCAGCGTAAGGATTATTTGGGTAACGTGCGTAAGTTAAATCACTGCCGCCGTTAGTGTAAGTACCGTGATTAGCAACATTGCCGCCGGTGATCTGGAATACATTTGAACTAATGTTTACAATTGATACGCCACTGTAAGTAGTGATGTATGCGGACAAAGATTGATTACCGTATATCGTGAAATCAGTTGGGCCAGCGATACTAGCATATCCATGAGGAGTAGCAGTATTAACTACGATCGCTGTACCATTCCAAGTAATACTTGAAACGATAGTTGGGTCAAGCACTGAAGATACTGCTACTACACCATCTAAAGTAATCGCGCCAGTGCCAACAGGAATAGTCGGTAAAGAGATTGCACCAATAACGTAATTGAAATCAGTATCAGAAGCAGCTGTAGCCACCACATCAATAACATCATAATTATTTGGATTAGTGCCCGATACAGTTAACTGGAATGCGGCAGTATTAGCTTGCACGAATGCCGAACTAACGGTTGCTGTACCAGTTGGAGCTGTTGCAGTAAAGTTGATAGAGTTATCTGGGTTAACCGTTACAGTGAAACGACCATTGGGTGCGTTAGTTGTACAAGCCAATCCACCGATAGTAATCTTGTCACCGGTTAAGAAGTTATGGCCAAGTGCTTGTACCTTAATAGCCGTACCTACATATGACCATGATTGAACTACAAATGTTGGCAGATAAGGATGATGTGTTGCAGTATCTAATGCAGCCGTTGCGGATGATACGGTAGCCGCACCAGTTGGTAGATATGAAACAGAAAATACACAAGAAGTACTGGTAGGCACTTCTTTAATCATGTAGACGCCAGATGGCTGATTAGTTGTACACGCTAAGCCACTGAAGAATGCATAGTCGCCTACGTTAAATCCGTGAGCTGAACCAAAGTTAGCTGTACAGTCAGCAGCAGATAAAGAACCTATTTGAGTATAAGACCAAGAAGAAATAGATTGTGGGGTACCAGATCCATTAGCTTTGCGACGTAACACACCAATCTTATTGGCAGCTAATGCATCGGCAGTATTGTATAGATCAAACTTAACTAGATCAGGTCTATATAGACGACGATTGTAAAGTGTTTCATTAGCAATGAAGTTTTGGCGCAACATTGAATTAATGATAAGCTGGTTAGCATTGAACGCGCTAATGTTGGCTCTGTTACCGGATGTCTGGCCAACTACATAAGAATCACCGGCAAGGATTTCGCTATCAGTGAAAAAGGATTGGAACTCACCAAATGTTGGTTGAGCTGCTTCAAGTACTAGGTTGTATGAGATAGATCCGCTACCAGTCATTACTGAACCAAGTGAATCATACCATGTGTCGAAAAGATTTGGTGAACCTGCAGATAGTGCGGAATCCAAATACCAATACGTACTACCGGTCAATTCCTTGAATCGACTCATGATAGCATCCATCCACTCTTTCATATTAGCAATATTGAAATCGCCATACTGGAATGCGCTAGTTGGATCGCCCGGTGATACGGTAACTGGGTTAGGAGTTAATGATGGACTATTATTAATCCATTCTCTGCGAGGTTGTGAAGGTGATTGTGAATTATTGTTTTGATTGTGGTAATTGAATGTATAATATGGATCAGGTACGGCACCACCACGTCCAAGGCGGAATAAGTTGGGGGCAGCTTTCGTAGCGTATTGCACAGCACCGGTCGAAGTCGTGCCTACAATGTATAAAGGTAAGTTAGTAGAGAATCCTGACGTACTGATAACGAATTGGTATTCTAATATATCACCGGTTGGAACTGAACGTTGGTATTCAATCTTTTGTGACTCAGACCATCCAGCAACTTGGTCAACAGTAGTTGGATCAGTGCGACGACGATAAGCTAATGAAACGTAATTGGCTACACCGTTTTGGAATGCGCCAAACACTTTAGTATTAGTTGGTGATAGAATTTCATTTACTGTACCAGCAGCAACACTAAGGATAGTTCCAGCTTCAGCAGCCGTTGCATGTAGCACAGCTGAATCAGATACTTTGATTTCTAAAGAAGTTGCAGGGATAGCAGCATTAGGAATAACGAGATCAAAACCGCGAATAACATACGGTTGATTTAATCCAGTAACGAGTCCACGTAATGCACTATCAAAGTCACTGGCAACGCCTGACTCTGTTGATCTTAAATGTGGGATGTCGAGGCGAGCACTTGAGAAGAGCTTCAGTCTGCGTTTAACTGCCATGTGAGGGATTCCTTAATGAAAATATTAGGCTACTTAGCCTTGACCAGATATTAGATATTTTGCTTCAAAAGTTAATGATGCGGTAACGATACCTTTAGCATTAGTGGATACAGTGTAGCCAGTTACCTTGGTATAATCCATACCCGCGAATAATTCTCCGCTAGCTCTATCATACAAGCGCATATGGAAATACTTTGAATGAGCTAAGTGGATCGTATTGGTCGGATCACCGGGGTGTGGTGAGTTATCTTTACTTGATGCGGCTCCAGATGTACGATAAGGCACGAGTCCAGCACTTTCAGGGGTAGTGTTTTGTAGCATGTAAATATTCATGCTACCGCGTACTTGTGAATTAGAAGCGCCTGATGCTATTTCAAACGGGAACGGACTATCCACCACGAAGATGGTTTTAGTGCCTTGTGATACGGTATAATTAATACCAGTACAAAAGCCAATGAGTCTTTCCCCACTGCCATCGTCAATCTTTAATGCGAGCTTAGCTCCAGTCCTTATTACGGATTTCATGCGTTACCTGTCTTATGGCAAATGAACGGTATATTCTTCTTTCGTTTGCTTCTTTTATTAATCAAAATTAACGTCTGGTAAAACTTCTTAACGCCTTCTTCATCGGTCGTACTTAAAATTCCACCATCGCCTTTTAAATGTATGCGCTCCAGCAGCTCATAAATATTATTTAGAGTTCTTTTGTATAATGCTACACCAAGAACTTCGCTGCTCATTGTTCACCGCTGTATATATATACCGCGTCACTATGAGGAGTTACATTGCCATCTTTTGGATAGTCGTCATTACCCCAGCCAGTATCTTCCGGGTACACGATTACTATATTTAATTTGATACCTAATGCAGTAATTGACTCAATCAGCCCTTGGGCGAATACTCTACCTTCAGCTGTTCCGGTGATATACGGTGCATAGTCGGAGCCATCTTCTGCAGGCTGATATGCAATAGTGTCACTTAATAGTGATACATCTTCGCTAATGTTATGACCATATTTAAAAGTATATGATGGGTCTAGTAATAGTGTACTAACCGAGCCTTCGATGATGGTAGTGGAAGTACCAACGCCAATAGCTGATATGGTAGCTGGACTAGCAGCAATACATTGGTAAATAGTTGGAGATATTACGCTATCCACGACATGTGGCGCATCCAAAGCTGTACTGGTTCCAGCGATAACTATATTAGAACCGGTAATGGCTCCATGTGGCTGGGCAGTTACGATCGTGATAGTTACGCCTGACTGAGATGCAGACACGAGATTAACCGGTGAAACGGAGCCAGCCATCTGAGCGCCATAATACTTGACCGGACCTTCTTGGTTATCTTCATTTAAGCCGAAAAGTAAAATACCTTCTTCATTAGGGAAAACACCTTGGCATAGTAACGTTTGTTTACGCTCACCCGCTCTGATAGATTCCCTGATAGTCGCGAAGTTATTAGTCAATGTATAGGGTGCAACTGGGTCAATGATATAAGGACCAAGGAATGGAGCATTGGGGTCATCTTGCTCTACGAATCCCATATCCACCGTTACAGTGAGATCGGAATAGTTTTGGCTTGGTTTCACATATTCCCAATAGGCGGCATTGTCTGTTGGGTATTGTATAGAACTTAATGGACCATTGTTTTGTAATGCAGTATATTTAGCACCTTGGTAATATACTGCATTTCCTGTGGTATAATTAACCGAAGGTTTCCATTCAATGGTTGTAATATTATGAACATCTTTAAATACTACAGTGCAGGCTACGGACTCACGTATGACATAGTCGATATCAACACTGCATGGTATAGTATCATTGATGGTAGCAGTACCGTTTACTCCATTATTGTCGAGTCCTAACTGCTTGTATTTGATAGTGAAATCATTTACTACAATAATCTTATTATCATCATCATTTACTAAACCAGAACCAAATGTACCATTCAGGTTGAGTTCATCATAGTGCATATGCATGTGAGCTGACCCAATGAGGTCACGCTTCACTACCTTAGTCGTCGCAGGTAAATAGATCTTGAGTACACCAGCTTTGGATTCAAAAGCTAATGCATAGCGTGGTTGTTCATATGGTACGTTTTTCTTAGATGCAAAGAACTTGAGATCTTCGTAAACACCTTGGTTCACTAAATAGGAGTAAGTGTTACCGGGTGTGTTGGCCGGTGGCGCAGTATCTGGTGGTGTATAGCGTAACGTGCTGAGATCAGGAATGTCTACTTCGAAATACCCTGAGTCTAATGATGGTAATGCTCCAGCTGGCCTCACGTTGGTAACCTCGAAGCTTCCTTCGATTCCAGCAGTCTGGAATGGTGTACCGTATATCAATGCCGTATCACTTGGGATAATTTGATCTAATGCTGGCTTAGGGCCGGAGTACCAACGGAAACGTACTGTAGAGCCAATGTTGCGAGTAATCTGCCAGAGAGTGGTATTCAAGGCTAATGCAGTATTGCGCACATCTGGGAAATCTAATACTACTTGGGCTCTACCACCACGGATACGCACCATGGAGTATGGCCCCTTAGATGCACCAAATACACGGACATAGTTCTTGCGGGTCGTTACATCTTCCAAAACAGTTGAATAGGCTTGTATGCCTTGTGAGCGAAAGAATCGGGTAATGATGTCGGAGACTTCTTGGGCTGTGGCTTGTGACGGGTTATTGAAGAATGATAATGAAAAAGGGATTTTATAAATAATGCCATTTTCTAGTTCTACCCATAGTTCATCTTGATCTTGGAACTGGTAAGGCTCGTAAGCTCCAGATTGGGTATAACCTCTAACGGTTTCTTCACCAAAAAAGGTCTCCAAAACTGTATGTATGACGTCAGTAATTTGTTTTTGGGCGTTGATTTGAATTCCCATTTTACGGAACGCATCATCGGACATACCGAGATCAGCTGGACGGGTAATCCCCACTTCAGCTAAGCGTTTATCAAGGTAATCACCAGAGGCAGTAGAAATAGTTAAGGAATCATTAACGGCAATAGATAAATCTTGCTGCCTTTGGTGTTCATCACCAAAAGACGCCAAGAGCGCATCGATATTCGGCCCAGTCATGAAACTGGAGATATATTGACGTATCCATTTGTAGCTGTTAGTGTTTTTGAAATCCATTGATATCCCAATAAAAAGAAAACCACATATTCATGCTCCGTAGAGTAGAGGAGTTGCAAGTGGGCTGTACCGGAAATATTAGGCTTATTCGGCGTCTGGGGCGTCTTTGATCTGAAGGAATGTGGCGATAACTCTACCTTCAGCATTCTTGACCACGGCTGTCAGATCGTTATTGTCGGCGTATTGCATGCCTACCTTATCATAAGGGAATTCATTGTTCGCATAGGTATCTAAACGAAAACCATTGGCATGGCGAGTGGTCTTAGTAGCTGTTACGGTACCATCTGGGGCATAAGCAGTGAAAGTTACAGTTGATTGCATAAAATTTGTTCTCCAATTGATAATACCATAAAAACTAGTTGACTTCTGGGAATAACCGTGATAAGCTATTTACATGAACCACCCAATTCTTACCAAAAAAGGCTTTTATATCTTCTTAACCCTTGGCTTACTTGACGCTGCCTTAACCGGTGGATTAATGTGGGGTGCTTACCATAAAGGTAGTTCCAACGGTTTCGTGAATGGCTGTAAGTATGCTTATAGTGTAACGGACACTATTACAGGTAACAGTACGTCTATGGACGACGCTTGCACCACGGATACGAAATGATATTTTATACCACACAGCGCTACGGCATTAAAATTCAACGGTTTACGTATATGATCGATAGCTGGAAATCGGTGTTCGATATAGAGGCTAAAGGAGCTGATGTAGAAGATATGTCCCTTATTAAGTATTACAGAATCTCGGTGGAGCTTTAACCCATGAAAGTAACGCAGCGGTATAAAATAAGTTTGCACAATAAACGATACGCACGTCATGTTGGGTCGCGTAGCGGCACCTATCTAATAGGGGATTGGGTTTCAGCTCATCCATATCACCCGCGAATCGACAAGCATGTGGTTATTCAAAGCATGGTAGCAAAAATATATAATTTTTATGTTGACATTTCGGATAAAGGATGATATTCTATTTATGAGGTACACTATGAAACAAACTAATCCAGCCCCAAAATTTACTTTGATCGTTAACAATAACCCTGAATTATCTGCTCCACGCCGTGGGCACTTGAGATTGGTTACACCTGAGACCCAATGGTTGGAAGAAATGAATATGATCACCCCAGCTGGTAAAGCTGCCTTGGCTACTGCTAAGGAAATGGTTGCTAATGGATACAATGACTACCTAACCGTGAATTTTGAATAATGGAACCTTTATACCGTTATGCTATTTCTATTCGACCAACATACCATTACGAATAACATATGAATAACCATTTAGTTACTATTGCAATTACCAACTGGAAAGGCGGTAGCTGGAACCTTGCTCGATGGGGCACAGAAGTACCACATGCGAATCTAAGTGAATTGTCATATTGCAAGGCTGAATGGCTTATAAGGATTTATGAATAATAATATTTGCCAATATGGTATATATGTATTTCGCAAAAAGGCGTATAGATGGGATCGTTACAGTAACTACCATATTTTCACCCGTAATATAGCGACACTGACAGAATGGATTACAGGAATAACAGAACAAAAGGTATATAGCATAAGGATATTGCCATGAAGTTTAAATACCGAATAGAAGTCGTATTTTGGATGCGGTCGATATATGGTAGAAAATGGGAAATCTATACTGGGTTTAAGTCGGAGGATTTGGACAATATCGGGCGGCACAGATCAATTCAAAAACAGGTTGACATTATTGTCTATGAATGATACACTAACCCAAGTGAAGACCTTTTTAATTGCCAGTGCCGTATATTTATCATACTATCTCACATGTTTTACTTACATGTATTACTATGTCGTGGCAGGCAAATCAGATGAATTCTGGTCTATGGCTTTATTTGGTTGGATTGGGGCTCCATTGTATTGGTTGGCTCAGGTAACTGCATGAAGGTTGTATTCAACATCGGGATTATTATGTATCATCGACGTGAAGTACCGTACCTTATGGTTACCGATGACGGTATCAATCCTGATACATCATTTGGACAGGCTATGAGCAACAAAGCAGCAAAGATATACAACATCGCCTTCTTAGGGGATTGGGTAATAATAAATGGCGAAGAGTAAAGTTACATTCAATTATGCGGTTGCAATCCGCTCTGCAGGTTTTCATATAGTGAATGACGGTGGAATGAATCCCCATGTCCAAATAAATTTCAGTAATATAGATGAACTATTATACGACAGCATCGCGGCAGAGCTTAATGTGATATATAACTTGGCGGTTTATGACTAAATTCAAAGTTTTGTTTAATTATGGTATCATGATTGTAAGTAAAACTTATTATTATCCAATAACGGACGATAAAACGTTACGAAACCCCAGTACCCCGTATGCATTTACTAATACACCAGAAGGCGAAAAATCCATAAAAATTTACAATATAGCAATAGGAGAAAAATATGAAAACAAACCCAAACGATAAAGTCCACCAAGAATCTCAAATGGGCGATGCCCTAACCAAGAGAGAATATTTTGCTGCGTTGATTATGCAAGGATTAGTTGTTCCTGCTATTGCTGGTGGACATAATACGAATAATGCCGATGAATCTAAAGGCAAGGCGATCATGGCTGTAAGGCTCGCCGATGCTTTGATTGCCCAATTAAATGACACCAATTAGAAATTACGGGATAATAATCCTGCCTAATAGCTATGACATAATAGATGATGGTGGTGAAGAAGCCCAATATCCATTTCAAGCGACGTTATTCGACCCACACGTCTACAATATAGCAATTTTAAAAGAGGTTGACGAAACAAAAAAAGAGTGATACACTCAAAACAAGGAGAAATAAATGAAAAATATCGGAATTTTAGTTAGTTTAATTATGTTAGTGGGTTGCGGCCCAGATCGAGAAGTAGTGCAGATTGTGAATGGTACCAATGGTACCAACGGAGCTGACGGTTCGTCTTGCTCTGTATCGGATTTATATGGAGAAAGCGAAATAAAAATTGGGTCGTTGATTTCGTGTACTGATGGTAGCTATTCTGAGCTTTTCAATGGTACAAATGGAGATCAGGGGATACAAGGTGAAATCGGACCTCAAGGTGAAATCGGACCTCAAGGTGATTCGTGCTCTATCAATAGACCATGCCATGCAAATTATGTAACTGTTACATGTGGTGACTCATCTGCCAGATTATACGACGGCCAAACCGGCGCTGAAGGAAGCAAAGGTGATAAGGGCGATAAAGGAAATACCGGCGCTACTGGGGCAGCTGGAACCAATGGTCAAGACGCTAATTGCACAACTGGAACGCAAAATATATCGGTATCGTTCAATGATTACACAGTGCTACCTACACCAGCAGTATATTCTAATGCTTACTGCAAGAAAAACTCAGCTCCATACAATGAGTTAACTAGTAATGTGATACACGGAAACAGCTGTCCAACTGACTGGACTTACCATTCTCCATCGCTTATCACGGCAGCTACTTCAGGTACATTTCAAGTACGCACAATAACGCTTGAAGTTCCAACATTAACTTGCTCTAATAACCAAGAACAGGACGACTAAAATGAAATATCTATTATTATTAAGCGTTATGTTAGCATCCCCAGCATTAGCCGAAGACTGTACCTCAAGTACAAGCGCAGAAGAAGCTACTTCTTTCTACGATATAAACACCAATGTGCCAAACCACCTGAAAGGTGCGACGATTACCATTCGTCAAGCTGATGGGAAAGAAAGCACTGTTCCAGCGGAGAAATTTAAAGTTGTACCACGTGTACAGCAATATATTATCAAAACTGCCGAACAAAGAACCAAGACTTCATGCACTGTTAGTGTTAACGATAAGAATCGTGTGAGCTTGGTTGGTGGATATGGTTCACGCAATAAGCTTGATACTTCTACTAATGGTACCACAGTATCCGTAGAAAATAGTCGTGGTTTAGTAGGTGGTTTACAATATCAACGGTTACTTACCCGCAGATTGTCGGTAGGTGCCCAAGGACAAACGAACAAAACTGGTTCATTGTTGATTGGTTTAGATTTCTAAAAGAGTCGTAGTACCCGTAGACTTTAAAGACGACGGGGAATTCTGTAGAGCCGTGGAATTAAAATTACGGCCAAATTTTGAATGTGGGCGGCGTTGGAAGCTGTGATGTGACCAGTACTATTTGTAGAAAACACACTTCATTAGAGAAACGCCTAAAATCTTTAAGGTCGGAGCCTTATCGGGCGTTGGTGTAAGAAGCTGAACGCATTGAGTGCAGGGTAGAGGCTGCATGGGTAACAATCCGAGGTGGAAGTCGCGATCCACCCCACATGTTTTGAAAGAAGGAAATTTATGAAAAGAAGAGCTAGAAGAAAGAATGAATTTCGTAAAGCTAAGTGGGATGACGCTGGGGTACAGCCAGAAATTAACGATAGTTCTCCGATTCAAGATACTGTTAATATCATGATAGCCTTATCGGCAATTATCATTTTTGTATCATTTTGGGTCGTGGTATTTAAAATATGGACTGCGTAAAAACTGTGGTAATATAATATATGAGAATCTGTCTATTAACATTGCTACTTTTGACTGGTTGTGACAAATATAAGTGTATCAAATATGAAACCAATCGCATCATCAAGACAGAATGCGTTAAACATAATGATTTTAATAAAAAAGAATGTGAACTATCAACAAATATCATCATCAATGAACAAGAGTGCCTCGAATACGGATGGGTTAAGGAATAGTTTATGAAAAAAAAATGGACAGAAGAGGCATTAACCAAAGAATCTAAGAAGTACGCCACTAGACACGAAATGCGAACGCAGGCTTCCGGCGCATACTCCGCTATTATCAAGCTTAAACTAGGGAACAAATTGTTTGCACATATGACCACTAAACATGATTACACAACCGATAGTCTCAAAAAAGCCATAAAAGAATGCGGCAGTCGATCGGAATTCAAAAAAAAATTCTCTGGTAAGTATAAATTTTGCGTATCGAATGGACTATTAGACACCTTAATGCCAATCATAAAAGATCCGATTAAGGGTAAAGATTGTGTGGGATGCGGTCGAATTGGTGCTGCTGAATATACCGGCACATTATGTGCGGCTTGTTTTGTTAAAACAAAAGAAAAAAGACCAATTAAAAAAAGACAACCGTCTTTAGCTGTACAATTTAATGCAGGTAAAGGACAAGCTTCTGAGCGCAAAATGCCATGGAACATATCGAAAGCCGAATTTGCTCTTCTCAGAAGTAAACCTTGTTTTTATTGCGGGGGCAGTTTGCCACCATCGGGATCGGGATTGGATAGGATAATATTAGATAAAAAAATTGGCTACAAAATAGACAATGTAGTGCCGTGCTGTGGTTCTTGCAATTCTATTAAAGGAGATAAATTAACGGTATCTGAAATGCTAATAGCTATGCATGCTGTTAAGGAGCAACGTAATATTGCCCTCGATACATTATATACTAATGGATATCATATCGACACCAGAACTGTTTTTATTTTTGGAGAAATTAACAATGAAATGGCATCAAATGTGAACCGAGCCATAGAAATAATGGAACATATTAATCCGCATGCGACAATATTTGTAAAAATAATGAGTGAAGGCGGTAACTGGTGGGATGGATTAAGCATTTACGATAAATTAAAGGGTAGTTCCTGTCCAATCCATGTAATTGGAACTGGCATGGTGGCTAGCACCGCAACAGCCATTTTTCAGGCTGGGGACATAAGAGAAATAACTCCGAATACCGTTTTCGTACTGCATGACGGCACAGAAGGATTCGAAGGTGAAGCAAAGTCATTTGAGGCATGGGCTGAAGTATCCAAGCAAAGTAGACAGAGATTATATGGCATATACTCAGATAAATCTGGCAAACCGACCACATTTTGGCAAAGTCTATGCCTAAAGGATACGATCTTGGATGCAAATCGTATAATCAGTTTTAAATTAGCGGATTTTATAAGTAATAACCCTAAAAAAAAGATCTATGAAGAATGATACTTTCATGGATAGGCACGTAAGAATTTACTGTGCAGCAGATCTAATATGGTTCCATATCCATGAAGGTGAAATAGGTCAGCACATGTGGCGGATAGCATATGACTGATTATACAATTCGCACTCATTTTCAATGGGATGACGACTTTCAAGCGCAGAGACCATGGTTTATACTGATCGGCGGAGAAAATAAACATTACTGGGTAGACTTCATTTATGGGTAAGCTTTATTACATGTACCACTGGTTTGAAGGAATTCAAGAGTGCTGGTCAATTGAAAATGATCTTGGCGATAAAGAATACTACATGGAAAGACCTTGGAATGATGAAACCATATAAAATATACTCATCGCGCAGTCTAGGTTTCTTTGGACAAACGGAGCAAATCTATTACACCATATACGCTACCCACGCATTCTATCATAACTTTAGCGTGGTGGTCTATGTATAAACCATACGGCATGTATCACAGTGATGCTTGGATGGATATAAGGCATTATATTATTTTCGACCGAGATACGTATGAGTTACTGTTTCATGTGGAGATATCATTATGAATTCTTATCACATCAGCCGAGTACACTCTTTTGATAAACAAGGCAATATATATATTTGTACATATTATATAGACGATCTCACTGCGGATAAGGAATTCAGTTATGAACAATATAGCATTATCATCGAAGAGTTATAGACTCATAATAGCTACACCCAGCGACTGGGAGCCTCTATTTGACGGGACTGCTCCACGCATATGGGTGTTTATCGACAATGGCAGTCATTTATGGCTCACGGTGGAATTAATGGAGGAAGTATGAAAGATTACTTAATCGAGAAAGCTGTCTATACCGATTGTTGGCTTAAGGTTTCCAGCTTTTGGTTAATATGTAATGAGCCATATACCCATTATATTGATATTGAGGTATGGCATGAATAATTACCACATAGTGAAAGTCGGAAGCATATTGTATGGTATTTTCGATGAGTCTAAAGACATCAATGACCCCGAATATATGCGCTATTTAATTCAGGTTGACTTAACTGTATAATAGTGTTATATTGATTATATGAAAGTTACAGCAAAACAATTACGCAAATTAGCCGACAGCTTATCGCCAAGATACACTACTACCGTTGGTGCTAGTAGAGAATTAACCAAGTTCGCTAAACTGGGATTTTCAAATACACAAGTTTATCTTAGGAACCCTTCACGGGATGCGCTGCGGATTAGCCGCGAATTAAGAAAAAAAGGTTTCAGAGTTTTTATCTCAGGGTGTGGCCAATGGCTGGACGTGGAATGGTAGAATTAATAGCCTTAATGTTCGTATCATGGCCGGAGCCAACATTGCCGAAGTATTCCTTTGGGCACTGTTACCAATCCCCTGATGCCCAATGGCGCCCCAATACTATCGGTATCCACGGCGTCAAAGGTATGCATTACAAGTATCGTGTATGGTATGGCTACGATGCTGGGTGGTCTAGTGATTTGGATGGTAAAGTGTTTACTATCGAGTACGTATATTCGAAGGAGATAAAATGTCCGTGAAAACCTGTACAAACAAAGACTGTGCCCAGCCTAATCCACAGCCATTAAAGAACTTCCATGGCTATAAACGCAATAAAGATGGCCTATCAGGTAGATGTCGTGCATGCGTGGCTCTTACCAAAAAAGTTTGGATTAACAATAATAAAGAAGTTGTGTCTAGAATCATGAAGCGCTACAGAAGCAAGGCTGCTCCTAAAGAAAAGCGTCGCGAACAAGTGGAAATCAAATGCCCAACGGCACATAAAATCATATGGGGAGACTCCAAATGACACCAATTATAGTGCTAATTATCATATCGACTGCTATAATGATTGTATTGGATCTGAGCCTTTGTCATATTCATAATCTTTTTTATTGACATTTATCTCATTATAGGGTATTCTATTTATGAGGTATCCAAATGAATAAAGTAACTTTCGTTGAAAATGCAATCTTCGTAAATGGAAAACAAGTTGGTAACTTCAATGGTTCTAGCGAAGTATGGGTAAGCCTTAACGTAGCTACTGGCGCTGAATTTGCTGGCCGTTTTAAGTATGCTAGCCCAAAAGCTACCGCTAAGCGTTTTATTAAGTGGTGCTTACAAAGATTCTCTCCTGAAGAAATCGTTGCTGGATGTGAGGCTACTTCGCCATACGGCTGGGCTCAAAGCAAAGGTTTTGACCCAATGACTAAGAAACAACGCGCTAGCCATGACGCATATATGGTAATCTATAACGCTCGACAAACGGCTTGACATTTAATAGAAAACATGGTAATATATTTGTATGACAGAATTAAACCAAATGATACTTACCTCATTCCAAGCTCAGTGTAGATATGTAGAAAATCGAATCTATGATATCAAAAAGAAAACGGATTTTAATTCGTATACTCACGCATTAATCAAACAACATGTTGAGCGGAAGTCTTCATTTTTCCTTCGTCCCAGCGATGCAGGCGGACAGATGGTTTTAGAAATTTACCTTGAAACAACTAAAAATCTCACACGCCGATATGTAACTGGCTACACCACGGACTCACCAGTGGAGAAACTGTGACTTATTTAATCTATTTCCCAACTTTGCAGACTTATGACGTATATGTTAAATTTCATTCCGTGGATAAGTATTGGCGGGATATACGTTACACAAGCTCAGTCAGACAATTTATAATTGAAACAGGAGACACATAATGGAAATCAAATACGATCAGTTTACACGTACTTGGGAAATCATCAGTCAGGGTAATATCGTAGCTCGATCTGGTAAAGATCAATTCAAAACCCAAGAAGAAGCTGCTGCTTGGTTCCAAGAAACGACTAAGGCTTGGCTTACTGGCTGGGATTCCAAAGGTGTTACATTACAGTGATTGACTATTATTCCATTGCATTCGTAGATGGTGGCACATGGTATATTTGGAGAGATCAGACGCCGCAGATATCGTTTAGTTTTAATGACAATACGTTGCTAGATAATGAATACAGGGAATACAGTGTTTATGTTGAACATGCGTAAATTATATGGATTAACTTCCCGATATGATGGGTTTTGGTGGGTTTGGTCGCCAGTTGAGCCATCATACGTAACACATCTACCGCCATCGCAAGTTAAGGAATGGATGATTTATGGTGAATAGATACCTCATTGCTTTCGTGACGGATGCTGACTGCCCCATAGGGTATTTTACCGCGACATACAAAAGTCACGACAGGATGATTCAAGAGATGTTGGAGCAGGAGCATAAACTATATATTATTTGGATAGATGAATGACTTACCTTATTATAGTCCGCAAGAGTTTGGAATATTTTTTCGTGGAGCTGGAAGGTGGTAGTTTTCCATCAATATGGGGTCATCCATTACCGGACGAACTGAAAGTTATTAGTGTGGAGTATGATTAACGGATATTTTATCGTGGCTGCATGGAACATACCACTTAGAATGAAGTTCAGGATAATGCCTACGGCCGTACCGCTTACACTCCATATACTATCAATTGAATCAAAAATTTACAGGATCGTATTATCATGACTAATCATTATGTTAATTTTAATGAGCCATTCTCCCTGCTGCTTATTGCCGAAAAAGATTACTGGTGTTTATTAAATGATGGTGAACCGTGGCATGTGGATAAACTGATATTGGATGACATAGATAAAAAGGCATGGCATATTGATTATGAAGGGTAAGTATATTTTAGTGATATGCAACAAAAGAATTTATCCAGAAGGCTGGACAATCTTGTGTGACCAAACGTCTTGGTCAAAACAAACTTATCATGTTGATAAAGGTGATTATAAAACTTGGTATATCCGTTATGAATAGATGGGTACTAACTATTTACAACAGTGGCTGGTGGGTTATATGGGAACCAGCTATTTATCAAATACCGGAACTGTTGCCTAAACAAAGCAAAGAATACGATATTAGTTACCTAAAATAGAAACGGTTACGTCATTAGTTGCATCTGTGATAGCGGCACGTTGGTCGAGGCCAACATAAATAAGATCGCTGCTGATATCATAAACAGGTGAAGTAATTACTACGGAAGTTACTCCATTGATTTTACCAGCAGCATCCACGATCTTAGACAAGCTTACTTGCTCACCAACATTCAATGAATTTACGTATCCAGCAACAGCAGCTTTAATACGATCACGTAATTCAATGAATGGTACACCAGATTTGATGCGAACCGACATTGCAACTGTAATTCTTTTCAAGATAGCAGGCTTAATATCAATAGCAGTGCCAGCAGCCCGAACACCCGGATAATTGATCGAATCGAAGGAGTCTCCATAAATCACCTTGTTCAACTGCTTTACTAATCCTTTATAGTAACGATAAGAATCTACACCGTATTGGATCTCAGTTGGGTAAGCCAATTTATTTTGGAAAATTGCTGCAGCGCTATTAGCTGAAGACATTTTATTCATTAAGTTTGAGCTATCAACGATTACATTAGCGTAGCCAGCCGATGATGGGGCAATCGTCACGATGCGCTTCAACAGTGATAGTGGTTTATACTCTTCAACGTTAACCTGCAAGAAAGAATCTCCAAGCACGGTTGGTGCATGAGTAATAGGAATAGGCTTAGTATAAATTCTAGTACTGGTAGGGAAAAATGCTCCCGCAGATGTTTCATCAATCACCAAGTAACGACCTACGTTTAACGGATCTAAAATGTTCCCAGCAATGATCAGCGTATCATCCGGCATAACCGAATCATAGCTGTAAAATGCCATCTCAGTAGAAGCCGTCAGTGTAACAATCTCGTCCACAGCTAAATCATTTTCAATCCAGAAAGTACCGTTACCGAATACACGCACAACTTGGAAGATTCCGCAGTTGGATGGTGTAAATGGCACAGATACAGTGTTTCTAATCTTAACCCAGTCACCTTCGCGCACGAATTGTGTAGAATTCGAAAGTAATCCCATGGATGCACCATCGATTCCAATGTAGGCCACATAATCACCATGACGCTCTACTTTGATCGTAGTGCCGGTAGCTTGTGTCGTTGCCCTTAAAGTTTGGAATGATCCAGTACCGCCAGTAATTTGCAATCCATCGTTAAACGTTTGTATTACTGTCGTACCACTGAATCCGAGTGATTTGTTTTGTCTAACTGTTTGTGTAAGTTTAACCCATGAACGGCTATTTAAACCTTTGCGAGCTTCATACGGGATCACAAATGACCCTGTTGTCGTATCTTGTTCTTTACCGGCACCAATTAAAGCAATTTGTCCAGCTGTTGCACTACCACCGGCTACTTGAATAGAACCAGATGCACCGAAAGTTTTGGTTCTAACCTGTAATTGACGTCCATATTCACTATTATTGATCGTAGCAACGTTAGATAATCCGGTCACGCTTAAAATATTCCAAAATCTAGCTAAATGATCATTGGTGGTAGCAATTACACGTATTTCTTCGTCTATTGCTGGAGCAGTAGACCATGCACGTTTGAGAGAGAATTGTGGCAACGTGGGTAAAGATTGTAAATCAGATGATTTTACCCAATTTTCACCATCTTTAAACATTGAATAAGCATTCGTACCGCGAACTGTTCCACCGGTCATCGCTGCAGAGAACGTTGTCGTAGAATTAATAGCTGTTCTGAGCGTTAAAATATAATTTAATCCAGATTGTACTGAATCTAACACTACATAACTATCGTTATACGCAGCATGACTTGATGAATTCAATATAATATCAGAACCTGCTGCAATATTACCATTTACTGTAATATTAATGAGATTGCTAGAGATTGTTCCGCTAATATTTAATGCCGTTACGGAATAGTAATTAGTACCGATGCCATTGTCAGCAGTTGATGTATTAATTAAATCACCTAAGCTGCCTGTAACGAGATCCGCTTGTAAAACGCCAGCCATGCTAGTGCTTACAAATGTAAGGACATCTTGTGCTGTTGATTGAACTTGTGCAAATTGTAATTTCGCTTCGCTGGAACCAATAGATCTTGCAAGTTTACCAGCAGTTGTCATCTTTGCTGCGGTGCCTGTGCCAGTTGAACTACCATTACCACCAAATGAAGTGGTAAACGTGAAACTTACACCAGCGACAGCTGAGCTAACAACATAGTTGCCATTGAGGGTCAGTGAGCTAATAGCCCACTGCGCTGGTGAGGTGTTAGGCTGATTACTAGTATTGCCTGACACTAACGATACATAATCTATTCCAGAATATCTTACCATGTCACCAATACCATATGTAGTGAGCACAACGTAAGCATCCCAAACGGCACCAGTAATTTGTACTAGATCGTTTGTAACAAGATTATTATTGTCGAAAACTGTGACAGTGTAACCAGACTTAGTAACGCTGGTAATAGATTGTGAAGTAGTTCCGTCTGCGGCATAACTTTGGAAATCAAACTGTCCACCGGTCGGAGGGGAGCTTGATCCAATCACTACATATTGAAACTGATTAGCATTTAAAATATTAGAAACTGGGTGAGTACCATTAACGGCAGTTGCCACGTTAGATATAATTACGATATTACCCGCTTGCAATCCATGGGCAGTTGAGGTTACAGTCACAATGTTACCAGCATGGGTAGTGCTAATGATTGTACCAGTTGGGGCAGTAACTGGAGTTGGTATTGTAAAAGTATTCGGACTTGTTACTGTGGGGAAATAAGTGGTTTCGAAAGGCTTCGTGATACCGCTAACTGCTGCAGTATTCCAGATACCGATGCGATCACCAGTAGTAATGCCATGAGAAGTGGTTGAAGTTACAGTTGTAACGCCTGCTTGATTGATCATGGAACTAAAGATAACATTATCACTAGTAGCTGTTCCAGTAGGTCTATTGATAGTAAAAGTTGTTGGGGTTACTGCTGATACTTTCGCTGAAAAATCTTTATTGCTTGATAGGAAATTTGATGTTGGGTCAAGCATCGCGATATCGCCATTGGTCACACCAGCACCAATACTTAAAGATGGGGCTGTACCGACGCGATAAGTGTAAGTTACAGCATCTCTACCGCCAGTAGTCACTACATCAGTCGTAAAGGAAGTTGTTCCATCCCAATTAGCAGTACGGCTTAACGTCACTGGTAATGTGATACCGATGGCGCCTGTTTCATTGTTGATTGTATTGTACGATAAACTAGTCTGAGTGCGACTAGTTGGATACACATAACCAACACGCAAGGAATTACCGGCAGGACCGAAATCGGCGGAATTAAATTTAATCGATAATGATCCATCACTCAATAAAATACCAGCTTTACGCCATACTTTGAAATCAGTAAAGTCAAAAGTATTAAACGATGATGGGTCTTCTAGAGCTAAAGTAGATTCAGTATCAGAAGCAGAAAAATCTTGTAAGCTAGGAGTACTGTGACTATTAACTTTGATTTTTCTAGAGGTTGGAGTATTGTAAGTCTTGGTATTATTGTCGCCATCCACAATGAACGTCACTTGATCGTTAGCGTCAAATTGATAACTTTCTCTTAGGAAGTATCGATCTGAAGCTTGGATCGGTGATTCAGTGTTAGCCATATACGGAGGAATTTTCAAGGTAACATTCGAACCAATATAATCCTCAGTTAGAACTCTGCGGGATTTATTAGAATCTGGCAATTCTTGTAGTGGGCTAGTTTCGTAATTATTAAGCAGCTCTGCGAAGTTATCGAGATGTCCGCCCAAAGCAACATAGTTTGTTTCTTGAAATTCAGTTGCGCTAGTTTTTGTACCAAAAGCACTGTGGGTAAATAAAGGAGTACCGGCTTCGGCGTCTTGATTCGCTGCAAAACCATAATGTGAAGTAATATTATCCACGATAGTAGATGACGCAAAACCAAGAGATCTAGCTCCAGCATCGGCTGCAATCACAAATAGTTCACCTGCTGATCCAGATGTCTGTGTGGAAATACGTACAGTAGAGCCAACTGCTTCCGCATCAATACCTACCATTTGTGATTTAATAGTATTAATGAAGCCGCCAATAGTGCTAACTGGGTAATTTAAATGTTGTACTGGAGCTGTACTGCGTACAACTGCGATACGATCAAGAGGTAGACCATATTCAAAGCCATAAGTAGGAGTGAAGTTACCACCGATACGAACTACGATACCATTATCAATTTGCTCTACGCGCCAGTAACCACGATTAGCATACATCGTTGGATATAACATTGCATCAGCCGCTTCAGCCCATACCAATATCCAGTCACCTACTTGTACGCTAGTGAATCCTTCTGGAGTTAAAGTTGCAGACACGCCACGTAGACGTAATAAATCTGGGTTTGCATTGTATTGCTCAAAATAAAGGGTTGTGTTTAATCTTAAACCAGTTGCAATGCCTTTAGCGTTACCATCTGATACTAACCACATATTACCCACAGAAGTTGGGCCATTCGGTATAGAATTCGTAGATATCTTACTTCTAGTGAACGCAGATCCGGCAGCAATCGAATCGCCAGCAAGCAATGGTTCGGTTAGTTCAAGTTGCCCAGTATTAATATTGAGATTAAAATCAGAACTTCTACCTGTAGCTGCTAATACTGTATTAGCAGGAAACATTTTACTATAGATCGTTCCACCGCTAATATAAATAGAAGCTCTAGTGTCTTGTCCTAAGTTTGATTTAATTTCAATCACATCACCATTTACGGTAGCAGTGCATCCAGCCATTAATGTGTTCATTACAGCTGCCCAAATTTCAATGGACGTAAATGAACTAACACTTGATGTTAAGCTGACGGCTTGAAAAGAATCAGTGGTAAATGTCGTAGTAATGCTTGGAGCGTTATCCACTGAATAAATTAGCGTATCTCCGGCAGTAATAGTATTAACCCAGTTTGCTTTTGGGCTAGTACTAACTTTTGCCACTAGTCCATCTTGATATAAAGCAATATCATTTTTATATAAACGAATGGTGTACTCAGTATTAACTGGAAAACCTAAATGAACATTCGCATCAATCGTAGAACGACTCTTAACAGTGATCTCATTTTGTGTACGCTCACGTGGGTACAATGCAATACGAGTAGTATTTATTGCGCCAGTAGCGTAAGCATGAAAGTTGGGGTCAGAATTAATTGAGTCAACAATTTCTGATACAGTTGCTGCTCCTTGTACTTTAAAATCAGTGGAATAGAAGATATGAGACTTGCGGACACCTTGAATATCAATATCTAAGGTATCGCCATCATTAATATTAAATGGACCATCTACGTTGTTGATCACCCGTGCTTGAGTTAATGGATACTGTCTTAGTTGTAAGTTAGTTTCACCACCGAGGGCTTTATCAATTACTTTTTCTAGACCAACGCCATTAAAAATAGACTCGTAGCCTGTTCCATCATCGAAGATCAGTGCAGAAGATAAATCCGAATAACGGATTACATTTGAAGAAGTTACACGTTTAAGATCATCATCAGATACTACATCAATCGCGGATACTTTAATTGCAGCTTCAGTACCTTTAGATTTCGCTTGTTCGTAAGCTTTAATACGATCTCTTAATGTATCGTCATTATCTGGAGCCATACCGTTAGTAAACGGTTGAGAGTTATTAGCTACTGAATCAAACGGCAATGAAACAGTTTCACGGATGGAACCTTTAGGCACATTACCGGCTGTACCGATTTGGTTGCAAACGATTGGTACATTGTAAACAGTTGTTTCACCATCTTGGATAGTGGCATTAGAAGTTGTTTTAAAAGTAATTGGCTCAGCACTAGAACCAGAAGCAGTTTGAACTCCTGCGTTTGCATTAATTAAGCGGTTTCCGCCTTGAGCAAAAATAACTTTTTCACCTACGTTATGATACTTGGTAGTCAATGATGTAGGAGCCAAAGTGATCGCCCAATAGGCTCCGCCGCCTTGGGATGCAATGGAAATATAATCCAATGGACCTTCCACGTTTGGTGTATTGCGTCCGATATAGAGCTTACCAGTAGCGGTAAACTTAGATGCATCGGCTACGTAAATCACTTGTGATCCACCGATTGGAGCTGGTTGACCGGCAAAGATAGCGGATTCAATTTTAGTAAACGTCGTATCTGTGATGTCAACACGACCAGAGGAATAACGACCAGAAAGGATTGGTACATTACGGTCACGAGCAAGGCGTTGCAAAGCATCACCAATAGCTCTATCAATATTGAGAGCATCAATGCTTTGAATAATATCAGCCACTGCCCTGAAATTAGATTCAGAAACAGCCTTAATTAATTGATTTAATACAGATTGCTTACTAAGATCTGTAACATTACGGGCACGAGAAGTGAATCCATCGACTAAATCGCCATAGATGGTTTCGGGGCTTCTAAGCTTTGGTGTTTCGGCCATGTGAGGGATTTCCTTAATGAAAATATTAGGGTTATAACGGTAGTTCAGCTACGATAGGAAGGTTTAGATCAGTTCCAGCGACCCGAATAAGAATAGAGATCTCGCAGGCTACCCCCTTCTTATTGACGCTGGCAGCTAAAACTGGTCCAAATCTTGGGTCATCGGCAAATAAATCGGATAAACGTGATAGTAAGCTGGCCGCAGTGGTATCAGCTGTAGAGTCACCCGCCGCTAAAGGGTTACCAAATTGTGGGTCACTAATGATAGAGCCAGCTCTAGTCAGGATTTTAATATTAGCTGCTTGTATGATATTGGTTAAACCGGTTGCGAGAGATACTTCGCCGGATGATGATATTGCAAGATCTCCATCGGATTGAAGCAAGAAATCAGTCTGCGCCACTAATGCGATCGGGTCTAAGTCTGCTGGGGTTGGGGTGACTTTAATACGATTATTAATACCTGTGCCGCTTGCAGATGGAATGGCTACCATTTTTAAACTATTAACGGTGTCAGGCATATAAGCCTTCAGTTTAGCGTTTTCGCTGGATTTAAAATCCGAAAGATTACTGTCTCCATCAACTGTAATTATAGCTGCGATTTCAGATACGTTATCAATTCCGGTAATCTTACGGGGAGAACCAACTTGGATATCAGACGATAGTAATACGGTCTGGCCGATATAAAGGTTTTCGGAATTATTTAATGTAATACTATTGGCAGAACCGGTTGATTTAAAATATTTATCAAAACCGTCTTCATCTATATATGGAGCTTTAAGGCCATTTAATGCAGCAATTTCGAGCCAACGACTGGATTGACCAAGATACTGCACTGCCAATGATTCCATGGATGCTCCATATGGAAACGGAACATAGAATTTGCTTTGATTAGTAGAAAACGCGATACCATTCTCTCTCGCTAAATTAGCGTAATAACTGTAATAATCATTTTGTCCGGTAGACGTGGATTCATCAAAGGCATTAATAAAAGAATTCATGGCTAAGATAACGTCATTGATTTGTGCTAATAATAAGATGTCTTCTGTGCGTAGTTTTTTATTAACTTTTTTATTTTGTCGTCCATAGATGCGATTATATGTAGCGTTACCGCCGCCAAAAGCTTCTGATATAGACGCAGCGAAGGATTCCATTTGATCACGACGAAGGCGCCAGTCACCCACTGTTAAATTTTGCACACGCTCAATCTCATCTGATATTGCCTTCTGTTGCGCATCACTCATTGGTATTTCATCAACAGTAAAAGCATCTAACATTTCAATCGACACTTCTGGATCGTTTAATGCAGACAGGAAACTGGAACCATCATTATCGTAACCGTTTAATTCTGCCTGATTAGAATCTTTTGCTTCGCGAGATTCCGAAGCTAGAATTGATTGGGATGGAGCAAAATTAGCGTAGTTCGGCTTATTATTGTCGTTGGAAAAATAACCCTTTTTAATCAATAACTGACTAATCGAAGCCATTTTTGATTGATCCTTCGCTGCATCCATCGCGGACTTTAATCCGTACTGATTACTAAGAACCAATGACTTCGGGAAATCACCTAATGAATTGTAACCGCCGGAAGCCTCGCCGCCAAGCAGAATAGCTTCTCTTAGAGGCTGAGTAAATACTGTATCCACATCTCCGCGAATACCAGACATAATACCAAACGAACTTGCAAGAAGCTTACGGCTTTGTCTGAGGGCTTTAGTGATTCCAGCAATAGCATTAAGATCTTTCGCGGGGGTTGTATTTAAAATAGTAGCTTTAGCCCATTTATTGGTAGCACCAGACGGTGGCACAGCTTGTCTACGCCATGCCGTTAAATTGATTGTGTATTCATACTCTAGCGAGCCTTGCATCTTATTAATACTGAAGTCGTTCAGTGTGCAATCATAATACATTTTATCTTTATGCATTTCAAAACATAAACGTACTCTGGAATTATGGTGACTCTTTTTCATGGCCAGATAGCCATCCAAGAATCGATACATAGTATGAGCAATGGCATATCCAGTTGTGGATTTACTTATGTCAGCGTTTTTCCAGTTCAGTGGGGCACTTATGTTGCCACCACCAAAAATAGATTTCACTGTTTCCACTAATTGTGTGGCCTGATTGACAACCCGCACAGCAGATTGAAATGTATCTTTAAACATGGCTTGTAAAAGATTATTTGGCCCAGTCGTTTGACTGGTAGACGTCATTGGGTCAAGTGGTAGTACGCCAGTCGTGCCGCGTATTGCGATACGACGTAACGGTGCCCCATTATGATCTTCAACAATACCTTTCATCGTGACAGTCGTGTCTGTGGCGGATGGAACCGAGATGGAAATATTTTGGGGTGGGATGGGGAAATTGAAAACAGAAACACTGTCGCCACCGTATATAGTTAGATTATATCCATATATACGACTGAAATCTAATGGATCAAATTGCGACTGATGGGATGGAGCCAGTAAATTAACTAAATCTCTGCTATTATTAAAGATTTTGTCATTAATAGCATAATCTTTTCCTGTCCCCGATGCTTGATTATTCACGGTACGATTAGCGAACGGATTCAATGAATCCAGAATGCTTGATGCGCTTGGAATAGCTGGAGGTCCAACTGAGGGTATATTGGGTAGTGACATGGTAGGGGGAGATTCTCTATGGTAAAATATTAGGTGGCAGTGCCTGTTCCAGCACCTGTACTGTTAATCATACAAAGTTGATAAATCGACGGGATACAAACACCCACGATGGTGACTTGACCGGTCGATTTAGTCTCTATGGTCAGTTTATAAGCTTTGGCGATTTCTTGACATATAATTGGCCAAGCTTGACCCCTCATTAAGAATCCGAGCGATAGTATGCTTTGATAGACGAGATCTTGCTGGATACCCGAAAACATACCGTTATTGATTTTCCCAGTACCGACATAGATCAGCGGATGAGCAGAGGTTAAAATCCAAGCGGTCTTATAATGCTCCGCAATGGATTCACCCACGGCTTTGCACATGGCTTTTAGATACATTCCAGAATTTTCCAGACGTGGCGGATATGGATCATGGGCACATTTACTGAATGTTGCCAGCATTGCATTACGGATATGAGTGTAAGCGGTTTGTTCAAAAAAGGCTGCATCGAATACGATTCCAACTCCGGCACCGGTTCCGGGTACGGGTGGTGTACCCATGACCCCAACATCCAAGGTTGTAAAGTTTACTAATGGTGTGCCTTGAGCTATACCTTGGCCAATCGCATTAGCAAATTGAATAAAGTACATCGGGTTCCTTTGATTTAAAGGACCATGATATTTATCTGTATCAGGATGACGTTGCTGATACACCGCTAAAATTTCATTATGCATCTTAGTCTTGCATAGTTCAGCAAGAACCGCTGGTTGAGCTGGCATTATGATCCGCCTTGGATTGTATCTAATCCTTCAGCTGGTAAACCAGTGATCATATCCACCAAGGGGGAAGACATAGTAGAAATCAGACTTGATAATGGAAACCCAGCGCCATCACTTTTTAGCATAATCTCTTTTGCTTTAACAGTGGCTTGTCCGCCAATGTCTGCTTTAAGATCACCTTTAACTTTTGCCACAACATTTTGCGCCACATTTAAATTAGTATTACCTTGCACATTTACGGTAGCATCCTTGGTAATATTGATTGTTGCAGCGCCATCTATGACCACCTTAGAATCTTTGCGGATATGCACGTCTGCATTTTGATTCACGATTATTTTTAATTCATTTGTGTTAATGAATAGTTCGCCTTTTGCTTTATCTAAAACAATGAACTGACCATTAAACGGATCAGTAGTGATACTCTGTGCCGCATCGTTAGTAGCTTGGTAGTTTGCATTTTGAATTCCATCCTGTTTAATTGGAGTATCAGTAATTGAAATACGAGTTTTTTCGAGCTTGATAAATGGTCCACTTGTTGATCGCAACATCCATGAACCTTTGAAGTCATTGGTTTCTATGATCTCGTTGAAGCGGTGTTCGTAAATAATACCAGCTTTTGAATCCGTGCCCGTATTATTAAATCGCGATCCCCCCATGATAACACCCAAAGATTTATCGCCTCGCGGGAATTGCACAAATACACGGCAGCCCTTAGTTAAGACTGAGTCTTCGTAATTATGAATTGATCCGTATGGGTCTAGCTTAATACATTTAACCGGTAGTTGAGCCTGTCCATCAATAGTAATCAAAGCGCGGTATTCATACTGAAGCTTTGATGCGTTCATCTGATGATTAGGTGGGTACACCTCTTCGATAATACCAAAATACATTCCATGGAGTGCCATTATGATTGGTCTCCATTACTGTTTCTTTTTTTATCGGAGTGCCTAGTTTGAACTTCGGAAAAGCCCGGTGCTTCGTGACCTGATCTAGTTGGAGACAGATGGCATGCATACGATGGTGGCTTGTTTGGTTCTAAACTTTTTGCTACTAATCCGTTTGATACATGTAATGTAGTAGTAAAAGTTTTAACTCCTCTTGAGGATATCGAGGCTGAATGTGATACGCTATCAATATGATATACGATTCCACGCACTTCAACGTTGTCACCTTCACAAATAGGCTCTTGAATTCCAATACATGTAATAGTGCCACTGAGTTTCAAATGGCCGTTAAATTCCCAGTCAGCTCGACGCTTCGCCCATTCAGGGGCTGCAGAAGATCCATTTTCAAGCGTATCAAATAGTGATGTCATGATCGAGGCACGTAATCCATGGCGCTTAATATCTGCAACATCTGCACGATAATTACCAGCTGCCATTTGACCTTGTTTAATTGCTTCAGATGATATACCGGTCGCACCATTAAATTCCGCGCCAGCATTTTTGCCCCATACTTGCACAAAATTGATGCGCTTAGATTCACTAGTAGCAGTACTTACCGATTTAATCATGCTTTCGTCAATAGCCCAACGAGGTAGCTCTCCGAACATGGTTCTCTGAGTTTGATTAACCGACGATGAATTATTCACATCAGTTTTTTTACCAAAATCCGTTACGGTGCCTGTTTTGTCTGTATTACTGGATCGCTCAAATTTTGTAAAAGCTCTTCCCTTTTTCTCTAGTGCTTGGG